GATCGCAAGGCGGCCGCCTTCTATGCCGGCGTCTTGTCATCGCTTGATCCTGAGATCAGTCCCGTCAACAAGACGCTGAATGCAGAGCTGGTGAGCGAGTTCAGCAACGACGAGATGACGGAATTGGATACTGCAGGCATCGTGTGTTTCAAGAAGACGCTCAAGAAGGGCGTTGTCTGTGCAACCTCCAGCTGCGCGGTGGCCACGGAAGATAGTGCGCACAAGCACATTGCCAACTTCCGGATTGCCCAGTGGCTGATACAAGAGATTGCTGAGCAGCAGGAGCTTCTAGTAGGGCGGACAGGCTACGCACCAGTCCTGGAAGATCTCAGACGCATTGCTGAAGACACACTTCAAGATTACGTCGATCTGAATCGCATCAAATATGGCACGTATGAAGTGAGGTCCGAGTGGCCTTACATGATGACGGACATTGAGGTCGTCCCGATCTTCTCTGTCTATCGCATGACTTCGACGTCCCAAGTGAGGGTGAGACAATGAGTGCTGAAACGTTTGTAAGTGGCTACGATCCAACCAAAGATCCGTATCTGGACTCTCGGCTTCGATCGGAGAAAGCGGCGACGTTCCTGAGCTTTATCGACGATCTGGATCGGCTCTGGAAGCTGGCCGGCAAGCCCGGCGTGATTAAGCGGGAGTCCCCACTTGATGATGAAGCCCAGTTTCCAATGGTCGCGTTCAAGATTCTGCGGCGCCTGGTTAATCAGGAGTTCAAGGATATTAAGCCGCGGCTTCGGACCACCATCCGTCATCCGTATGTTCCAGACGAGTACGTCCAGCTGTACGGGCAGATCTTTGATGTCTGGGTTCAGTTCACCGTGCTTTCGACATCGGCCGAAGAAGCCGATCTGATCGCGGATGAGCTCGACGACTTCATCCAGATGTATAAGGGCCAGTTCAAGAAGAACGGTGTTCATGAAATGCTGTTCTATGCCCAAGAATCCGATCAGGTGATCACGGACTACCGGTTCCCAATTGCCGTTAGGCCGATCCAATATACAATGCGGTTTGAAAAAATTACCCCTGTGTTCTTGAACCAAATTGAGCAGATTCTTGCTCAAGCGAGTGCAGTAAAGCCCCAAGCTTAATTAAAGGAGGAGACTGAACATGGCAACGACGGAGAAGTATCAAAATCTCCCTGGTGTCAAAGTCACCTATGAAGATGGCAATCTTTATGCAGGTGATCAGCGCCTGGCAGCCGGCACGCAATCCATCTTGATCATTGGTAGCGCGGTGGACGGTCCGGTAGGCGAGCCGATCTCGGTTCGTGATCTTGGCGTGAAATCTGCCGAAAAACTTTTCGGTGGACTCATTGACCGTGTAACGAAGGAACCGGTTAGAGCAAGCTTGGTTCGCGGCATGTACGAAGCAATTCGCGCCGGCAACGAAGACGTTCGCTTGCTTCGGGTCGATGGCGTTTCGGCGCGCACGGAACTGAAGGCAAAAGACATCGCCCGCAGCATGGAGCAATTCCTTGATTATGCGGATGGCAACAAGGCTTTCTCGGTCGATCTGAATGTGCCAGCAGGCGGCACGTTTGTTGATATCACAAAGGTAGAAGCGGTCGATGCCCTGAACAACGCGACGGTCGTGGCAAACGCTATCGATTATGTGGACCGCACGGCTGGCGCAGAAGCAGCATACTTCTTCGCTGATAAGATGCGTCCGGGCGAGGACATCAAGGTGTCCTACAACTACGAAACCCGCAATTACATGCTGGTTCCACGGTTGGACGGCGGCGGCCTGCCGGATCTTACGGATCCGGACTACACGCTGACGCGCGATACGGTGCGTACGCACTACTTCTATTCGGCCCGCCGCAACTGGTCGGATAAGTTGGAAAGCGGACATATTCCAACGGTCACCGTGAAGGACTTGACTAACAACGCGGTATTCACGATTCCATCGTTGACGCCATCCGGCGACTACATCTACCGCGTAGGTAAGGGTGCTTCCGGCGATCCGCTGAAAGACGCTTGGTCGGCGGCAGATTATGCAGACGGCGGTATCTTCTTCACGGCAGCTTATGACGCAGAGGTGGCAAAGGGCACGTACCCGAACATCACCAGCAACGTCAAGGTCTTCGTGGAGTATGCATGGTACACGTCGATGAACAACGAGGGATCGGTAACGGACCGCATTCCTGGTGTCGATGCCGTATACGATCTGAGCTATACGCCACAGGCGGACGGTTTCAGCGTGTACTACATGGACGGCGCGAACAAGGTTGAGCTGGTTGAAGGCGTGGACTACACGTACAGCGCGCTTAACAAGAATGTGACCGTATTTGCAGGAGCAGCTCCGGTAAGTAAGCAGCTGTATGCTTCCTACAAAACCAACGCGAGCACAGTCCAGGATCCGAAGATCGTCGTTGAAGGCAAATACCCGGGTACCGTGTATGGATCCCTGACGGACATCTTCGATGCGGAGTCCATTCGCGGTGTATCCGTGAAAGTCGAGATCGACCCGCAGCATGCGGCTGACAACGAGAAGATCATCACGTTCTTCAAACCTGCGGAGAAGAAGCTGTTCGCAGCTGATGAATCGCTGGTGTACAAGACGGTCGATCTGGCGAAAGTCAAAGTCCGCACGGTTCGCGAGTTTATCAAATACGTGAATGCTGATCCAATGAACAACATCGTCAACCTCTCGGCTGATAATGCGTTCGGCAGCGTCCCGGCTAAAGGTCTCCTGCAGACGGGCGATGGTGCGATTCCTGAAGCGGTATTCCTCGGTCAAGAGGCTCCTGGACAACTGAAGGAAGATCCTGCAGCTGAGAAGAACACGCCAGCTCGCTACCCATGGCTCGGCCAAGACGGTATCTTCGACGTCACGAAGGAAGCGGACATGAAGAAGATGTTCGAGAAGCTCGGCGGCGTTTACACGGAGAACGCGAGAGGGGAGACGAAGCTCGTTCAAAACGGCATCTACTCCAACCTCGAGAACTACGTGGTGGACGTGATCGTCCTGCTCGACGCTTACGCAAACACGGCAGTTGACAGTGAAGTTCCGAACAAGAACTTTGCCACGCAGCTGGCGCAGCACTGCGCAGTCGTAACGGCGAAGACGTGGGAAACGATCGGTGTCCTCGGCGTATCCCCGGCACTTGACTCCAGCCTGGTATCCATCCAAGAGTACGTGGACATCTTGACCGGCGAGATCACGGCGGACAGCCTGAGCGACGCACGTAAGGGCCTCTATGCCGGCATCGGCGTACGTCTGGACTACGTGAACAACCACTACATGTTCAACGAATCGAACTTCGATTATGTCCTGGATGAAGAAGGGACGCAAATCGATATTGGCCGCTACGTCAGCGTAGTCTTCGGTCCGGAGCTCGGTCAATCGAGTGACAAGCTGGGCAGCTACGTAACGAGTGGTGCGGCAGTATACGGCGCGCTGATCACGACGCTGAGCGCTGAGAGCGCAACGACGAACAAGGCGCTGGATTCGGTAACGGGCCTCCGTTATATTCTGTCGGAAGCACAGCACAACCAGTTGGTTGGCGGACGCTATGTCACCTTCGATCGTAAGATCTTCGGCGGCACTGCAGGGCAAGCTGCACGCTTCATCGTCAAGGACGGTGTGACGGCGGCATCCTCGATCTCCGACTACAGCCGGCTGTCCACGCTGCGGATTACGCATGCTGCTGTTCAGCTGATCCGTCAAAAAGCAGATCCGTTCATCGGCCTGCCGAACGGAATGGCACAGCGCAACGCGCTCTCCGCTGAGATTCAAGCCGGACTGGACAAGTTGAAGGAGAACGGCGTCATCCAGCGCTTCAAGTTCACCATCTACAGCTCCGTTCAAGACGCGGTGCTCGGCAACGCGTTCATCACGCTCGAGCTCGTGCCGCAGTTCGAGACTCGGAAGTTCATGACCTCCGTGGTTCTGAAAGCTTCCTAAAGGTTTGGTTAGGTTCAATAAACTAAACTAATAAGATCAATCATGCGGGGGCCTTGCGCCCCTTCATGAATGAATATAAAGGAGTGAAACAATCATGACTGCGCCTAACATGGAAGGCTACTCCCGCACGTTCAGCTCCTTCTCGGGAGCGGACATCGTGGCTACGTTCAACGGCCGTCTCATTGGTGAGCTGCAAGCGATCAGCTACTCGGTTGTTCGCGAGGTCGCTCCGATCTACACGATGGGTTCACCGGATCCAAGAAGCTTCAGCCGCGGCAAGCGGGGCATCAGCGGCTCGCTGATTTTCACGCAATTCGATCGCGATGCGCTGATGGACGAAATGAAAAAGCAATACCAAGGCGCGCCGGTTATGCAGACGTTCCAACAGTTCGTTGCAAACTCCAGCCAGTTCGAGAATGCAATCATCTCCGGACTGAAGGGCACCGAGCGCGGCTATGGCGTCAAAGCATGGGATGATGTCATGACCCAACTTGGCTATGCCAATGTATCGGGTGCTGGCGAGTTCGATGACAGCGCCATTACCGGTTTCTACACGCCGGAATACGCGGACCAGCTGATGCCATTCAACATCGCCATCTCGATGGCGAACGAGTTCGGCCAACGTGCAGGTATGGAGATTTACGGTCTTCAAATCCTGAACGAAGGATCCGGCTTCTCGGTTGACGACGTGGTAACGGCAAAAGCCTACACCTGGGTTGCACGGAAGGTCAAAGGCGTTACGCCGAAAGAAAACCTCCGCAGCGAAGGTGGCGACTCCTACAACGGGACGGTCGGCAACTACTTCAAAAACCTGTTCGCTTAAAGCGATTGGGCCAGGTGGGGCAGCTTCGCGGCTGCCCCATTTTTACATACCAAAGCGAGGTGAGATAGATGAAAATTGCACCAACGGATTACATGAGAACCTTTGCCAGCTTCGGTGGCACCGATATGGTTGCCACGCTCAATATTCCAGGGAGCGGACCGATCGTGTTCGGCGAGCTGTCCACCATCTCCTATTCTGTGTTTCGTGAGAAATTCCCGGTCCGATCGCTCGGACGTGTTACCATGAAAGGCTTCACGCGCGGGATGCGAACGATCACAGGCATTCTGAGCTTCACCGTATTCGACGAGACGATCGTGTACCGAGCCATGCAGGAAGTCGCCGATCGTGGCTACCGGATGCTGATGGACGAGATGCCGATGTTCGACGTTACGATCAGCTTCGCCAACGAGTTCGGGCAGCGGAGCAAGATGACGATCTACGGAATCACGACCTATACAGAAGGTAAAGTCCTGTCAGTCAATAACCTGCTGACAGAGAACACCTACGAGTTTTATGCACTCGATCTGGATCCAATGACCAAAATCAAAGAGCCAGGGGTGAGCATGTAATGGCGAATCTATATGGAGCATCAGGTCGATCCCAGCGCGATGTGCAAGGCGTCTTCCGAAACACAATTCCAGCGCCACAGGGGAATATCTATCGCAGACCCGACAGCCGGCTGGAATATCAGCTGTTCTCGGAGGACTACTTCTCCGGCGCCGACGTGAATCTGTTCTTCGGTGACATCTGGGTGGACGAAGCCGTCGCGCTGAATTTCTCCATTCAAGAAGAAGTGCTGCCGATCTACGGCTATGCGTCCTACACGTTCGACACGGCAGCCCGCGGCCGCCGGTTGGTGCAAGGCACCTTTGGCATCAACTTTAAAAATGTTGGCTATCTTCAACAGATTCTGGCCAACGCTAATGCTGTCCAGTACGCGGTTCAGTCTGCGCAGCAAGAGGGCGTGATCAAGCCGGGTGACTTCAAGAAATACAAACTGGATGAAATCCTGAAGAAGTACGGCAAGGAAAGCTTCGATCAGATCGCTGATGAATACGAGAAGGCGCTATGGGGCGTCCAGGATGACGAGAGTAATCTGCTGTCCTCGCCGGCCAACACCTATTTCGGATACGACCCTTTTGGATTCGATATCAAAATCAATTACGGAGCGGTATCCGAGGCGATGAGCCCGTATGCGCGGAATTATGCGACGACGAGCCTCAACGTGAAGCCAAACATTACGGTGGAGACGATCAATGGCGTGCAGATCAACGGCATGACCAAGAACGGGATCGCGACCGATGCGCAGGGGCAGCCAATCGTGGAGTATTATACATTCCTGGCCCGCGATATAAATGGCCCTTTATCCAGATAGGGAAAACAAGTATAATGAAGATAATGTAATACATTACAATGAAGACCAGGGAAGGGGATCAACCATGAGCCAAGAACAGCTGCAGTTGCCATTGGATGGCGAAGGGGCGCCGGATAATGAGCATGAGGATGCAAACCAGCAACCAGAGGAGCCGTTGAATGAATACGGCTACACAGAAGCAGAATGGAATGCACCGGTCTTTGACGGATTCGGGCCAACACGCCGAGAAGTTGAAGAATGGAAAGAGAAGCATCCGAAAGGCGTTTACTTCACGCCATTTGATGGCGAAGTCTACATCTGGCGCGTGTTGGAGCGTGAGGAGTATAAGGGCTTCATCAATAATCGTGAGCTGACGACAATGGACCGGGAAGAAGAAATGACAGTCAAGTGCGTACTCTATCCGCGTAACCTGACGCGCGAGAAACTTCGCACGGATAAAGCCGGCGTACCGAGTCTCTTGTCTGAAATGATCATGGATAAGTCCGGCTTCGTAGCACAAAGCGCGCCGATCAAACTCTAATACATGCCAACCAGCAGGGCCACCGAGTCCTGCTTGAATTTTATATAAGGACTGATGCAGGGTGCTGACAGAAGATCTCGTAATGCACTACAAATCCATCTATGAAGAAGTGTTCCTGCTAAACTTGCTGGAGCAGCAATTCGTCTTCCGTGTTATCGGACGGGAGGAGTACAAGGCTATCCTGGCCGAGAATGAACAGTTGAGCGACGTTCAGGAGGCGATGTGCAAGGCGGCCGTCGTGTACCCGGCGGACTACGACTTCCTCGACAATGTGGCCGGACTTGCAGAGACGATTAGTAATTTCATACTGGATGCGTCCGGTTTGCAAGAAGGTCAGGCCAAAGGGCTGCTGGACCAATACCGGCAGGATATGCAGATTTTCGATTATCAGGCGGACGTCATTATTCACGAGGCGTTTCCGGAGTTCTCGATCGAGCATATTCAGAATTGGACCGTCAAAAAGATGATGTTCTATCTGGCAAGGGCGGAATGGGTGCTTGTGAATCTGAAAGGCGTGCCGCTCATGCCGATTGATCAGATTGCACAGGCGCATGCTGTGGCGGAGATGGATGAGCCGGGGGCGCCTATGCCGCAAGAGCCGCCGCAATTTATCACACCGCAGCAGCGCGCGGAGATGTCGCCACTTGCCAACCCGCAGCAGCCTGTACCTCGTCAGCCGGCGGCGCAGAAGCAAGGCGATCTGTCCAAGGAAGATGTGGAGCGAATGCTGTCTCAGGCAGAGGGGCGAAACATTAACCTCGATCAACCAACCAGCATGAAAGAAGTCTTCCCAGAATTGGCATGGTTTAAAGCCGAAGAATCACTGAGAGGCGAGTATGATTGATTTTGGTATAAATACGCAGACGAGTAGGTGAAGGTCATGGCCGATGAAAACGGACAATCCAAATATGCACAATTCTACGGGACGGATGATCGTCCCTTCACTCGTTTCTTATCGGATAATGAAGATACATCGCCGGCCCGATCTTTGCTCGTCAAAGCGGCTATCGGCATTGGCGCTGCTGCTGTCTTGCACCGAACCGGTGCGCTCAGGCAAGCTGCCCGTTTCATCGGGACAGAAGGAAAGGGCTCGCTCATGGCGCTCCGCGAGACGCTCGATCATGAAGGTACGCTCCTGCAGGATCTGAGCAGCACGCGGCTCGACCGGATGCGGCGCAGTTTTTTGGACCGGCGTCGCCGGATCGTCGATGATCGCAAGCAGCGGCTGAATGACTTCTCGAGCGCGCGCGAGTACGACCTGCAGCGGTATATCCGTCAGGTCAATCAGAACGTCAAAGAGCTTGTGCCTTATGGCATCCAGAGCGAACTGCGGCATCGGGACGTCATGCTGGAGCTCGGCCAATTGGCCGGCCGGGAAGATGCGCACCGCGTCCGTGAAGCGTTCAAGGTTGGCAACCTGGATGACATGGACTTTCTTCATAACTTTTCCGACGAACAGTTCCGTGGACTCCTGCGGCAGCAGGGCATCGAAGACAACCTGATTCAGCTCGCCGAGCAAGCCCGCGGCGTTCACCGCAATACGGTTTACAAAGACTCTAGTGAGTACAAGGCAGCCGTATCACGCATGCAGGATAAACTCACGACAAAGGCTGCAGAGAATGCCGGCGGCGTCGTGCGAAAAGAATGGGCTCATAAGAAATACATCCGCGGCCAGCGTCAGGCGACCGTTGAGGACGTGCTTGCCATGCACAGTTCTGGCCGGATCAATCTGGATGATGCCACGCGAGTCGACCTCGAGCACATGATCAAACGCAGTAGCGACTTCCGCAAGCAAATCTTCGACTCGAATCTGTTTGTTAAAGAAGATGCTGCCGGCAACATCGTCGATTACACCGACTATAAAGTATTCGACGAGATGATGCATGGGCTCAAGAAAAAGGCAGCCAACACCGTCCCGGGTGGCCTCATGCACCTACGTGACCAGTTGAACATCCGGGAGGCGCGTGAGATCGGCAGCTTCCGCGTTGTCCGCCGCGGCACTCGGCACCAGAGCTTGCAGGCTCAGATGGGGCAGGATATCAACTCGACGCTGGACCAGAACCTCGTCTATATCAATGGCGACTTCGTGCCACTGTATGATGTGGCGGCTATTAACGATCCGCTCAAGGAGCTGACCGTTCTCAACCAGAAGCGTAAGATGTTTGCGACGTCCTCCCGCTTCGGCACGATCGCCAAGCTTCACCGCAGCACCGGCGGTCTCATGACAACGCAGGAGGATAAGCGCGGCGCGATCCGAAAACTGTTCGACATCGGCAAGCAGGATAAGGATGCTGTCGGGCCCAAACTGCTAAGTCAGGTAACCAAGCTCTGGAGCCCAGAGTGGGAACGCAATATCATGACCGAGGCAATGAACCGAGGTGTGGATGAGGAGAGCTTGCGTTCGATGCGCGGCTACTTCGACAAGTATACGCAAGAGCTCTCCCCGCGCGTACTGAATCGGATCCGCACGTACTTGCCAGGCAACATTCAGCAGTTTCTGGATGACAACGAGATCAGCTTCTCGAATGAGGAGCACATTATGAAGCTGTTCAGGTTCATGGGTGAAGCCACTGACATTCCAGGTGACACCGCGATCAAGCGGACGTGGCGCAATTATAGCCGCGACCCAGATTCATTCCTGGCCGCCAAGCGTCCGATCGGTGAAAGTAACCTGATTCTTGGTGAACACACCCGCATTCAAACCGGACAGGATAAGATCAAGCGAGATGTCAGCATGGAACTTATCAGGCAGATCACGGCGCCGAACAGCACAAGCCCGCGCAACTTGAACCTTCGCAAGGTCTTCAATGACCTGTATGAAGGCCGGCACATTCATACCGATGAAGCGGAGAATGCCAACTTTCTGCTGAACTATCACTTCCTTCGGGAGGCGGGTGGAGATGCCTATGGAAACCCAACCGCTGCCGTCGATGAAGTCAATCACATGATTCTTGGCCAGGGCGCCTTCTCATCGCAGTTCCGAAGCGACGTCATGAAAGCCGTGAAGCGCAACAACCCGATCTATGAAAAGTTCACCGGACAGAAGCCGCCTAACACGGTCAACGACGAGTTCCTCTACGTAAACAAAGCGATCAATGGCTGGGAAGGCATTGGCACGATTAAGGACATCGCCAAGCAGCTCAGCTGGACGACCGGCCGTCGCAATATGGAAGATGTGACGACGCTCTCGATCTTCGGCGGTCAGTACCCATGGTTCCGTCTACAGGATGCGCTCGGGGACTGGGGCTTAGGCTTCTCAGATGACTCCCTATCGAGTCCGCTGAAGATGGTGTCCTCTTTGTTCCTGAAACGGTTCCTGCCGCTCTACGGGGCGTACGAAGGCTACCAGTATGCAGACTACGAGGTGGACAAGCATACGGGCATGGGCATCACGGCGCGCTGGCAGAACATGCGGGCTCGCAGTGATCTCTCGGCAGCCTTCACACGTGATGCCATGGGCACGAACGAGGGGCTGGCGCACCGCCAAATGCTGCATCCGGGCATTGAGCACTTCGCCGCCATGCCGGATTGGTATCTGCCCGGCGTCGGGGAATTTGGGCCCGGCCACGTCTTAGGCGCCTTGTTCGCACCGGGCACGCCGATTGACGAGAAAGACACCTTCACTGGCGAGGAATATCAGAACTACCTGCAAAATGGCGTTGAGGAAGTGCGCAAAGGTCGTTGGTGGCTATGGGGATCCAAGACAGCTTTCCGTGGCGACCGCATTTCCGAGTTCAGGCCGAACGACTGGCGCCTGGCGATGAGCGACTGGGAGTATTCCAATACAAGCCTCACCGGCGAAGAACGTTATGGTGAGATGAATATCCTTCCGACCTTCGAGAATCCACTCGGGATATTCAAGCGCATGCTGGACGGAAATGAATACTATTGGGAGCAGAAGCATTACTATGACCGGCCTTACATGATGACCGGCTCCTTGTTCAATCCGAACACAATGTTCTTTGGCGATATCGGCAATGCAACAATCGGGCAGCTCGTGAAACCAAGCCGCCGCATGCATCCGGATTACTGGGGTGATCCGGTACTCATCGAGCAGGAGAATGAAGGGCTCGGCAATCGTCCGACTGAACCGGTCGTCACACGGGTGTCGCCGGCAGGCCGGACCGAGGATGTCGTCTATGCAGGGCCAACCAGCTACGGCGCGCCATATAGCGGCAAATGGGCCGGAACCGGTGATGTGAATCCGGGTGCCGTTGCCGCACCGGTGAAGTATTTCGTCTCGAGCGAGCTGGATGAGCAGGGCAATCAAACGGGCGCCTACGTGGCGCAGGACATTACCTCTGGCCAGGCCATGTACGTGCCAGCCAACATCGCCAAAGAAGGCTACAGCATGGATCGGATGTTTGCTATGGCCGGAACCGACGAGCCTATGGTCGAGACAAAGCCGCGCGCAATGCATGCGGAGGAGTACGCCTACAGAAATGAAGTTCGAAACCGTAAGCTGCGGGAGATGAAGGATCCGAGCAGCATCAACTGGCGGCTGCAGGAATCCGCGCAGAACTGGGCGGAGCCGCTCGGCGTCTACAAGTGGATTGCTGATGAAGTGGCCGGCGACGACCCGTACACCGGTAACATGGTCATCCAGAAGGCGGATGCCGCGAACAACCTGTCGAACCGGTTTTGGGGCATGAACCTCGGATCTGTTGGCGGACCGATCTCCGAGATCGGGCGTCGTTTCATTCGCGCAGATGATGGCCAGCTGGACGAATACAACCCGATTCGCAACACGATGCCGGACTGGTTGCCGGGGGGCGATTATTTCATCAACTTCCAGGTAGGCGATCCCTATACAAAAGTGGCCCACGGGGATTACCGGCTGCCTGGCGATGCCTATGAGAAGCTGAACCCGCTTCATCCCGATCAGACCGGACGCTACGGCAGCTTCGACAAGTTCAAGATCTTGGCCGACGTGGCGCCGTGGAGCGACGAGTACAAGTTTTGGCGGGACTATGTGGTCGACAATGAAACAGATCCGGAGGTCCGAAAGCAGGCCGCTGAGATCAAGCGTCAGGTGGCCAAGCGAAAACAGAAATACGACTTCACGGAGTATCGCTTTAAATACGCCGAACTGGAAAAAGAGCAAGTGACGGTCACCAAGATGCTCGACGACTACACCTTCCTTACAAAGGAATACGGCGATACGCCGATCCGGCTGGCCGGTATGGATTACAAGCCGGCAGCACACGGGGTGCTCGACTCGTACATCGGGGTAGGGGATAAGGTAACGGTGGGGATCAATGCGGACCAGAGCCAGCGGATCTCCGATGACCAGTACGGCACGATGCGCGCTGTTGTCTTCGATGGACTCAAGAATATCAACCAGGACATCCTGCGCCGTGGCCTCATGAAGGAGAACCTGACGGACTTCTCCGCACCATCAGTCTTCGCCCGCTTCACGCCGGACGAGATTGCAGAGGGCACACGGTGGGAGTCGATCGCCCACTACGAATCGCCGCTTAATACGAAGTTCCTGCAGGTGCGCACTGCACTCGAAGAATACGAGCGGGATCAAGTTTACGGCAAGGACTGGGCGACCTGGCGCAACTTCCTGACGAGCGACTATCTAATTCCAGGCTTTCAGTCGGCCTTCCGGCACGACACACTGGAATCGATGATGCGCGGCGGAATCACCGGCGGGGTCATTATGGGCGTACTCGGGGGCGGCGGCAGCAAGCGGGTCGCAGCGGGCGCCATTATAGGCGCGCTGGTTGGCGGCCTTGGCCACGGGTATGCAAGGCATTATGAATACACGCATAACGGCGAGACGTGGATCCCGGAGCGCCGGCGCAAAGAGAACGAGATCAATGAATACTTCGACCTCTTGAAGTATATGAAATACTCCGGACTCTATGAAGCGACAAAGCGGGAAGCTGAAGCGTCGGGCTACGATGTCGATGGTTTCATCAATGACATCGAGCAGAAGCAGGCGAACACAAAGGAGCGGCGCCAACAGCTTAACGAAGAAAAGCGACAGCTTTATTTAAAACAGCCGGATGGATGGGTCGATCGCCGCAAAGCAATCAATCAAGAACTGAATGACATGCAAGAGGGCGGCTGGGACGAAATAATGCTTCCCGATATTGTACGTCAGGCATTACAATATAAAGAGCAAAGTGAAGAAACCTTATATGCGATCGATCCATACGACGATCGGATGAAGGTGGCCCGAGCATTTCCGACCAAGGATAAGTGGTTCTTCGATGACTTCGTGAATGCACCGGAGCGGGACCGGGAACGTATCCTGCAGCTTGTGCCTGAAAATGAAAGGCGCATCTATAAAGCACTTTGGGATTATGGGGACGAATACGTGCCGCCACTTGAAGACTACTTCCAGAAATACGCGCTGCCGGATGCAAACTGGGCCGGTTGGCGGCCGGACTTCGATCTTGAGAGCATCAAGCTCAAGGTCGTGCAGAATCAGAAACTGGATCTGAGTGACTTCAATTTCTGGCCGGACGACGTGGAAGCCTCGCGCATGACTCCGAACCTGACGAACCAGGGCAACAATATGTACCAGCAATCGGATTTCAGCTACAAGCGAATGGAGCGCAATATCCAAGACGTGCTCCAAGGACAAGGACTGAAGAACGTCAACGTGACCGTGACGCCTTCAAGCGGGGCTGCGACACGAGTTGGCGTGCAGTACGAGCAAGATCGCAGCGGCGAAATTGATAACTATCTGCGCAACAATATGGGATCTTTGATGTAAGCGAGGGTGTGAACTATGGCGACAACAAATTACGATCAACTCTATTCAAATGTTAACGCGGGGATCGGAGCCGGCCTGGAATATGTGCCGGCCGATCGCCATAAGCGGGTCATGCTGTCGGCATACAACCCGATAACCCGGCCCGCCACGGAGCGGTCTGGCGTCAACCCATCTCTGATCCGGCTGAATGATGCCATCAATAAGATGCCAGCGCTGCCTACCCAGAGCGGCGTAATCAATATGGGCGGCACCAACATCTGGAGCTTCCTGAACCCGGTCGGCAGCGCTGACCCTTATAGCGGGTTCGCGATTGATGCGCAGCGTCATATCGAGTCGTTTCGCGATTTTGCACGACGCGCCAAGGGGGGAGGCGGTGGTCCTGGCCGGTTCTTCGGCCTCGACATCGAGACGCTCGGAGATACGGACTCGAAGAACTTCTTCATCTCAGAGATCTCAGCCAATGGCATTAATTACCGCGGGGGTCAATACACGGGCGAATCCAAGACGCATCGATTCAATAAGCTGGTTGCTCCAAACAAACACATGCAAGGTGAGCTTAACAAGCTGATCCGTAAGGTGCAGATAGGGCAATTTGCACTGCTGAATCCAAGCGAACAGCGGACAGTCGTCGACTTGATACGGTATTCCTCGATCGGCGGTAACGGAATCAGTGCTGCTACGTTTGGGGCTGAAGTGATGCATAACTCGGCTATCAACTCCGTTTTGAGCGGCAAAACCATTCTGACCGATGAGATCACGCGCAACCAGACGCAGTATCTGCGTCATATGCGAGATGGAATTAAGAATCTGGTGAAGCACGGTGCAGATTATGCGAGTGCCATTGATGAGTATAATGCGTTCGTCGGCAAGCACAAGAACAGCTACTTCGTCACGATGAATGGCGACAGCTTCGACTTGGAGCGGATGCGCCGGTTCTCATCCATCACCGGAAAGGAAATGGTGTTGCCGCAGAATCACATGGACTATTACCGCGTGATGCAGTCTGTGGCGCGTAATCCGATCAAACTTCACGAGCAGCACGGCCGTCCATCGTCGCTTCCGTTCGAGGAGGGCCCATGGTCGCTTGCCGAATGGCGGCGCACGCTCGGCATGAGCACAGCAGGCTCCCACTCCGCAAGCTTCGATACCGGCATGAATGGGGTCGGCGGACTTGTCGCGAACACCTGGAATTACGTTGACGATCTGCTTGGATCCACGGAGGTCAAGGCCGACTACAAGCCAAGGCAGCTGGGGCAGAGAACGCCTTATCTCATGCACAGCAATAAGCCGCTCACGACGAGCGATCTGCTGTTTGCCACGCGCGGCGTGCGCAACTACAAGGGCAGCCAGCTGGATTATCAAGCGGAGCTTACGGAAGACGGCTCCTATAAGATCTTCCGTCCGGGCTTTAACCAGAACGTCATCAATGCCGAGTCCTTCTACCGGGTGGCTGGCGTTCGCGATTTGTCTTCTGGTGGTGTCCCGAAATGGGCGATTGAGTTCGTGAACCAGGACAATCCGCAGCTCCGTTCGTTTGTTGTCCGTGAGGGCGAGAATGCCGCCTATGAGATTGCCGACTTCTATCATCGCAGCTTCACGCCGATGAGCAACATTAGTAAGAAGATGCGCAAGCAGATCCAGCACTTGCGTGAGTCTGACCTCGGGCGCCGCCGGTACGAAAGCTTGTTCAGTCTCGACAAGAAATCGACCGCCGGCTTCGATGCCGCTAAGCGGATGTACGCCAATGCCGCAGTCTACAATAAGTTTACTTCCGGCCGCTGGAGCGCAATCGAGGCAGAGGCCTCCCGCAAGCTGGACGAGCTGACGATGAAGAACGGGCAGTTCATGCGCTCCTGGACGCCAGAGCAATACGATCAGGCACGCGAAAAGATCATCGGCCGCCTGCTCAAGCAGCGTATCAGCCGCGATGAAATGAAGGGCATGATGAACTTCAATTCCCTATGGGATGGCACGAGCAAGTCCTTCGTCTACAATCCGGACGAGGAGAAGGCATTCTGGAAGATGCTCCCGCGCCTCATGTCCGAGCACTCGCTGTACCAAGGCGCCATCGAGGCCATCGACGCTTCCGGCATGGAAGCCGAGCAGAAAAACATTGCCTGGTCACTCTTTCATGAGCGCGTGAATGAATCGGCCGGCCAGCATAAAACCGTTCGTGCCTCGCTTCCTTACGAGCAGAATGGCTTCCAGTTCCGTGACCGCCTAACCGGCAAGAGCGTCAGCGTGTCGCTACAGAATGCCAACAATGCCATCAATTCATTCCGAAGCTATGTTTTCAAAGGGACAGGAGACTTGGCAGAGACAGAGAAAGCTGTGGAGCGGGCCGAGCGCTTTAAGATCCTGCTTTCCTCGCTGAAGGGATCTGGCATCATCGACGACGATTATGTGCAGGGCGCTATCACCGGGATTCATGATCGCAAGCTGACGATCCCGGCATCGATTGAGCAGCTGGCACTTGATCTGATGGAGCAACAGCACTTGACGATTCGCCGCATTACAGAGGAGTCGCTGGGGCGCCGGGAATCCGTGGAGAGGATTTCCAAACAAGCGGGCCAGCAACTGGTGAAATCGGCCATCAAGCAGACGCAAGGTATGCGCGGCTACCTCTTAAATAACGGCTTTATCCCGGGGCCAGGGACAGATATCGGCGATATGTTCGCTAAGCTGGATCGTCAGCACAAGTTCACGGGGATGAATCCGAATAATCGCCAGGCCATCGAAGGTATGATGGGCACGTTGAAGAAGATGAATCCAAGCTTGAACATGGCGCTCTCGATGAATCCGGAGGCGACCCAAGCCTTCATCACAATGTTCCATCCAGATGACAGTGCAAGCGTGCTTCGCCATATGGCCGGCGGCGCATCGGAGGCGCATCCGAAAGCGTTCGAGTTCACGGTACCGCTGATTAATCAGCAGGGCACGCTGGTCTACGGCAACCGACATTTCAATGCCACACGCGATATCATCCGCGTCAACGGCGTGAATAGTGAGATTTCCACCGTGGAGAAGATGGGGCATATGCTGGCGGATCCGCGCCTGCTCGATCACAGATCGGAATGGAACATCAATACGATGGCGCAGCAGCTGAAGGATGGGGAGCTATCGGAGGCCACGGCCTCGGCCCGCCGACTCATGAACAACTTTGTCAGCGAGCTCTCCGGCGTGAAGCGGGACTTTAACGAGAACCTGCTCGTCACGAATACAGAAGCCGACTTGCTCAAGCAGGGCCTCAAGTATCCGGCAGCCGCGATGATTCAGCAGTATTATGAAGACGGCACGTTGACCGACCGGAGCTTCCGAAATACGGACGTGATTCTGAATGCCGGCAAGAAACAGTTGATTCCATTCGTCAAACTGGATGACCTGCATGACGAAGCCAAGTTTATGATCCGTCGCGACATGCCGGAGTGGCTGGAGAAGAACGGCTTCGGACGGGGCTTCTACTCCTCGGCTAAAGCAGACGTCGTAGCAAGGGGCGGCATCGGCTCCATAGATGCTCGAAATCTATTCGCCTACGGCCATTTCACGGTACAGAATCGAGACAACTCCGTTCAGGCGATGAACAGCTACCGGATCGACAAGGACTTGGAAGCTTCCTTGAAAGAGGCAGAAGGCGTGGCTTCGACCAACCACATGGTATCAACGGCTGTTCAGCGGCAGCACAGTAAGCTCTATCCGTACAAGCCGGAGGTCTACGTGAATACTGTCATGGCCAACCAGGCAGATGTTACCCGCCGGGTAGATGACTTGATCGCGCAGGCGCAGGGCGACGATAACATACGTCGTATCTTGACAGAAGAAGGGATACTACGGGCGGACGGAAGCGTTAATGTACTCCGGAAGCCGAACGTCTACGAACAGCAGATGATCTTTAACAAGGATCTCGTTAATCGCCTGCAGACGAAGAACTACAAGTATTACCGAGGCGATGAGATCAAGTGGGATGGCAAGTACCTGGATGCTGACGGGCAGCTCCGGCGAGACATGGTGATCAGCCCGGGAGACCGGTTGGGTACCCGCATCGTTGACGGGCAACGGCAGTCCGTATTCTATGATCAGAAGTATGCCGGCCGGATCGCATCGGCAAGATCAACCGACAACGCCTTTGCCATTGAATATACCGAGCAGGCCAACAAGGTCTACCTCGATATCGAGAAGGGCACGATCGGCGGCAACATGCACAACGGCCAATACGGCTACGGATCCGAGTTCTTGAAGGAGCTGTTCGGCGAAGAAAACGTCGGTGTCGTCTACAACCCGAATATCGGCAAGCACGGTGACCTTGGTGGCGCGCTGCGCGGTCAGGCCAACAAGCTGATGTACACCATGCAGAACGCGATAAAAGAGAACGTGCTTAATGAGGCAGATATCCAAGAAGCGATGCGGATGATCAACCAGGGCCGGATCGGCGTGAATGCATCGTACAAGAATGGCGAGCTGCTGTTCGATGACGTGAGTGCGAAATACAAGCGTATGGACTACCGAAACTTCGGTCGGCTCTACGGAAAGTTGAACGATCGATTCGGGCTTGGGCTTGCCGAATCCAATAGCGCCGGCTACATCACAGGTGTGCAGGCTATGCGGATCGCGCAGGTGCAAAACTATTCGACCGTCGTTGATGAGCAGCGCCGAGCCGTCCTTAAGTACAATGTGGATGACAACGGCAATTTGATCGACGTGGCCTATAAAGAAGGCGGCGATGTGAAGGGCGTCAAGTACGGCTTCCGTGAACTAGGCATGCTGCAAGTCAAAGGGCTCGACAAGACCAGGGAGCACATGTTCCGTTACCTTGTCGATCAGTCGAAAGAAACCGGCCGGCTGCAGGAAGCGATCGGCATGGTCAATGCTTTGCGCGGTGCTGTTGAAGGGCCAGGATTCGATCCTGACTTCGAAAACCGGACGCTGCGCCTCCACGACTTCCATGCGCTGCCGACGTTGGACACGAACCTCACGACGATCTCACGCACGATTCTGGATGACGAACACGTCCGGAAGCTGGTCGGTGAAAATGACTACCATGGCTTCTGGATGGAGCTCCCGAACATTCATGTGAACGGGCAGAAAGAAGCCATACTGCCGGAAGTGGAAGGCCGTAAAATGGATCGGGTCTTCATCCCGTTCACGAAGACGGACGGCAAAGGGGAAGAAATCTGGCTGCGTGATATGCGGCGCCACATTGCAGACATCTATCGGCGCGCCGAGGCGGTAACCAAGGCGGACGGCGAATCAGCGCAAGTGAAGGCCATGCAGGGCTTGAATCGAAGCCTGGGCAAATACTTCGCAGGAACCGTATCTGCCGTGACGGCATCCAGTGATCAAACGGGTAACAGCGTACTGAAGGTGAATATGCCGACATCCTCCAGCGGCCTTGCAAAGGTCATGCCGATCGAAGAATCGATGCGGCTCGATGGTGAAACGGTCTTCATTAACCCGAACGAAGCGAAGACGATGGGGATTTATGAGCACCTGCTCGGCGGCAATGAAGGCGCACTTCATAATCCAGCGCTTCAGAAAGATTTCTATGCGCCGGACCTGCGCTTTCCAACCTTTACGGAGAACGCCATCCAGTCTGTCAAAATTAAGATGGATCCATCAGTGCCTGCCGGCTTCCATAATACGACGTCTTTGCTTGCATCCTTGCTGAAGGAAGACTCAGACGGTGACTACAACCACATCGTCGCAATTCACGATCAGGGCGTGCAAGAGGAGCTGGCCCGTAATCATGCTGAGCAGCGGGAGGTAAGAGCGGCCCGTCACGAGCAGGCTTACCAGAATGCGCTTAATAACTCGATGACGTATGAGCAGGCGCTTAACGAGGGCGAACTCAAGCTTGATAGCTCTCGAGAGTTCTCGTTGAAAAGCATCTTCGAGGATTACAATGTCCGAAGCGGAAAAGAGAAAGGCCTTGAGTCCGTGGATCGGTTTGAGGCCAATCAGCTGCCGGAGATCATGGCGAAATCCGGTAAGGAGTTCATCGGCCGCGCATCGGACCTCAACTATCGGATGCGTCAGGTTGCGGACACCTTCTACGCCGATAGCCCCGAAGTCAAAGGGCAGATCTATAAACTGGGGCAAGGCCTGGAGCAAGACTTAACGATCTCCTCCAAGCACGGCACCGGCCAGGGGTTATTTACGAAGTCAGGCGCTGCCGATCTATTGAGTGCCATTGAGCGAGGAAATACGAAGCAGGCCATCGAGGTGGACAACAAATACTTCAATGGTCAATTCGGAGACAACCTGAAACTGGCGATGGGGCACCTAACCCGCGCGCTCGATGTTATGAAGAAGGGGATGGACAATCCGGAGCTGCGGGCCGGCACGAGCCAAGGCATGAGACTGGGCGATCACAGCCTGGAGGAAATCGTAGACACGATTATGGGGCGCAACCCGAACGCCACGACGGCGAATCCATTCCTGAATCCGTTGCAAGACATCCTGCGTAGCGAAGGCGGAATGACGATCGACAGGCCGCAACAACCGAGCCTGACGCCCGAATACCGCAAGGTGAATCCGCTGGAGCCATTTAGCTCCTCGCCGATGACCAAGCGTCTTGAGGGACCGGCCGGCACCATTGCCGAGATGATCGAAGACGGCACCGGCGGGATGCTCGGCCCGAAGGCCTACGAGAAGATTTCGGGGGCGATGGACAAGTTCTTTAACGGTAAGAACGGGCCCAGAAATAAAAAGGCGGCGCTCATCGGAGGTCTAGCGCTTGCAGGTATAATGGGGTACAATACATTTAATGATAAAGATCCTGTAATGCCTTACAATCCCGAGTCTGAAACTGAAGCGAGAGCAGATGCAGCAGCCCTATATGGCGGAACACCAGCTCCCGCAATGGCCCCGATTGATGCCGGCAACTCCGGCGCTAATATTAAGATTTCCGCGCAGGGGAGCGGGTCGCAGAACTTTGGCCCGATGCTCGGACAAGCTATGCAGCGATCCGGGTATAACGGCGGGAAGATTAACATGTCCGTGAACCAATCCGATAACGCCAACAGGCTGAATCGTATCTGGTATCGAGATAAAGTCCAGCAATACTCGTAGGAGATGAGAGCCTATGTCTACGATCGGAGTGGATGACCGTGACGCCCTTTATGGGGCGTTACGGGATCATCATTTGCGCATCGGGGATTCACAGTATTATGTGCCCCCGACCGCAATCACCGTAACCAAGCGAATGAAAAACGAAAAGGTCAATGTGCTCCGCAGCCGTAGCAGTATGGTGAAATCGGCCGGGCACTTTGACCATATTATTGAACTGAATCTGTTCTTCCCGGGCCTGCAGAGCATCAACAATGAGCTGCGTCCGCTTCTGGCACAGGTCCGCAAGTGTCCATTCCTGCCTGTCACGAACATGCTCCTGAACGACACGTATCAGGTAGAGGCTGTCACAATCTCATCGATCTCTGTGCAGACGGTTGATGGCTTCCCCGGTTGCCTCATGGCGCAGGTTCAGATGTACGCGTTCAATCCGTTCTCCTACATCTTCGACCAGTCGGAGCGCAGCTACGAGGAGATGTTCAACTGGCCGCTGTTTCGCTGGCATTATCGTCGCAGCTTGGAGCCGAATCCAAAACGAAACCTTGTCTTCTATGAGCCACTGCAGATCGACCTGCATAATGAATACATGTTTCGTATTGCCGCAGAAGAAGACCTGGAAGCGATGAAGGACTGGAAGGACAAGCGCGACAAGCTGATCAAGCTATGGATGGATGACAAAACCGACAAGGCCGGCTTCGATGAAGAAGACTGGACCTGGATCGGCGGTATCTTCCCAGTGCCAAAGCCATTAGGCAAGGATGAGGATGGCGTGCCACACGGCTTCTATGATGAAGCCAAGCAGGTCATGTTTGACAGCGAGATCGACAAGATGTACGGCGATGATATTTATAAGTTGCTGCAGACGAATGAGTTTCGAATGGACAATTGGGATATCCCCGGCCTGTACCTGCAGGAGCTGAGCGTCGGCTACCAGAATATCATCACGCCGACCCAGATTCAGATGCATGAATCGCCAACCCATCAATACTTAGGATCGCAAGATGCCGTATATGTTGCGCGTTTCAAAGCCGATGATCCAGAAGCCCTTGGAAGCTTGGAGAATCTGGTTCGCCGTTCTACGTATCTGAATCGGGAATATCATTCGGTGCTGTCGAATGGCTTTATCGAGTTCGACCATCAGCTTACCCGATTGTTTGGCTGTACGTATGTCGTCATTGAAGACATGGTGTCCAGCACGGTTGAAGGGCAGCCCGGCGTGCATGAAATCACGCTGACGCTCTCCGCTTTCAACCGGGCAGCCAAGCGCCTGGAAGAAACGCAGATGCTTTACGATTCGGCGAATAACAAGACGATCCCGTTCGAGCTCAGTAACTACGCCTGGTGGAATCCGTTTGATGATCCTGCTTCACGGGACTGGCTGCAGTTTGCCGGCCTCGCCGACTGGACGAGCGACCAAGACTTCCAGAAGCGGGCGATCTACGAATCAAAGGTCAAGGAACTCATGAAGAATGTCGAGCTCTATCCAGACCTCGAATTGCCGACGTACAAAGAGGTGGCGGATGCCGGCTTCGTAATCCCGAATCTAAACAATGGCGTCTACGTCGATCCTGACTTCTTCCTGATCTACAATGACCCGATCGATTATGGGGAAGAACTCGATCAGTACATGAACGCCAACTCGACGACGCCATCGGAGTGGCGGGACTCCATGAATGGATCGGCCTCGGTCGTGCCGGGAAGCGTCGAGCCTGGCCAAGTAGTCACGGATGACATTGCAGCGAAGCAGCAGACCACGCCGTCGCCCGTCGCGTCCACGCAAACACCGAGCTCAGTCGATACCGTAAACTTGTCCGTTCAAGACATCGAGACGCTGATTCGAAAGAAATCGCAGGACGTGGCCAACGCGCAGTCCGACAATACCGTCTCTCGCGTGGATCAAGTGCTGATGCTGGCGCTGGCCAAAACGTTTGATCCGCAGATGCGCCAGTTCTACACGGTCGGGCCCGGAGCGAATAAAGAGCTCGGCAATATCGAAGTGACCACAGCGTCTGTGCCGATCCTACAGATGCATGACCTGCGCTACTTCAAGGATGAGAACTTCATCCGGGAGGCATCATTCATCGGCGTCATGCGCGTCAGCCCGCTCATGGGGGATCCGAACAGCCTTGCACGCAACATCGAGTACAACGTTGAGCAAGGATGTAAACTGATGCAGCATTACCTGGATATTGTCGCCGGCGTCAATCTGGTCGGAGACAACATCTATACGACGTTCGGCCTGACGAGCACACAGAAGCAAAAGGCTATCTGGGTCGGCGCGATCGCCATGTATCTCGGCTACGAGCGGGAATACAATCTACTGCTGAACAGCAACAAGAAGATGCCGTACTTGATCGTCAATCTGATCAAGACAGTGCTCAGCAAGGTGGACAAGATCGGCAGGTGGACCGAAGCGCAGCTCACGGAGAAATACAGTACGCTGCCGGTGGCCGACTACAAAACGGCAAGCGCCACGAGTGACACAGCGCAGTTCCAGGAGAGCAACCTGACGGAGGAAGATTACGCCGATATGGACGTGACCTTCCGCGAGAGCTTTCATGATATGCGCAAGTACGACCGCCGCGGCCGGCTGGTGAGGGCGTTCCCGACGTTCCTGCTGTTCTTCATTGATGAGGGGCAATTCGTAGCGGCGACCAAGATGTCCGACAACTACTTCAATTACCGGGCTGTCATGGATATCATGTATACGAACAGCCGAAAGACAGCCTCCAGCACGCTGGTGCTCGAGATGTCGAACGTCTTCGGTTCGCTGGATGACGCGGCTAAAAGCTTTGACCTGACGAACACGAACGGCTGGGATATCGTGCAGCTCATGTTCAATCCCGCTTCGCTCGCGCGTGAAGCAGAGAAGGCGCGCCGCGGTCGTAATCCGAACTGGTACAATTCGATCTATTTGCGCACCGGCGCCCGCGTTCACTTCCGAATGGGGTATGGATCCAACGCCATCAACATGCCGACGATGATGAACGGCGTCATCACGCAGCTGCAAAACAACGGCGAAACAATCACAGCCGTCTGCCAGGACGACGGCATCGAGTTGACGCACAAACTGAAAGCCTCTCCGGGCGATACGACCCGCGGCTGGGTGTTCAGCAAGAAGGAACCGACTGAGATCCTCGATGAGATCCTGACGGACCACACCGGCTTCTGGGGGGACCTCAAGACGCAGTTCAGCAATGCGGATTACCAGCAGCACTCACTCGGCATCATGCACTTCGGCATGCCGGGGCCGCCAGTCAGTCACCTTGCGATCAATTTCAACGGCGCCTTTGAGGATCGGCAGCGCAATGAGATCACGCAGAACATTTACAAGACGACCGGTCTGCTGCGCTTCCAGGAGAACAGCTTCTGGAACAAGCTCGGCAATTTCTTCGGAATCGGCAAGGGCGACGAGGACGGTATCAACATTAGCCTGTACGACAAGACGGTATGGGACGTGCTGAACATTTGCGCTGCGGTGGGCGAGGACTTCATAGTCGCGGTTCATCCCTACGACTTCCGCAACACGATTTTCATGGGCAAGCCATACTTCCCGATTGCGTATGCCTACGACGTCGCCGGCGGGAAAAGCATGCAGGATACGAACCTGGCGAGCTATGATATCCAAGCCGTGTCGAAGCCATTCCGGCAGTATCACATCTATGACAGCTGGACGTCCATCGTCGAGAATCAGATCATCGCCACGACGGAGAACATGTACACGGTCGCGGTCGGCGTCTACAGCAACGAGGGCAACCTCGATACGACGCAGGCGATCTACGTAGACACGAACATTTGGCCGGAGATGCAGCGGACAGTGCAGATTGATACGCAGCTGAATGCGCAGGGTATCCGGCTGATCGAGAATATCCCGATCATCGGACACTTCCTGAACAAGCTGCCGAAATGGTACTTCGATGAATGGACGGCCATCAAGATCGCCGCAGCTGGCCTCCGGGATTACGTGAAGCAAATGTACGACGGCTATCTGACGGTCATGGGTGATCCAAGCGTGAAGCCTTACGACATCTGCTATTTCAACGATACGTTCAATAATATGAGCGGGCCAATCGAGGTTCGTGAAGTGAACCATCTGCTGAATTTTGAGACGGGTTACATCACGATGATCAAGCCGGATGCCGTCGTCGTCAACAGCGATCGTCATGTCATGACGATGCTGCAGGGACTGACGCACACAGCCGCCTACATGATTATGTCGTATACGCTGCGTGCTGTCCTCCGGAACATGGGCTATAAAGGCGCATTCCCAGTCATGAATGCGATCTGGTCCGTGGTCAAGCGGCGCTATGAAGCGATGAAAGGGAAGTTCGATGCGACCAAAGTGGGCTCCAAGCTGATGGAATGGACCACGGCGGCAGGAGAGGAACTTTCGAAACCAAGAACGATCGAAACGAAGAACTATCGTGTCGAGATTGATCCTGTAACCAAAGAAGTAAGGCGTTACGATCCTGTTACAGATGAAATGAAGAATCGCTGGACAAAAAGCGGAATACTCAAGGATATGGCGTCTAAGATCGAGAATTTCACCGAAAAAGACGCTCAGGCGCTGTTTGATAACTTGTACGAAGCTTTGTACGACAAGCGTTTCAAGGGCTACAATAAAATAGACGCTGCCAAACTCGCGAAACTCAAGACAGGTGCAAGCAAAATGATGGCGACTGGCTTTAAGGTTACGGCCAAGGCCGGCCGCTGGGGGAAGCGAGGATGGGAGATGGCCACGGGTGCGCTCGCTATTTTTGGCGGACCGGTTGGCATTGCAGCCTATCTGATTGAAACGGCCGTCGTCGAGATTGCCTGTGCCTGCATATCCGAGTTCATCGAGCGCTTCTTGTTCACGCGGAAGTCTTGCATCATTGCGGTGCTCCGCCGCGACGGCATCGAGTTCTCTGCAGGCATCAATGGCCATATGGGCTCGGTGATCGGCGACTCTCCAGACTTCTGGCAGCGGTTCTTGACTAACGATGTGGTCGGTGGTGTTCTCGCCGGATTCCTGGGCGCAGACACGTCTCAGTATGCGCCGATCGCCTCCGATGACGATCTCTCCATGCAGGCCAGCGGCAGTTCCGTTGACTTCTCGCAGTTTGCGTCCAGCTTCTTCGAGAAGCATCGCTACAAGGTGATCGCGGATACGCAGGCCGCCGAGGTGTATAACTTCGAGGTCGGCGAAGCGACCAAGCAGCTGCAGGGACAAGTCGCACGCCAAGAGGCGGATTTCAATCGGAAGCCAACCTATGAAGAAGATCGAACGCTTCTGACCTCAGATGACCTGACGTCCTCATTGGGTGGCAGCGACTCAAGCGGGGGATCTGGCTACGCTGCCGGCACCAGCTTTGACACAATGGACCTCAATCAGCCGAGCGGCATTTCAGCTGACGCAATCGATGCTGCCTTTGAAGGAACCGGTCTTGCGGGGCTCGGCAAATACTTTAAGCAACTTGAGATCTCCATTCCTTCAGCGCCATCGCCTCTCGCATTACAAGGGGACGGAGCGGGAAGTGCTCGCGTCATGAGCGGACTTTACCTCGCAGCGCATGCGGCGTGGGAAACAGGGTGGGGGACATCCAGGATCTTCAAGGACAAGAACAACCTCTTTGGCTACGGCGCGGTCGATAGCAATCCATATGATGGCGCCTATACGTTTGCGACGCCACAGGATTGCATCTACTATGCAGCCAATAAGATAAAGACGAATTACCTGACCGCAGGCGGCAAGTATTACAATGGCTCAACACTTGTTGGCATGAACATTAAGTATGCCTCCGACAAGAACTGGCACAACGGGATTGCGCAGATCATGGCCAAGATCGCCAAGCACGATCCGAATTTTTTGCCGCCGACTCCGGACGCTCCGAAGGCATCGAGTGGGACGAACGGGACTAGCGCGGAAGTGCCAACGACAACTGGGTCGGCCGGGATGAAACAATACTCGTTGACGCCTGAGCAAGCCAAGAGCGTGCTGGTCAGCACGACGAAGGTAACGAGTGTCAATTTCTATGAGCCGATCATGCAGGCACCACTGATCCGCCAAGCATCTGCAGATCTTCTGCAGCAACTAGGCGCGGTATACACGGCGAAAAGCGGCGGCAAGAAGCTCATGGTTACCTCGACGTATCGAAAACCGGACGGATCGCTGAGCTGGCACAATACCGGCTTTGCAGTCGATATCGACACGCCGGACATGAAAGTGGTAGCCGGCAAGCTGCGCTTCACGAACAGCGCCGATCGGGACATGGTGGAAATGGTAATCGACCTGGCGGTCCAGGCAGGCTTCGATGGCATCCTGCATGCGGACGATGATCTGCTGAATCAGATGCGGAAGAAGTATCCGAAGAACACCTTCACCACGCGCGCGGACCACTACAATCACGTCCATCTCCATTATCCGACAAAGTAAGGAGCGATCGCGCATGGCTTATGAGCAAAGCGAAATCAGCAAACGCATCGCCGGCCAGGGCAAGGAGGGAGCTCTTGATCTGAGCTCCCCCGGCCTGATCGGCTATGTGACTAAATACTATGGGCCAAATCACTTCAATGATCCGGCCATCAATCATACCGTGGACGTGGAAGTACGTACCGGCCAGCAGGTCACCAAGTACAACAATGTCCCTTGCTTCGTCTATAGTCAGGGAATCATTGATCACGGCCTCTCGGAGAACGATCGCGTTTGGATCCAGTTTATTAACGGGGACCAAAAGCAGCCGATCGTCACGGCATTCTACCGTGACCCGAGCCAGGCCGAGATGTTCTGGAATGACCTGAAGTACGGCGTGAGTGAGTTCTTCCATAGCCTGTTCCACTTCTGAGGAGGAAACATGATGACGCAATGCCCGGATTGTAAAACCTTTTTAATAGCATGCCCTTGCTGCCGGGAGAGCTTCTGCCCAGACTGCATGGCTACCGAAAGCCAATTGGAGGAACAAGATGATGGCGAATTGGATGGAGCAACTGAATGAGCTCATGTTCTCGGACGAGCAGAATCTGGACGACTTGTTGAAGCAATCGACACAGGCGAAGACGCATGACATCGGCCTCATCAACTCCGTATCCGGAGCGGGCATTTTGGCTAGAGACACAGGCGTCGTCGAGGGGTTTGCGTACTATCATCTCGGCTTCCGCATGGATCCGTCCAAGATGATGTTCTCTGTCTATGCACCAAACATCCAATTCGTCTGCAATAACTTCCAGGTGGTAAATGCGAGCGAAGCCGGCTTCGATCCGGTTAGTGAGGACTACAAGGCTATTTTGGATATGATCGGAGGCGACAAGCATGCCTAAGTATGATGAGAAGGACATTGCCTTTTACGGCGCGCACGACGGGGATTTCGATCTCGGACCGAGTGATGCAGTGGGTACCACGGACTTCCGACTGACCGATAATTACGAGTCGGCCAAGCAGGACATCGCGAACCGTATCCGCACACAGACCAAGGATTGGCGAAGCCATCCGAACATCGGCGGCGATCTTGAGCTGCTGGAGGGTGAGCCTAACACGCGGGAGACGGCTAACAGAGGCGTCAACCAAATCATGAGCACGCTGACGTATGATGGGCGGTTCCGAGCAGCTGATCTTCAGGTGCGTGCGGTACCCGTGAGTATTTATCAGATCGATTATTACACGTTCCTCAATGCCGGCGAAGACGAGCCGATCGTTGTGACGAACGGCAGTAACCTCTAAGGGAGGTGCAAACATGCCCCTATTGAAACGCTCAGTCAGCGATATTCTAGCCGATGCGATGACGCATCTCCAAACGTATTCACCTGTTACGAACTACAGGGCCGGCGCCATTGCGCGCTCGATCATCGAAGCCATCGGACCGGAGTTTCCAAAACTGTACGATTACGGCGAAGCAATTGCCAACATGGGATTCCTCAGCAAGGCACCTGATGAGTATCTGGATCTGATTGGTGCCTTGTTCAGTTACCCAAGGCGCAATGTAACGTCCTACGACCCGAAGACTGGAGCGACGACGACGAAGCCGCTGGATGCCAAGACGTACCGGTATGAGATCTCGCAGCGCGTCCTAACCGCGGCGAGCGCTAACTATCAAGCACTGCGCATTGCCTGCTTGGCTACAGAAGGCGTCTCCGATGTCATCGGCACGGAGTACACGCAGGGTACCGGCAGCTTCAGCTTCGTGGTCATCCCGCTTTACGGCTACAATTTCGATACCGTCCGCGCGGGCGTCGAACAGGCTGTACAGCAAGTGAAGGCTTACGGCAACCGACCGCTTATCGTGCTGCCGTCGCAAATCCCCTTGGAGCTGCGTATCCAGCTCGTATTTCATGAGTCGGCCACGACAGCCGACAAAGACAAGGCACGCCTTGATGCCAAGACCAATCTGTATCAATACTTCGGCAAGTTCACAATGGGCCAAGGCCTTATCTATAACGAACTCGTGCAGCAAGTAATGGATACCAATGCCAAGATCGTAGACTTCACAGTGATGAAATTTTACTTGAACGGTGGGCCCGCGCTGCTGACCAATCAGACTGTCTTTAGTGATGAACTCATTGTTCCAACATATATAGAAATTCTGTAAGTCAACTACAAGAAAGCGTATGCGAAGTTAAGGAGGGGTAACCGATGGCACTTACGAAGATTCTGAAGGGCGACCTTGGATTCGATCTGCAGCAGCTGGTCACGGACCTGGAGAATGCCAAAGGAGCGAAGGTAAACCTGCCGGACCGACTCGATAGCATTGAAGCAGCCGTATCAGTCAACAGCTCGAACATTGCCACAAACACGTCCGATATTTCGGCGCTGAAATCGCAGATGGTCATGATCAATGACGAGGGTAACTTTAGCGAGATTTACCAGTACGATGGAAATGGCAATGTCATCAAGCAGACGGTGGCGGGCGACTTGAACTATACGGTCGATTACGTTTATGCAGATCCCGTAGCCGGCACGCTGAATTACTCTGACAAGAAATACACGGCGAATGGACAGTCCGTGATTGTTCATAAGGTTTATACTTATGACAATGTAACGGGCAACATTACTGGTGTAGATACGACAACGACTATCGTTTAAGGCGGGTGAAGCATCATGGACGTTATATCCCTTGGTAAAGGAACACAAGCAGTCAACAAAATTACCGACTTGGATACCAACGTGATCGCCCTGCAAGCTGAAGGCCGCTTTCCAACCGTCGATGCGCGGTTGGATTGGCTGGCGGGCCAGGCGAATCAAATCAAGCAAACAACGGCAGTAGCGTTGCAGTTGGAGCAGGGCACATTCGTGAATACCGAGCTGGTGAATGGAAAGCTGCAGCTCAAGAAGCTCGGCGTGGACTCATATTTTCCTTCTGGGACATGGGAGTCCAACGTAACGGATCTTGGAAAGGGATGGATCGAAACCGGAGCGGTGAGTATGAGTGGCTCAGTCGTGTCATGGGAAGTTGCAACATCTGCAAACGGGCAGACCTTCTCCGAATACGCAGCACTCAAACTGGATAGCCCGCCTGAAGCAAGATGGGTAAAGTTCAAGGCAACGCTTACGAATCCAGCAGGGCCAACAGATCCCGTCAGCTTGGATTTCAATCAGGGCGATGCGCAGAACACCTTCGTGCTCGACGAGTATGCAGAGGCAAACGGAACGCTTCATCTAAAAACGAGCTATGCGCCTGATGTCGATAACGAAGGGGCGCTTGAAGCAAGCAATTTATTCTCCGTCACCTTGAACAAGGTAACGTTCAAGTCCATTGAGAAAGTGAGCGTGATGTAATATGGCAGCTCCTGCAAACTTCGGCAGCTGCAGACATTGGGCTTTGTGCTGTCTTTGAATACAAGGAATAAGAGGTGAATGAGCATGGCTACAGTAGGACAGCAACTATTGGCTCCTGAGTCAGGGTGGACACGATTTGAGCAAACAGATGTACATTTCGTATTTGCTGGCGATAGCTGGGCTGACAATCCTGGTGCGAATTATTCAGGCGGATCTGCCAAGTATACATTTGGTGCAAACCTGCATTCTGTTTCGTTTGCATTTAACGGCTCCGGGCTGCGGATCATTTCGTATCGAGATTCGGATCGGCAGGCGAATATCTCGGTTGTCATCGATGGTGTAAGTTATAGCTATTCTGCGAGGGGTGCAGCAGGAAGCCAGATTCTGCTGTTCGAGAAGGATGGGCTGACGGACGGCAATCACACCGTCACGATCTCGGCAAGTAACTCCGGTCTTTTTTCTATCTTTGAATTTGATGCAATCGATCTTAAAGGAAGCTTCGCTTTAATTGGAGGAGCACTCACTGGTCCAGAAAGCGGCTGGAAGCGGATTGAAGATTCCGACCCGAGCATTAGATATATGGGAGCGGGATGGTCGGCAGACGATCCGAATAGCGCCTATTCTGGGGGAGGCCGTCACTGGGCGCCGAACACAACCGCCAACTCCAGTTATCGGTTCTTATTAATGGGAACCCAGTTCCGAATTATTGCTTCGATCTATCCGGGATATTCAGGCAAAGTGGCTGTTACCATAGATGGAGGAGCGGTGGAATACTTCACTCTCAATGGCGGTGACATCAACCAAACGCTTGTCTATCAGAAAACAGGACTTTCTGACAGCCTCCATCACGTTGACGTAACAAAGATTGATCAAGGTGCGTACAGCACAGATTTCAATTTGGATGCGATTGACGTAAATGAAAGTGCCCGCTTGGTTGACCCAATCAGCTATCTGATTCAAGATGGATCGGATATTAAGAAGTGCGTTCTTACTGAAGCGACGCCGCCTAGTATCGAGTCCGTGACTGCTACAAGCACATATCAAGGGTCAGCATCCAATTTGATCGATGGAAACACAGGCACAGTATGGTGGTCGAATGGCAGTGGACACCAATCTCTGGTATTCAGATTGTCATCGGCATTCGCCATTGCAAGCCTGGATCTTACCACTGGAGGAAAGGCCCAAGACGTGCCGGCAAGCTTTACGCTATACGGAAGCAATGATGGGGCGAATTACACGCTTATCACTAACATCCCTAGTTGTGGATTCACGGGGGCGTTATATGAAAAACGGTCATTCAGCTTCTCTAACGATACAGCCTACAGGTATTACAAGGTGGATTTATTCAATAATTTTAACTGGATGCAGCTATCAGAGGTTCGCATTTTGCCTGGAACAACATTGGTCGCAACATGGGTGAAGGTTGGCGACGCGCCTGTCACGCAATCCATGTTTGATACCGATGGCATGGTTGATTTGGAGCTCATAAACGATAAAACCATCCAATCCCTTGTATCCGATCAGCCCAAAGTTCTTGCCTCGACCAATGCGTCTACCGTTTCTTCCTCCATGACAGCTGTTCCGTTTGGTCGCGTCATTCTACCAACGGACGACATCACTCTTCCGCCGCAAGGCTTCAAAAGTCTGCAACTTGCTGCCGGATTATCGGGAGCAGGGGAGCTAAAGATCCTGGCAAGCATTGATGGCGGCACAACTTGGATGACGTGGGATGGGTCCACCTGGACAGCATCTGCAGCAGACGCTGCTTCAGCAAAAGCAAATGGTATGACGCCGGCCGTATTTAATGCGGTACCCGTTAGCCAATGGCAACAGCTGATCGGAGAGACTGGAAAAATTCGGTTCGCTTATTATCTTGAACAATCGAACAGTGGGGATGTTGCTTATGCGGATCAAATTACAATTCAACCAAGCGATGTCGCTAATGAAACACCGGTAATTGAATCGGTAGGCATTACATTCGATGAAGTGACATTGGCTGGAAGACTGAAAGATCTGGAGCAGATCAACGCAATCAATATGGCAAAGCTCAATTTTAAGAGCAATGCGCTGCTCGCATCAGCAAAATACAGCTTATACGAGATGGTCGTTGATACATTCGACACCAGCGATGGCGTTGACAGTTCGGCCACAACGGCGACCTATGATACAATTAACAAAAGGTATAATGGCGCCGGCGATGTGGTCATGGCTGCAGGACCTCTGCAGGATGGCCGCAAATCACTTCTTGTTGTGCTGGACGGCAGCACAGATGTTGTTTTGCACTTCTCCCTGGATGATGGTGCAACGTGGCAGACGATCGCGGCAAGCACCGTGACTGACATTCGCACAGTGACAGGAAATGACCTCATGGTGAAAGCGACTCTTCCTGCAGTCGCATCGAGTCTGACCGGCATTGCATGCTCGTGGGCGTAGGGGAAAACCTACTCCCGCTTTTCCTTACTTCATGAAAGAGGTGAGACGTGATGGACATTATTTCGCTTTCTAAAGCGATGAAGGCAAAAAATAAAATGAAGGGCGTTTCAGATCGTCTTGGCTCTGGCGTTCAAGATGTCTTTGCTGATATGGATGATCGGCTTGTTGAACTGGAATCCCACAAGATTCCTAATGCAATCGAATTAGTATCTGACCTTGAAGCGGTTACCGCGGCAAACATGAATAAACATAGTCTGCGCATGAACACTATTGTGAACCAAAATCGTTTCAGTTTAACCGATCTGATCTTGGATGACTTTGGCGATTCTACCGGTATCGACGCAGCAAAATCCAACGGTTACCAGTATGATGCCGCTGGCAAAAAGGTCGTGATTGGAGCCGGCCAGGCGCAAGCGACGGTTGTCACTACGGCAGAGTCTCTCTCCGCGGACCCAATTGCAGTCGTCGTATCGTTGGCCACGAATGAGCAGAAGACGGACAGCCAAGATGCTGATCTGGTTGGCGGCGTAAAGACAAATGTGGATGTTATGAATGGACAAATTCAGTTACATGTGACAGGATCGCAAGTATTCGGATATACAAGCGACGTAGTGCCTGCGCTCACGGGTAACTTGAACGATCCGCAGATCAAAATTTCGGCATCAGGCGAATATAACACGACCACTCATGCGGCATGGAGAGCATTCAGTGATAATGTACCATTAGGGTCGGACTATTGCTGGGAAACAACCACTGTTGCCAGATGGTTAATGGTTGACTTTGGCGCAGGAAATGAAAAGGCTATTGCGCAGTATACGCTGCAAACGAGGAATCTTAACAGCTCGCTTTCTTACAATACGATGCCTAAATCATGGACGTTTGAGGGAAGTGCGGATAATGCTAACTGGACCGTGCTTGATACAAGAGTGAACGAGTCATGGACAACTTACGGTCAGAAGCGTATGTATCCAATATCAAACACGTCCAAGTACCGCTACTACAGGATTAATATAACCGTGCCTTCTTCAGGCAGCGTCATGATCGGCCAAATGGAGTTAATGGAGAGCGGTGTTCAGTATTTTTATGCTCCATCTGGGTCTTATGAAACGCCCGTCATTGACTTGGGAAGTAACTATAAGTCATTTGTCAATGTTGGGAAATCGGTGGTAGTTCCAGCGGGAACAGCGATGACGATTTCAACGGCTACCTCATCTGACGGAGGCGTATTTTCTGACTTCATGCCGATTAACTCAGATGGCACAATTGCTTCGCCAGCTGGCCGTTACATCAAAATGAAAGTGGATATGGTTGCCGGATCTGTAATACAAAACAGCATCTTGAATGATTTTACTGCCGGAGAGTCAGTACAATTTCAAGACGATAATCGCGTCGTTCTCGATGGGTCCGCATATCTTCGGACGTTGTATAAGGATGCAATGACAGCAGATGCTGATTATGTGGAAGGTGGAACGGTGCTAAGAAAGGTCATCGACAAGAGCGCATTTAAAGTGATTGAAAGGATCGGGGTGGAGTAGAATGGCAACTTATACGGGCAAGGCAACCTTGTATGAATATATCATGATGAGTATCCCGGATGGAGATCACATCTTCCAGACAACCGCAAATAGTGAAATAGTTGATCTCCAAGTTGAGTTCGTCAACATCTATGGTGACACGGTGTATGCGGCAACGCCGGTCCTCGGCAACACGACTGCTGATCAACGCATGCTGATCCTTAAATATCACGGCAGCTTGACCATTAACAGCGGCGTAACCATTACGCCACAAGTACGGAAGCGGGGGATGATGATCTTCGTCAATGGCATACTGGCCAACAACGGTACGATTTCCATGACGGCCCGTGGTGCCGCAGCGGCAGGTCAGAATGTCTATATGTATAAGGACTTGAATGGAAACCTATGCTTTGTGCCGGCGGCTGGAGCGGCGGGACTTGCTCAAGCTAGTCAGGGCAGCGAGACGTCAGGCCATACATCGGCATTGTCGGGTATCGCAGGTGCGGGCCGGCAGCTCGGCGGCGGTGCTCCAGGTGCTGGCCGCGGCGGCGCCAGTGGATCCGGTGCTGCTGCAACATCCTATTCAGGCGGATCGGGCGGCGGTGGCGGCAACAATGGGGCGGGCGGCAACGCCGCGGCTAATGGAGGAGCAGGCGGTTATGGCTATTCAACCTCGTCATTCTCCAACAGCTCTGGCGGTGGAGCCGGTAATCCAGGAGGTGCAGGAGCGGCCGGCAACCGGGGGGATGGCCAGCCTGGAGCGGACGGAACCGGCGGCCTACTGATTGTGCACGCCAAAGACATCATCAACAATGGCACGTTAGCTTCCAATGGATCTGCAGGTGGCAACGCGTATCGTGCTGGTGGTGGAGGTAGCGGAGGTGGCCATATTGAAGTGACGACAGAAGTCACACCGACTAAAATCGGCACCACTTCTGTCGTCGGCGGCGCGCGCGGGATTGGTACCCGTGGGGCAGAATCCGGAGATGGTGGCATCGGGGGAGCGGGAACATTCATGTCAGCCATGGCCACCGTATACATGAACAAGTTCTTATTCCAGGACGGCAATGACATAAAAATGTATTTCAGGGCATCTGACGGATTAACCGATGCCGTGCCTAAGATGACGTCCAATACTGCGCCAAGTCCGATATCACTTTCGGCATCGTCGGTTTATATTCCGAATAACGATTGCTGGAAGGCGTTTAATAATACGAACGTTGACACCGATGACTGCTGGCATTCCAACAATACCGACACGGGAAAGCAGTGGCTTCAAGTTGATTTTGGAGCAGGCAACCAAAAGCGAATCGGCAAGTACGCGATCACGACTCGAAACAACGGGTCGTTCCCGCAGTCGCCAAAGAACTGGGTGTTTCAAGGTAGCAACGATGCACTGGTCTGGGATAATCTTCATAGCATCACCGGTGCAGACCAGACGGCCAATCGCCGAACCTTGTATGACTTTTCTGCCACGCCAGCAGCATATCGCTATTATCGAATCTATATTACGGCCACGTATTCTTCGACTGGTCATGTAGCCATTGGCGAACTGGAGCTGATAGAGCCGGCATCTCAAGGTTGGTCCACCATCGGAGCCGCTCCTGTAACCAAAGCGATGTTTGATGCTAACGGGATGGACAGCCTTTTTCTTGTCGATGACGCGGCCATTCGGAAGCTTGCAGCGCCGGAGCTGCTGGTTTGGACTGATGAAGATGACGCGTCGCGATTTATGGTCATAACGGCCGTGCCGCCGGGCAGGCTGCTCATGCCAAAAGATGATCTAATTGTGAAGAACATCGTCTCGCTCAGCCTCTCAGCGACGGTCACCGGCGCGGGCGCGATTGGCGTGCTTGCGAGTGGAGACGGCGGAGTAACCTGGATGTCTCATGCATCGGGCGCGTGGCAGTCCATCGATATATCGGATCTAGTCAGTGTGAAAGCGAACAGAATGACGCCGGATCAGATCAATGCACTCACTGCATCCGAATGGGCCAGCATTGTAAATGGCGGCAAGCTCCGGCTTGCTTATTACTTGGAGCAATCGTCGAGCACGGACACCGCTAAGATTGATCAACTGCAAGTCAACAACAAAATCTACACCCTGTCACCGTCTGTGAGTGATTTGTCCGTGGTTTTCAATGTGTTGATGCCGTTAATGCCTGAGCTTTACGTATCCCGCGATGACGGCGTGACATGGAAGCAAGTGCAGCCGGATCAATTAGCCTACTTGAGCAACTTGCCAGCCGGTAAATCGCTTCGGGTCAAAGCGATTCTGAGCACTGGACAAGAGCTTCAAGGTGTCTCGTATTCTTGGGTGTAAGGAGTGAAAGGACATGGATATTATCGCTTACGGCGTGGCCAACAAGGCTGCGAAAGACGAAAAGAACACGAGGAATAATATCTTGGGGACTGGCGTGACGGGAGCTTATCCGCACGCCAAAGACCGGATCGATGCCCTAGAGGCGGGTATTCAGAATGCGGTGGCGAAAGCTAACGAGCTGATCATTAATGATGCGATCAACATTATGAAGGCGAATGCCAAGCTCAACGTGGTTGCCAAGACGATACGTTACAAGCATCAGAATATGATCTTTGAGGATTTTCTGGATGCAAGCGGGATCGATGCGGGGAAAAGCTCCAGCTATACACTGGATACAACGAATGGCCTTGTGAAAGCAAGCGGGAGCGGGAGCTATACGATTGTCACCACACAGGAGCTTGCCGATGTTGTACCAGAAAAGGCAATCTTGGTGGTTGAAGAAAACGAAAGTCCAACTATTGCCGGCACGTATTCCATTTCTCGCGACGATGGCGTCACATGGGAAACGATCTCACCCGAATCCTTATTCTACTTTACCGCTAAGTCACCGCAGGATAAGAAACTTCGACTCAAAGCAGTGTTGCCTGCCAATGCACAGCTATTAAATTACGGACTCACATGGTCCTAAAGGAGAGATTGTCATGGCAAGAGAACGTATCAGCCTTGTACCTGAAGAAGTAAAAACAGAAGCGACGCTTCGCAGTAAAATCGAAAGCGGCGAGTTAAACGCAGAATCTTATGCGGTGCTGCCGGCCGACGAGCAGGAGCTGGTCAATAAGATCCTATTCGACATCGCGGCTGAGAAGGTGAACCCAGCGGTCAGTGCATCGATCCTGGAGTTCACGCTGTTCTCCTTCATGCGAGTCGTTATGAAGAGGCTGGACGGTATGAGCTTAACCGCGGAAGACGAGGAAGTGCTTGCCGGCATTAAGACAGTTATGGGGACGCACGAGATCACGAATGGACAAACGTTAAAGGCCAATTGGCTGTTCGATTATCTCGGATATGCAAGCGAGAATGCAAAAGCAATTCTGGCTAATCGCGCGGATTATATCCAGAAAAAGAAGAATATCATCGGAAGAGTGTAATGCGCTACAATTAGGGCGCTTGAACTATATGGAGCTTCCCGCTATGATGTAAAAAGGCAAGTTTTTCCTATTGTTAGGGCATTGCCTTGGCATAAATAGATTCATAAGGAGTGATAGACATGGCTGTTTTAGAGTCGAATTTATCGTCCCCCGTGACTGCGATGGCAGGCGACACGCTTGCGCCTGCAAAAGTGCTGAACCTCAATTTCGCGGTTTCCCAAGGCAAGGTAACCCTGAATTGGGATCCGGTTACCACAGATGCTGACGCCTCGGCACTGACCGATCTGGCCGGCTACCGCGTTTACCGCAAAGCCAGCGCTGGAGATTCATTCGCCCTCGTATCGAACGTACCGGCATCTGTTGATGCACAGGTAACGACGTTCGAGGACGCAACGATGCTCGACGGTGCTTCCTACATCTATGCGGTTTCCGCATATGACGACGAAGTTACGCCGAACGAAGGCGCGCAGTCCGACGACCTTGCCGTGAAGACGATCCCATCGGTTCCTCAAAACCTGCAAACGACTTCCGGCGACGCGACGGTTCGCATCACTTGGAACACGGTTACGGACGCCGAGGACGCCAAGCTCAATGAGAACCTGGGCGGCTACCGCGTATACCGTAAACTGTCTTCGGATCAAAGTGCGCATGCGTTCCTGGCACAAGTGGCCGGCGACGTAACGCTGTACGACGACATTACGGTTGTCAACGGCAGCGAGTATAGCTACGTGGTTTCGGCGATTGATAACTCGCTGTAATCCAGTCCCAAAGAAAGAACATTTCTGCCCCGTGCGGAAATGTTCTTTCTTTATGTTCGGGTTCTGATATAATAGAAAAATGTAATGCCTTGCAATAAAAGGAGGTGCGACAAGGTGGCTGACACCCGATACTTATACACGAATGACGAGATTACGATCTCCAGTTCGTATCCGGTGACCTGCGCGCGTAAACTGGACCCGGACATTCAGGGGCAGACGGTCTTTGTGGATGACCAAACTTACTTGCGATACATTCCGACCGCGATGCAATTTGAAATCTTATCGGACTTACCAGAACAGCAGCTGGTCATCACAATCCCCTATGCCAACAAGCTGACCAATACGGAAGCGAAGTATTGCCGTATCGTTCGCTATGATGGCATCAGTATGTGGCGCGTGCTCGACACAAGCCTCGATGAAGGCGAAAAGACGCTCACGGCAACAGGCGATGCAACAGGTATTTACGGTATCTTTCTTAACGATTACTGGTATTCGGAGATTACGCAGCGCATCGCCAATGAATATCCGCTTTGGACTTGGATTCGGCAGTCGCGGGAGTCCAACGGTCAGCGCTTCTTCAACTGGTACGCCATGATGCTGGAAACGGTCGAGGATGAATACGACGAGCTCAAAAGCCAGAAGTTCATCGATCTTCTTGATCCGCAGATACTTGATTGGGTGTGGGTCTATGATCTGCCGGACATCCGGACATCCGACCAGCTTGCCTTCTATGATGATGAGGAACCTATCCCCATAATCGATTCGCTGCGGGATTTCTTTTTCAACAAGCTCGACGGCGGCGGTATCATTGACTTCGATAATCGGCGGATGTACACACGCAAAGAATACGGCGCATTCCGCGGGGAAATCCAGAACATTGACCGGCGGAGCAGCTTCACAGTGACCGCGCTGCCGCATCAAATCTGGAACGCGTTCGATGAGTTTGGGCTGCTCACGGGGACGCCGCGGCTGCACCGAGAGAAGAATGCCGAATATCGCGAGCGCATCAAGGACGTGTTCCGATATCCCGGCAACAGCAGTGACCAAGGGCTTACCTTCGCGATCGCACGTGAGTTAAATCTGATTCGCCGCGTAACCTGGCAGGACGACAACAAAAACTTGTACTTGAAAGGGAAGGGTGTCGAGCCCTATACGATTCGCATTGATGGGCAGCCGCTTGAGCCACTGGATTATGCTATAGACGAGTTCGGCTATATCCTGATTCAAGCGCAGAGCTCCGGCCGGACGCGAACCGTCTCTTTCATTAAGGACGTCGAGAAGCATGAGTTGTATCAAAAGAGCGACGAGGAGCTGTACCGCATCATGTTCCAGGATGACGGGCAAGCATCTGAGACACTCAAGCGCTGGGTGAACTATATCAATACGGTGGCGCCGATCATGTGGGGCCGCTTCAATTGGGATGAAGGCTACTGGGATACGATCAGCAAAGATCTGACCGGCCTCGGATATCTGCCGAACATCTGGGATTCAAGCATCGACAACTGGAAGGACTATACCTTTAACCCGAAACGGTGGGAGGGCTCAAACGTATGGCAATCTTAAATTTCGATTATAAACTGCAAGCCGTGATCCGCCCAATCATCTCGCTCTCATTCCACTATGAAGTCATTGCGACGGTGAAGCACGGAGACGGCAGCCAGCAGGACGTCTGCCTTTATAGGGACACAGCCATCATCACGAATTGGAATGACAGTCTCGCGGCTGGCAAGAAGCTGACAGACCTGAGTACCGCTATGCTCGGTGCGGCTACGCTCGCAGAGCTCCAAGCGACCGATCCGGATCTTCTCGTGGAGGCTTATTATGTCTGGAGCCCGGACACTCGCGTCTCGATCGTGTGCTTGCCGGATGGACTCGACAGCCCTTACGCATGGACCAATGCGCTGCCGCAGGAAGATGTGAACGTAGAGACGGATTGGATTAACGGTCCGCAGATCGATACGTTGACTGCGGGCAGTCCGGAGACACAGCTGCCGGTATCTGGCATGGACATTAAGCCGCTGATCAGCCGCAACAGTCTGACGCCGATGCCGGCCGACTATACGGTCATCCAGCTCGAAGCCACCAGCAGCAATGACAAGATTGTTCTGACGTACAGCGATAAGCTTTATGCCTATGGCCTCGACATCAGTGATCATCTTGTACTCGACATTACGCCGGAGACGACAAGCCTGCAGCTCGTAGTGGGCTTGCAGCAGGCGATCCGCGTGGATATGGAAACGAAGGGTGCCGGCGGTGTAGCCTCTGAAGCTCTCGGATGGAAATTCGATGAACAGAAAGTAGCCAGGGTTATCAGCTTCGACGGCAGCCAGGTGATGCTCGAGGGCATCGCGCCCGGCACGACGAATCTAATGCTTCGTTACGATGACTTTTATGCGAAGCCGATTGCGATCACAGTAGTTGATCCGAAAGGACGCCTCACCATCTCCCGCTCCCAGGAGCGTGCATTTGTCGGCGACACGGTGGCACTACATGTCGCTGCGGAGTATGAGAATGGCGATCGTTTCGCTATCCAGCTCTCGACACTCACGCTGACCAATGGCAATGCATTTGTCGAGAAAGTCAGCGAGACGGATTACAAGATCACGCCGCAGGCTTCCGATATCCTTTCGTTTGATCTTCTCGTCCGCTCCGATAGGGGAGAGGAAGTAGCGGCAACGGTCAAAGTACCGGTATGGAACAAGCAGCTCTACCGGTTCCATACGCTGCCGGAGACATCCACGCTTGTCGTGGGTCAGGAGCTGACAGTTACGGCCTTCTATGATGTCATGTTCGAGGACATGGGTCATGTGGATTCTGCGATTACTTGGGACATCGTGCAGGGTGAGGAGATCGCAAGCATCAGTAGCCGGAGCGGGAAAGGTGTCACCATCAAGGCACTGAGCGCCGGGGACATTCAAGTCCGAGCCACCGCTTACGGCAGCCAGTCGATCACGACGATCACGGCGCAGGGTCAAATGCAGCCCATCCTGAATGTCACGCCGGCAAGCGCGCATATCGCACCCGGGCAGTCACTGACTTTCTTTGCACAAGTGCTAAATGGGGACGCTGCTCCGGTAACATGGGAAGTGCAGGACAATGGCATCGTTCAGATCAACAAGCAAACCGAAAGCGCCTTAACCCTTGAGGGTGTCGTCAACGGCTCCGCTACCATCATGGCCAAGGCCGGATCGCTGGCTAAGCAAGTCGTGGTCACGGTCAGCGAAGAGATGATCAGCATAATGGCTACACCGGACCCGCTCCCAGCCGATGGCTCTTCCGAGCAGACCTACTTCCCTGCAGAGGACACGGATGAACAGTGGAGCGATCCGAAATTTGAATCGAACTACGTGGATGGTAAAGGCTTCAGCACCACACTGTACGGCCGCTCCCACGGCAGCGTCGATATGGCGCATGCGATCAAGTCCGGTATCGGCGATCATGATGATCTCATGGTTAAGAAGCCGCAACATGAAGTGGCCGTTCAGTCATTCCAATATGCCGCGCGGCTCCGGGGGAAACGTAAGCATCAGATCCTGATTTATCCAGAGTTGAACTTCCAGTACAGCATCTGGTACAAAGGCGACCTCTATGTAACCTACAATGAATCGCCTTACAAAATTGGCATCGATGCCTACCCGCCGAAGAAGTTTGGCTTCACGATTAAGGAAGACCGGATGCTTCCTATCCAGAAAGAATACGAGATCAACATGGAGATCGCTGGCGCGGTCGGCAAGAAGACGCTGGAATGGGCGGTCAATTACGAGGCCTTCTACGAAGTGCAGGACCAGGGCGACGTGAAGGATCTGTTCACCTCGTCTGCAGGTGATTATGTTGGCTACGGCAGCAGCGACGTTTGGAAGAAAAGCAGCGACGGCAAATACATCTATGACAACTCGAACCGTATGTGTTTCAGCGGCATCATCGCCAAGGGGGCCGGCGGCGAGTATTATGGGTGGGATAGCTACGAAGTTGAGTTCGATTTCAAGACGATCGGAGAAGGCAACCCGGATCCAACTGTCGGCCCACAGGACGATGACGTCATCGGTATCATCTTCAAGGCCAAGGATAAGCGCAACTTCTACATGATGATTTGGGAATCCGACTATCGCGTGAAAGGCTCGAATCGGATCGGCGCAAACATCGATGGTACGAACATCTTCACGGCCGACGAGACGGTCTGGAATGACGGCAATCACATGGCGTACTCACGAAACTACCTGAGCTCTGATTCGCTCTGGAGTGCGTATCAAACCGGCACCGGCTGGAAGACGCAGCACCGCCGCATCTACAAAGTCACGGATGGCAAGATGTACAAGGTCAACGCGACCGACCTGGGCGGCGGCAACGGATGGGATTACCAAACGATGGAGTCTATGAAAGTACGTTGTACGGGGAAGCATGCAGAAATTTTCGTCCGACACAGCCTGACTGAGGAATACGCCAAGGTCTTCGAGTTTGATACGGATTGGGAAAACGGAGCTTTCGGCGCATGCAACTGGTCCCAAGCCGTCGAGTTCCACGGGATCCGCGTCAAGCACTGGATCAAGTTCACCGGCCGTGAACCACAAACGGGCTGGGCACAGTTCGACGAGATTACGCCTTCGCCAAAGACGATTAATCCAAGCTCGTCCGACTACATCAAGGTCAACCTGCTTGCACGCATGGCGCAACTGGGCGTGACCGGCAAGGCGTATACGATCGGCAGCATCTCGGCAGAGGTGAAAGATTCCACGGCGGGTGCGGCATTCGCGGGCGTCGGTCAGCCAGTCACGGTGAAGACGTTCAACAGCCCGAACGCCGGGACCACGCAGTCGTTCACCTATACCAAGAAAGGCACCTTCGAGGTGACGCCGGACAACATCGATAACACGAGCGGCGCGGTCGTCTTCGAGGATATCGATGACTTCTTCCGGGCCGAGAAAAGCAACTTCCTGGCAAGCCATGCCGATCTGAGTCCGGATGCCATTACGGCAACCTACACGATCGTGAAGCCAGCATCGAGCGATACGGAGTTCGCCTTCGAGAACAATAAGAAGCTGATCTTCTGGCACGGCGATCCGGAACACGTCATCACGGAGAAGACCTACGAGTATTCGGTCTATGCGTATGACGGCTGGGTGGCTGCTCGTGACCTGAAAGAGTTCGTCGGCGGTAAGTGGGCGACGTACACGTTGACGCTCCAGGACTCCGGAGAATATACTATCGACCCGGCGCATCATGCATGGAAATGGGCGAAGGCTGGCACGGTGACGACGCATCACGATCCGACCGATGTGCTCATGCTGAAGACGACCGAATGGTACCAAGGCACGTTCCCGGCCGACATCAAGAACGAAGGCGTGGCCAACAGTGACGAGCCCACATACGTGGACGTACCGCCAAACCATGAGCATTATGTCGATCCGTATACCGGAGCGCCAATGCCGGCCGTCTACGCCAACGTGCATTACGTGCTGCATAAGTATCCGGTCGGCAAGCTCAGCTTCCTCTGGATGTATTGGGAATCGAAGCCGGGACAGACCACACGCAACACAAGCTCGTCGGTAAACGTGATTACAAGCGAACCGCTGCTGTTCACCGATCGGCAGAACGATCGCGTCGTCATCAAATGTGATGCGGATCCGCGGTATGTACCTTGGATCAGCGGTAAGTATATCGGGCAGGGCAAGGTCAACGGCAAGCGTCCGTTCTTCAGCTCCGGCGCCGGCAAAGCGAATATGGTAGATGTCCCAACGGACACCGTATTCCTGCCGCCGAACCTGACCCACATTGAGGGGCCGTTCATCGAGACGGATAACGAGAACGTCACCATTGAATATGACACCTTCAAGAAGACCGTGAACTTCATGTCCGATTACCAGGATGCTTACGTATGGTATACCGACTGGTACACCGACTGGGTGGAAGACCCGCGCAGCTTCTACGCGGACAATGAGTCGGTTACAACGATCGGCGACACGATCTCAATTAACCCGATGCTCGACCCGAATTATGATGAGAACGTCTTTATCGAGAAGATCGAAGCGATCAGCTCGAATCCATTTGTTTCGGTGTGGCTCGACAAGCAGGATGGCGACACCAGCGGCCTGCTCGGCACCTATTACCGGTACCCGCTTCAGACGAAGATCCTCAAGGAATCATTCGTCGTCGGCGGCGACTACCATGTAAAGGAGCAGCTATTCACCGTGCAGGAGGCAGTCGCAGCTCACAGAGAAGACGGCGAGCCGGCGCGCGAAGTATTCCTGGCAGGCCAGGCCGCAGTCCGTGGGCGCGCAGCAGCGACGGAGCAGAAGACCGCACACACGATCTACGTGCCGGCAGGGGAGAGCTCGCTCAAGATTCTGACGTCCTTCATGCAGAATACGGGAGACACGTTCCCGGACATGATCGTGCATGCGCCAAACGGCGAGACATTTGGCATCACCGCCAATAACGGCACCTGGGCGCAGACAGCCATCAGCAAGACGATCTTCGAGAACGGCAACTTAATCACGGCTGCCTCCAAGTACGACTACAGCGGCGGCGCGGATGTGTATGAGCTCATGACGTTTACGCGGCCAATCGAAGGCTCTTGGATGGTGGAGGTCTATAACCAAGGGATCACGGATACCGATTACGCGATCACAAGCAACATCGGCAATACCGTGCAGCAGCAGTTTTATACGGACTTTGCCGCAGACCCATGGAATGTGCAGATCAAAGTGAACGGCATTTCCATCACGGACTTCGTGGTTGATGACAAGCGGATTACGCTTGGGCCGGTATTGCTGAAGACCGACCTGCTGGATATCAACTACACCGCTGGCGGCTATCAGATCGACGAGCTACCGATGCAGAGCACGTTCAGCTTCAACGACCTGCAGCCATTCACGATTCTATCCGTGCAGCGCAATGGCGTTGAGATCCCGCAGAGCTCGACGGAAGGCTACACGGTTGATGGCCAGCAGTTCCAGCTGCATGGCTCGTATGTGACGCCAGGGGACGTGAAGGTGCGTTATGCGACGGGCAGCATCACCAACCTGTTCGAGTTGACGCAGGATCCGGGCCTTGGAGTCACGGTTTACCTGAACGGCGTGAAGCTCGATCCGAGCAAGTACAGCCTGAGCGGCCGCACGCTTGTCGTGGACCGCAGCATGCTGAATCCGAAGGACTGGATTCATGTTCAATCCTATGAGGTCACGGGAAGCTTCGATCCGAGCAAGGCGAATTACCTGGGCGATGTTCAGTTCTCTCGCGTCGATGCTCGCATCGATTTCAACTGGGGCAGCCAATCGCCATTCGTCAGTACGGAGCCGGTCGGCACAAATGCCGCAGCCTTCACGAGCCAATCGGTGATCCTAGACCAGATGTCCTTTAATCTGAACGTCGATCTGGACATTAGCTATCCGTCCGATGAAGTGATCGACATCTCGAACTTCACCGGGGAATGGATCAAGTTCGATGAAAATGTTGGCGCGGACGTGGGGGATTGGCATGGACCTCCGGAAGATGGATACAGCAAGGTGACAAACCTGGCCAACCAAAGCTACCGTTCGGGGTTCTTCAATCCGAACCATCGGGACTTCACCGATTATACCTTTAGCTTCAAGGTGCAGGAAGTAGCCTCCGGGGATGACGACATGTACGGCGCCATCTTCCGATTCGACCCGGGCACACTGAACTTCTACTCGTTCGAGATGGACGCATACTGGTCGCGCAATATGGTCGGCGGAACCGACGCCAAGGGCATGGGCATCTACCGCAACATCTGCCTCAACCCGTCGCAGTACGGCGTGGCCAAGTTGCAGTACACCAAAGTTATGTTGGCGCATCTCGATGAGGGATGGACGTTCGGCGCGGACGAGACAAACGAAATCAAGGTTAAGCTGGTCGGCCGCTCGATTACGGTTTGGGTGAACGGCACCGAGAAGTTCAGCATCGTCGACAGCGCACCGGATGCCATCCTGAAAGGAGCATGGGGGCCGGTCACCGCGTCGCAACCGAAAACGTACTTCTGGGACTTCAAGGCATCGCGGATGCTGCTGAACACGTTCGTGCAAAGCCCAGGCCAGCGTCATACGATTTCGGCACAAGTGGATCGGCCAATTACGGACTCGCCGAAGACACTGACCGTCATCGTAAAGGACATCAGCATCCATGACGAGTTCCTGCAGGAAATCAACAATTTCCTTGCCGCACATCCGGGGATGACGGAAGCGGACATCTCGTGCTCGTTCAAGATTATGAATGATGCCAGCATCACAAAGACCAGCTTCGACAAGGCGGCCGCACATGGCACGCTGACGATTGACGGCACGAGCAGGGTTGTCGCCGAGATCACGACGAAGCCGGCCAGCGCGCCGGACGCACCGGACTGGAGCGATTATCGCCATCTTCCGCGGACGTACCTGGATCCGAACGCGCCGCTCGACGTGTATACGCCGGATCTGCCGGAGCCATATATCGCACCGATCCAGGTGCCGGCGTCCGGATCACCAAGCGATGGGTTTGCCATCAGCTGGCGGGGCAACATCTATGCGCCGACTGCCGGTCTCTATCAATTCCATTCGACGTCAGACGATGGATTCAGGCTCTGGGTGAACAGGGTGCAGGTCATCGACGCATGGCGTGATGAGCCGGACACAAACTCGGGCTCGATCAATCTCGAAGGCGGCCGCTGGTACGAAATCAGCGCAACGTACTACGAGAACACGGGAAGCGCAATGGTGAAGCTGGAGTGGACGCAGCCAGGCGGAACCAAGGAAATCGTGCCATCCAGCCGGCTTGCGCCGTTCCTCGGCTACGCCATCAATGCGCAGGTTCGCAGTGCCGCTCCACTGCCGTGGAATCCGATGCTGCATAACGGCTATTACTACTTCCAAGAGAAGGAGCAGTACCTGTTCGCCGAGAAGATCCGACTCGTCAAGACGCCGGTGGATCAGCAGATCCTGATCAGCCCTCGGCCTCAGCAAGGCGCCGCATTCATCGTCCGGGACAACGAGGGTAATAATCTACGTAAGGTCGCCTTCTTCGAGGAGGTCCGAAACGCAGCAGGCTTGCTGACCGGGGTGAATCAGACACTCGAGAACATCGAATCCATGAGCGGCAACGGGTACGCGAAATACTACCTGCAGTACAAGGCTATCGATCCAGACACGCTGGTTGTCACATTGAATGGCATTACAATCAGTTCAACACAATATATCTTCAATCCTAAAAATTCTTCGATTGAGTTCATGAACAATTTGGGATTTGATGATATAATGGAGTTCAGGTATAAGCTGCTGTATAGTTTCTATGTCGATTACAACTATGATGTAGAGAATGATGTGGCACGGATTGTATTGCACAACAATTACGATCCAACCATGATGCAGGATATGGAGATTATCTATGAGGGTGCGAAGGACACGCCGTTCTACCGGGCGGAGGAAGTCTCGTTTAACCCAATCCTGAATCATAATCATCGCGGCTTCCTGTGCCTGACCAATAAGGTGGATCAGGATCCCAAGGTGCTGGAGATCAGCATCTCGCCGAAGTCGCTGCCAGCTGGCAGCACGGGCAAGGTTCTGGTGACAGGCCGAGCGCTCGACAAATACAACAACCCGATTCAGAACAAGGAAGTGGACATCTACCGCGACGGCGAGCTGATGTTCTCCGGCAAGACGAACCGGGCCGGCGAAGTCTATCTGTACGATCAGCCAATAATGCCGAGCGACAATATCACCAACTACCAGATCGTCTGCGCTGATCTGAGTAATATGGAGCAGCTGAGCTTCTACGCGCCAAACGTGGCGAATCGAGTTTACCTCGAAATGAAGACCAGCAAAGCCGTACTGCTAGCCGGCCAGAATGACGAGGCAACCATCACGATTACGCTTCGGGATGAAAACTGGGGTGTGCTGACGGGCAAACAAATTCGGGTTGCTTATAAGGATACGAAGGGTGTTACAAGATCTTTCGTTCCCACGACGGATGATTATGGTCAGACCTCGATTACAATTTCGGGGCTCTCGCAAGAGCAAGGGGTGTTCGCGGTAACGGCAACATGCACTGTGGGCGCGGAAGAATCGAGTAACTTTATCTTTCTAAAAGTGATAGGGGCGTAACACCCCCTATTGCTTTCTTTACATATTGGCCCAAAAGGAGGATCCATTATGATTCAGTTTTCATACCGCATCAGCTGCGTCGTTGCGGTTCCATCTAAAGAAATTCTCGCGCATGCTTTTCATTACGAGGCCGATAACTTTTCCATCAATGAAACCTTCAATCGCCCAACAGCCAGCAAGACTGTGGCTGAAAATAAAACGATGCACGACCTGTTCGAGCCGCTGATACAGGAATACGCAAGCAGCTACGGCCTGCAGCGGGAAGATGTTCAGGTAACCAAATACTTGGCTTCCTCCGGCAGCCCGGATATCGTTGTCTCCTTCTGGGACGGCGCCGAGCATAAGCTTGAAACGACCTCGGATGCCTGCACGGCGATCGCTTACTATCATCCCGATATGAATCTTGGTTACGGTCTCGAGCTCTACGAGTACATCAGCAAGCTGCCGAACAACACGTTCGCGCTTCGTGTCGGAGAACAGGTGCCCGAGGGCGATGTGAATCTGGCCTTCGTGCATACACCGCGCATTAACAGCAGTGAAAACGTCTCATTCATCGACACGGCTTACGTCAATGAGAACGTTATACCGATGGAGCAAATCGAAAGCCTGGTTGTGCCGGACGAAAATGGCGTCCTTTCGTATGCCGACATCATATCCGATGATCAGCCGATCGTGAAGCGTCCGCCGTATGATCGGTTCCCCTCGAACCAGGTTAACATCACACGGCGCTTTCTGCGCAATGAAGCGAGCATCAGCTCCGCACTCTATTACAAGTTCGAGCTGCTGTATCATTACGATAGCGATCCGGGGGAACCGGGCAAGGTGACTCGGTACCGCGGCAATCAGATTCAGATCACGGACGAGAATGGCAACGTGCTTGGTGACAGCATCAAGTCGCTGATCTATGTCCGCGCGATGGAAGGCAATCCGAAAATCTACTGGGCGAAGATTTATCTGCAGCTCAACACCGACGAGGAGCAGACCTACAAGGTCCGCTACAATCATGTAGATAAGGTTGTCTCGGACGAAGTGCTCAAAAGCGTGAACAAGGCCGTGGAGCTTTACGACAATACCATCAACGTCAAGGACGGAAAGGTGTATGTCGAGGGAGGCAAGCTGCGAGTCATCAACGGCATAAGCGCCTATCAGGAAGTCTCTTCGGAGCAGCTGGCAGCAGCAGATGACACCGAAGAAGTCTACATGATTGAGGAGTACCCGGACAAGGATGGCTATAAAATCACAGTGCCACAGAAGTCCGAATACGACCCGCGCGTAAAGAAGATCTTTAACTATAAACTGACAGCCAGCTTCCAAGATGACGAGGGCAGCACCCGCCGGCTCACGTTCGGCTATGTCACGGATTGGGTAATCAATCCGGAAGCGCTTCTGGCGCACGAGGCGCTGGATTACTCGGAGGCCTGGAAGTCGATCGGCATGCGCACCGGCGCCGGCTTCCTGAGCGCGCGCAGCCTAATCAATACGGTCCTGCCGATGGACATGCCGTCGTTGCCGGCCGACGCCACCTTCGCCATTGAAGACGCAGACGGCAACATCCTCTACACGGTAACGTCGAGCCCGGATAACGGCAGCGTCGATACGAAGGTAGGCCCAAGCGGCAGCGAGGCGCCGCAGGCCAAGAGCAACCTGACGACGGACGACTGGAGCGAAGCTGCGCAGCCAAACGTGCGTATTAAGAACAATCCGATCTCACATCAATGCACGATTATTCCCGAGAAGCAGAAGACAGAGCTCAGCTTCAACTGGGAAGCAAGCGGAGAAGGTCAGATATCCAGTACGCTCAGCTACCACGGCCAGTTCCGCTGCTTCCAGGATTACTCGATTGCCTTGCAGAATCAAACGAAGGTCTTCGACGTCTTTACTGGCTGGGACTTCATCGGTACCAGCGCCACGAAGAACAAATGGTTCTATAACAATTCGTCCGATGTGCTGAAACTCGTGACGAACGCGGTAGAAGTCAGTGGCTATTGGAACCGGGAGCATGTTAGCAAGACGGATTACAAGTTCTCGGCGGTCGTCTCGATCCAGGATTCCAACGACGATGACGTGATCGGCTTCTTGTTCCGCGTCAGAGACGAGCACCACTATTATATGTTCACCTGGGAGCGCCAGCAAATGTGGCAGGCTACTGCACCGGACGGCAATGGCGTCGGCCGCATCCTGCTCAGCAATCGCGGCGTCTCTGCAGCCCAGTATTATACGGCCTACCAGCAGACGCTGCCGGGCGTACCGGATCCGAATTACGATGCGGTCTACGACATGACCCAGTACCTGAACAACACCGGCTTTGGCAACAAGAAGACACGGATCTTCAAAGCGTCACCGAGCTCGCTGCCGCCATACAGTGATCTCGCCGCGCCAAACTGCCAGTACAAATCCGACAACTCGGGCAACTCCTTCACGGACATCACGAACCCGACGACGGCATCCAACCAAGGCTGGAATGCCAATGAAACGGTCAAGATCACGGTCATCTGCCAAGGCAACCAGATGAAGGTTTACATCAGCCGCGATATTAGCGATGCAGCACTCGGCACGCTCGTGGCTGAAGCAATTGACAATGATTACGCTTCGGGCGGCTATGGACTCTGCAACATCTCGCAGGCCGGCTGTGCATGGTCTAAAATGACGTTCCAGGAACTGAACCTGCATCGTGAATACACGGACTGGGTGGACGTCAATCTGACCAGCAATGGCGAAGTGAAGATGATGGACGATAAGCCGGAAGATATCCTGAAAGGGAAGGTCGAGGATTATATCAAGGCCACCTACGGCACGCTGTTTGCCTATCAGCCGTATCCATCCGCCGCGGTCCAGTTCGAGAAGAATCCGGCCGACTTGAATGTACGGATCAAAGACGGCTATCCGTATGCGCAAACGAACAACTATACGGCAGGCGGCACGGAGATCACGCCGTGGAAGACGTCGGAGCATGCGATCAACATTAAGGGAACGGGAAAAGCCTACCTCATGGCGGACGGCTCCATGAGCTACACGCTCTCGCCGGCGACCTTATCCAAGGCGGCGATCCCGGCCGATGTCGAAAACTTCTCCTGGAACCGCATCTGGATCACCGGCGGCGACACTGTGAGTCTCTCCATAGGTCCGTCTAATGAGGTCAATGCGCAGGCAAATGTGCCGCCGATTGTGCCGGTCGGTACGCCCATCACCTGGCCGCAGACGGCAGACATGATCTACAAGCACGAGGACGTGAAGTCGCTTGGCGCACTGTTTGCGGAGGAGGGCATCTATAGCAAACTCGGTATCCCGAGCGATGTGCCGAAGGATCAGGTATTGCTTCGAATCGAGCGCGGCGACATCAGTGGCCGCAACAAGGAGTTCCGCGTCAATTACCGCTGGCGCTATACGCTGGGCAGCATGGAAAAATTCGAGGTTGATCAGGCTTACGCCGGTGTGAACCGCATGCGCTTGAAGAACGTCCTGAAGCCGGGCTCCTCCGATCTGCTGGATGGCCTGGTCGTCGATCTGGCGGCATGGACTAACTTCGAGGAGCTCGAGGCAGTGCCAATCCTGGCCATCAAGCTGGACGACAATCGCAAGATTGAAGTCGAGAAGCCGAAGGTCGCCATGAGCGAGATGGAGACGCAGAACTGGTACGTGCGCGTCAAGAACGGGCGCGTGAAGCGCCGACTGCAGCTGCCGTACTTCGAGGCTGCGGAGAAGGTGCCGCAGATCTACATGTCGTATCCCGAGCTGATCTCCTATGCGCCGCGCAGTGCGGAGCTGACCACGGAGATTGTCATGGATTACACGATTCCCGAATACACGAACCAGTCGTTCTACAAACGGCCGGTCATGCTGGTGGAGCGGGAGACGCCGATCATCCTAAACGAGAAGACAATTCAGACCCGCTTCACGCCGATCGTACTGTCGTCGGACGTCGGCATCAGCTATCTGGAAGTCGAGGCGCTGCGGATCAACAATTCCCGGAAGCTCCGTGTGGCCGACGTGGACGCCAAGAAGGGTATCATTTACCTGCATGACAAGATCCGGGATCAGGATGAAGTAATCGTACAATACGCTTATGAAGAAGACTGGTATACGTACCGCGGCTTCGAGCGCAAGAACGAAACGACAGGGAAGACCGATTTCTTCCACTTGGATCTGAATCCAAGCCCGGGGCACAAGTTCACGATGGCAATGCGCGGCCTACGCCGCTGGGTGCCGGGGGATATGGTGGCTGGCGACTACACGGTCGAGGAGCATGTCAGCAACGAGCTGCTCGTCCGCCAGATGCACATCTACCTGCGGCCGACATCCATCTGGGTGCGGCAGGGGACGGAGCTTACGCTGATCGAAGGCACGAGCAGGACAACGGGCATCTTCCATACGGACGAGGATTTCTGGTTCGATCCGGAGGATTATTATTACGATCCGTCCATGCTGCGCATCGGCAAGTTCACGGTGCAGCCGAACAGCACGGCCAAGAAGGACATGATCATCCTGGATACACGGAGCCGCGGCGGCGGACTCGATGAGGCGCTCTCCAAAGCGATCATCAAGAGCGTCAATCAGGAGTCGCTGTACAACTGGGACATCGGCTACTTCGACGGTGAAGCCTATCAGGAGAACGGCGTGTTCATCATCCGGCTGCCACGGTCCATCCTGCGATCGCCAAACAATCCAGATGGCTTCCACGAGTCAGAGATCCAGGCGGCCGTGGCCAAGTACAAAGCATACGGCAACCTGCCGATCATCGAATACGTGGATCCGGAGGAGGAAGACTTAAACATCATCGGCAACAGCGAGTTCAAGGGCGCGAAGCATATCACCGAGTACAACGAGAAGCTCTCGAGCGGCGTCTACTTCATCGACGAGACAGACCTTGGCAACGGCGAGGACAGTATATTGAGTTTGTTCAATGACGCCGAATATGCCATCACGCTCCCTGGCACGAAGCTCACGAAGACCAAGTACCGAGTGGACGTGAAAGCGCGACTTGATCCAAGCGCCTCGGAGCGCCTATGCGGTGAGATCCAAATCTTCAGCACTGCCGGCCTCGTCGGAAGTATCATGCTTCCGGCTGTCGAGCAGGGCGATTGGATGGTTTACACGGCGGAAGTCGAGCTTCCTGCCGATGCCAACCAGGTGAACATCCTTGTTAATCATACCATCGACCAGTCTACGGGTCTGATGTACGTTGATTATGTCAAGATGACGCCGGTGCTGGATACGGACGAAGACCTAGAAGTCATTGAGATTTAGAGTGAAATTGTAATGCCTTTCATGTTAAAATAAAAAGCGGTTGGTGATAATCGCCAGCCGCTTTTTTAAAGGAGGAATCCCTATGCCAGTGAGCAACACGAATGAGCTGATTCCATTTGTGAATCAGCTCGAAGCGAAGCTGAATGACCTGAGCACATCGATGTCTTCTTGGCAGCAGAATAAAGGCGCGATTCTGGCCGCGGTCCCGCAGGTTGCGATCAATAAAACGAATGCCATTACAGCGATCGTCAAGGCTGAAGATGCGCTGGCCGAGCTCAACACGGCGACATTTGGTGTCGTGGCAGCGAAGGGGCAGAAGTTGAAGAAGCTGCTGGAAGACTTGAAAGCTCAAGTCGTGGAGATCGCGGAGAATGCATCTGGTACTGGAGTCGAGTCTTACATTAAGGATGAGGTCAATAACGCCATTGCCGAAGTGGATTCGGTTGTCGATGACGGCCTAAAGCTGGACTTTAGGCTCCGCCGGATTCAAGAGATGGCACAGGACAGTCTTGATTTCATCAACCGGGATATTGTTATGCCTTACAAGCTGGAGCTGACACACAACGTGACGGAGACCGTCATTCAGGTGCCGGCCGAAGAAGGCATCATCTTCCTGGATGGATTAGTCACCGTTCTCGACGAGAATGGCGAAAAAGGCTTCCTGACTTCCAGTAACCGATTGCTGCTCGGGTCAATCGACGTCACGGGTCAAATCATTTTGGACGAAGCGCCGAAACAGCCGGTCCGACTGTACTTCCCCGTGCAGATGAAATTCAAAGATGTGCCGGATGACTTCCTGTATTTCCTCCTGGAGACGGTCGTGTCCAAGACAAGCCCGCTCATGGAAATGCTGCAGCGCTTCGAGAAGATGCTGACCGGGGTGCTGACGGACATTGAAGCGATGAAAGGTGTCGAGTGGACCGCCGATTTCTCCATTATGCGAAATCAGAAGGAGATCGTAACGGAATCTATTACACCGAAGGGGCTCATGGTGACGGTGCAGGATGGCATGGCGCACGCCACGTTCTCGTACAATGAGCACCCGCTTCTCAGCCATTTCATTTTGGAGAAATGGGACGAGGACGCCAACGACTGGAAGCCGTATGACGGCGACCACGGAATCATCGCAAAGTAACAAAGCGGCAGCCGAAAGGCTGTCCTTTATACATAGGAGGTGAAGCAGGTGGGGAAGTACCTTGATGACTTTCTTTTAACCATGCCTGATACGCAGCGAAAAAAATTGATGGAGCTGCTGGAGATCAAACAACAAGAAGGGCTCATAAAAAGCGACTACGAGCTCAAGGCCGAGCTTGACCGGCTCATGGCCCAGCTCAATCAATACAAGGGCGTGCCGACATTCAAAGCTCGTCACCAAACCGGCAAGACTAATTCCGCCGACTATAACAGCAGTCTCGATGAGATTGCATTCGACCTTATGACGCTTTTCTCCGCGTCCGGGCAGATCGATCAGATTATCACGGACAATCATCAGTTGTCCCGCTCGATGCTGGCCGAGTTGAAGAAGAAAGTGCAAATGCTCGACAGCCAGGTGGAACGCTACAAGCTCATCATGCAGAACACGGACGGCTTCGTCGAAGGCGTTCATGAGCAGTTCCAGGCCCAGCAGTATACGGAGACGGACAGTGAAGCGCTCGCACTGCTTCGCAAAGATCGCTACGGTCAATACCTCGCCGATAAGTACCAGGGCGAAATCGTCGCCGACCGGCTACAGTTGGCCAGCTATGAAACGATCGATCAGTTGAAGAACCCCTACGGCCGCAAGCTGGCTGACATCCGCGTCGTCAACCGCACCGGTGACATGGCAACCAACCCAGAGCATCCGGTGGATTATGCGATCGACGGCTCGCTTGAAAGCTACTGGGCTGAAGTCGTTCTCTCTGATGAGCCGATCACACATGACATCAGCGATATCTGGACGCACGACTATACGGATTATCCGAAGGACGGCGCGATGACGGAGATCGAGATCAAGCTGAGCGGCCTGACCACGGTATCCGAAATCCAGTTCGATCCGTACTGCGCATACCCGCTCGAGATCGTCGCCGTGCATGGTTACGAGTCGGCCGACAAGGATGCGAAGATGTACGCCCTTATCACGCCGGATCACGATAATCCGTCGCAGCGCAGCAAGAAGTCAGTTGGTCTGATCAGCTTTCAGTTCCCTTCGGTGGACATCTCCATGCTTCGCGTCTTGATGCGGCAGGAGAATTACGTCAAAGAAAATTACATCGTCAGCATAGATGAAGCCAACCAAGCGGAGCTGTGGCAGAAGATCGTCAACGACAATCAACTGCTGACACTCGGCACCGATGCCATCGCCGATAAAGTAAGCCCGGGCGAATCCATCGCGGAGTTCGACAAGAAAAACGAGCTCACAGGCTGGAACCGGTATCTATCGGCGCTCAAGAACTGGGCGGCCACGGCTGGCAATGCGGCAAACAGCGTCGTGGATGCGGCGAAGGCAGCCATGGATGTCGTCCGGACGGGCAACTATAAGAACCCGATGCAGCTCGCGCTGCGGTCCATCTCGGCGACCGGGCAGCCGCAGCAGATCCCGGATAACCTAAGCCAGCAATGGACGGCGGTGTCGAAGCTGTCCTACTTGTACGGATTCTATAACATCAGCTTGACTGGCCGCAAGTTCCAGCAGCGTTCGATCTACGTATCGAAGCCGTTACCGATAAACGGGAACATGAAGATGCTGAGTCTCATGACGGACGAGAAGCACCACAATGTAACGATGGATAATGGCGATGCGGTCCGCATAACAGACATAGAATATTACATCGCCTACAAGAAGAATCCGGACGTGGGCGCATGGAAGCCGATCCTGCCGGCTAACAAGGATTACGTCGAAGGCGAACTCCTCTTTGGCAGCAGCGTGACCGAGAGCTATCCGGAGATGTTGGGCACCATCCAATTTAGCTTCCGCTTCCCGATCATCTCAGCCGACACGGTAGTCCTCCGACGCGACGGCATACCGGTGCCGCGCGCGCAGTATGTCATCTCGACTGATGGGAAGAAGCTCGGCATCATCAGCCAATATTATTCGGCCTCCAGTATTTACACGGTGGATTATAAGCCGGTCGAAGATGCATACATCGTCAGCATCGACGAGACGGAAATCCAGCCGATGCAATATATCAATGACCAGGGTGAGACAGGGGAAACGTTCGCTGCGGTGGATGACAACAACACCGTCACGATCAAGCATGTGCCCTTCGTCTTCCGCAATCAGCTATTCGCTTATGACGATACGCTGGAGCGGTACAACCAAGACGATACGCAGCTGCAGGCCGAAGACCTGTACTACCCGGTTATCGTCCGGGTAAACGGGGTGGAGTACAAGAACATCACCGATTACTCAAGCGGTACTTACGATACCAGCCGACTGCAGATCGAAAATGAAGGACATGTCTTTGCGCAGATCGGCAATCAGATCATCTTCCCGATAGCAGCATTCGGGGACGAACTGAAGAACATCACGGTCGATTATTATTACCTGACCACGGACGTCCGCCTAAAGGCGATCCTGCGCCGTAACAGCGCTGGATACGAAAGTGTGACCCCGGCTGTCTTCAGCTATTCGCTTCGCTGTCAAACCTACGATCAGGAGGTTCGCAATGGCTAATCTCAAAAACAACTCCCAGCTCCTATATCAGCAAGCGGTGGCTCAGTTCGACAAAGCGAAGACCGCCTTCGAGAACGGCTCAATTAAGACGGACACTTCGCTGATTAAGAGCGTATTCCAATCCTTCCAAGATTTCTTCGTCAGCATGGGGCAGCCATTGATGCAGCTCCGGCTGGCTCCGATTGACGGGCCGCCATGGAGCGACGACTACAACAACATGATGGACGAGCTGCAGAGCGATCTGCAGATCATGTTCCAGGAAGCGGACATCTTGAGCAAGGCACTGTATGCCGACTTCAACTACAATCAGGTGCAGCATTCCATCCTCGACAATCAGTTCACGCAGATCGCCGACAAGCTGAAGGATCTGGAACTGCTGACAACCAATGCGGCCAGCAACGGCCGCATCACGTTTCATCGAAACGATTTTGTTAATCAGGACAAGATCGATTTCGACCGAATTGTTGGCTCGCCGGCGCACATCGAGAACGGTGCTGTCACACTCCAGCAAAAAAGCGCGACGAACGTGGCCGAAGATGCGCAGGTAGCGATTGTCATCGGGAACAAAACTTATGACCAGTTCATCATCGGCTCCGACTCCAATGGCTTCCCCGGTAACACCCACGAGGTAACGGTATCGCCGGGCAGTTCACTGACAGAAGCCGATTACACGTATGCGTTCGTTGGCCAGAAGAACAGCCATGCCAATTATGGCGCGGTGCTCGACGGCAACGCGAACACCTGGTTTGAATACGAGCTCGTGAATATCCGAGATATTGATAAGCAGAAAGTGGCTAAGAACCTCGGCTTCGACTATCAAGTGAGCGGCAACCAGACACTCTCTTGGGCCAAGGACCCAGCGGACGGCGTACTGCGGCTGCATATGCAGGTCGTGCTTCCGGAAGCCAAGCAGATCAATAAGGTCAACGTGAACCTGTACACCCCGCCGAACTACGGCGCCAAGCCGGCGATCATTCGCGACGTGTTGATCTCAGACGGCCAGAACGCACCGAAGTCGGTACTAAGCGCCAGCAAGAAGGACGAGGACACCACATTCATCTTCACGCCGCAGAATGCCAAGGTCATCTCGATCCTGTTCGAGCAGCCGGCGAAGTATTACACCGACATCGGGCACATCTACTACGAGCAGAAGATGCAGGTCGAGGACGGCACAGCTTATGTGTTTGACTCGCTCACGAAGAAGACGGACGCCGCCGAGCAGCCGCGGATCAATGGACCGGTCATCGGACTGCAGGATCTCGGCGTCAACGTCAAGATTAGCGATGCATCGGTGGATGCAAACTACCCGCTCCGCGGCAGCGATCAAGATCAAATCGCCATGGATGACGTCATCTACAATCTAACCCGCACGATCAATAACGAAAATATCGATGTAGGCGTCGAACGCTTTGAAGGTTGGCGTTACTGCATCGGCGTGCGGGACATTGAGATTTGGTCCTGCGAATACGAGCAATCCGCCGAAATTGTATCCGAGCCATACTACTTCGACAAGCCGCTCGAGAAGATCACGCTCTCCGTGGATGAGGATATTCCGGCGCCGTTCTATGCCGACGATCCATCCCAGAAGTACAAGTGGATCAAATACTTTGTGTCGATCGATGATGGCTCGACATGGCATCCGATCACACCGCTGGAGCGTCAGCCCTTTGTAAGCGGTGGGGAGCCGGCGCCGCCGAAGATTTACACGGTACAGCAAGTATCAAAGTCCAGCCAGGCAACCGCCAGCGACGGATATCTGGAATCCGAGTATCCGGTGTACAGCCTGCGGATCCGAATCTTGTTTCAACGGCCAGAGGAGGAAAGTGCATGAACCAGTTTTCAACCCCTATACTGAAAAGCTTTAACATTAAAGCACATGTCGCTGGTGATGAAGTCGACATGGAAGCATCGACACGGCGCGCGGCGGATAATCAAGACGACGGGGACACGGGCGGCGGAGATACGGATATCCCGTACTTCCCGCCAACGCCGCCTGATCCAAATGGAGATGATACCGGGGGCGGGGGCTCCAACCCGGGAAGCGGCGACGGGAACGACCCGGGCAATGGAGGAGGGGGCACAGACCCGAATGACCCGAATGACCCGAATGACCCCAATGACCCCAATGACCCTAATGATCCGAATGATCCGAGTGACCCTAATGACCCTAATGACCCGAATGATCCTAATGATCCTAATGATCCTAATGATCCAACGGACCCGACCGACCCACACCCAGGCGACAAACCGATCAAAGTTACGATCAGCCCGAAGCCAACTAGCGTACCCAAGGGTGAGGATATCGTGGTCCTCGGCGTAGTTGATAGCGCCTATCCGATTACGAAAGCGGTCGTGTTCGTCAACGGAACCGAAGTGGACCATACCGACTATAGTCTGCCAACGGTTACATCCGCGGTGGGCTATGAGAAGTCCTTCCGCTTCAGTTTGCCGACCGATGGCTATGAAGCGGGTGACACGATTGCTGTCGAGGTAAAAGGTTTCGATGATCAAGGCCGCCAAGCTTCGGACAGCTTCGTGATCTCGACTAAGCTGCCGGCCGATGAAGAACCGAATGCCCGTAACTGCCTGCTGTTCGACTCGCTACACATCGAGTATTTCGATGCGACGCAGCAAGCGATCATCCCCCTCGACATTCCATCCGACTGGCTGCCGTATGAAATCGACAATGGCAACGGCGCGAAGGTGACCTTCGGCTGGGGATCAAGCAACGGCATCATCGCCTGGTTTAAGGCAGGAACGAACACAACCGGCTATGGATTCCAGCTCAGCTCCATCGCCATCAATTATCTGGACGAGAAGAACCTGAGCAAGACAACATGGGCTGCGAGCATCATTAAGCAGACGGACGGGGTAAAGAACGCCGATCTGATGCTTGGCGATGGTTCGACCAAGACGACGGACAACTGGACGAAGCCGATCATAAACAATGGCGATTACTCGGCAAGCCCGAGCATTGGATCGCTTAACGATTACGTGAACTTCTCATTCGGCGGCAATTGGAACATCAACCAGTGTCCAATCAATAAGCAGCTCCTGAATCCGGATGAGGGCCAGACGACACCGAATGATCCGACGCAGCCACCGGTCGAGCCGTATGATCCAACCAAAAATCCGGTTCGCAACTGCTTGCTGCTGGATAAGGTGGCGTTCCAGTATTATAGCGACATCACGAATGATCTGGAGACAGTCATCGTGCCGCTGTCCTGGCTTGTGACGGAGCAAATCACGGTGCAGTCCAAGGCTGGCCCGATTGATGTGGTCGTGGGCTGGTCGGATTATTTCAAAGGCGTATCCGTCATGGTGAAGAATGGCACCGGACAGACAAACCTGCAGGTGACGGGAATCGGCGTCATGTTCAAAGACTTCTACGATGTCGTGCAGACGGCATGGGCGACCAACCTCAACTTTAAATCGGCCGGCGCGAAGAATACGGAGTGGATGAAAGGTGGTCCGAAAGCCATCGGCGATCTGCCATGGATTTCCGAGGTGGTCACTGGCAACTATGCCAATGCACCATGCATCGGCAAAAGTGGGGACTTCGTGGTCAGCAAGCATTACGATGTCTTCACGTCGCAGGTGTGTCCTATCGACAGCTCGCATAACTCCGATCCCGAAACGGGTGTGAACCCGGTTCCCGAGCTGCATGTGACGGCTCCATCGGCGGACCCAACCTCGCTCACACAGTGCAACAACGAGCCGCTAAATATTGCCGGCTATGCGGACATCTACCCAAGCGTTTCGACGGTCAATGCCACGTACCGCGGCGAGGAGGTGTATGCGGGAACGGGGAGCGGGACGCATAAGGATTTCGCGTTCACGATCCCGGCGACTGCATTCGGCACTGATGGCGGAGCAACGATTGGTGGCAAAGCCGACATCATCTTCCTTGTGGACTATACCGGATCCATGTCGAGCTACATCACAAACGTGGCCAATAACCTGGATGCGTTCATCACACGGCTTGCCAATGATGGCGTAGATTACCGCCTCGGCCTGGTTCAGTTCGGCGATGTGACCTACGGGGAGCGGCTCTTCAAGAATGATTATACGACGAACAAGGATCTGTTCAAGACGCAGCTTCAATACATTCTCGTGGGTGGTGGCGGCGATGAACCGGAGTCCGGACTCGAAGGGATTATGGACGGCACGAACGGGGCGCTCAGCTTCGACTTCCGTAGCAATGCGGCCAAGTACATCATCATGCTAACCGACGCCCACGTGCATACCACAAGCGATGGTGGCGCCTATACGGTTGCTGAGGTCGCAAGCGCATGCCAAGGCCGCGGCATCAAGATTTCCGTGATCGGTCCAACAGCATCCACGAATGCGTCGGTCATGGATCAGTTGAAGCCACTGGTGGACGCGACCGGCGGCCAGTACGTGGATATCCTCGGTGACTACGGCTCGCAGCTCGCCAGCATCTCAGGCGAAATTTCTCACGATGCCGGCGAGCTCAACTCCGGCGATCTGGTCATTACGGCGACCAGTCCGGACGGCACAACCAAGTCGATTACGATCGCCATCAATGTCATCGACTGCTCGCCGCCTCCGACCGATGGGGGAAGCCCGGATGAAGGCACGATTAAGAACAGTTATGACATGCTGTTCCGGTTGCGCTGGGGTTACCGGGCCAGCGGCGCTTGCGATCTCGACCTTCATGCCTTTATCGACAAAGACGTAACCAAGCATGTCGCCTACAACTCGCCAACGGTCACAATCAGTGGCGCGACATATCACGTCTATCAGGAGGGCGCGGATGCCGTTTACTTGAACTTCGACTATACGAGCCATACCGCGGCGACCGCCTGGGACAATGAGGTCGAGATCATCACGATTGACGGTTTCGTCGGTCGCAAGCTTACGCTCGTCGTGGACCGGTACGCCATGGCGCAGATCGATGATCTGGACAAAGATCCGCAGGTTGAGATTATCAATGCGGCGAATGGTGCGTTGCTAAAAACGATTGCCTTGGATAAGGCAACCTGGACGCAGCAGTATATGATCATCTGCGATATTAATTTGAAAAATCCTGGTCAAACCACATTGTCAGACATTACAATAAGGAAAGAACAACGTGGTTCTTTGACTCCAGTTTAAGAGGTGACGACCGTGGGCATTCGGCAAAGTCAAATCGGCAGAACGATGGAGCGCATCGTTCGCTATTATCTGGTGCATGGCCGATATCCGACGCTTCAAACTATTACGTATCATTTTAGCCAATGGCTTCGGGAACATGTTCCCGGAGCCCCCTCCTTTACGCCGCTGCACGTGCTGCGTAAATCGAAGTCGGATGCCGACAGCTACAATGAGAACGTCCGTTTGATTCATGATGATATCAGCGATGCCTATCAAGCAACGATCGAGCAGACCACGAAAGTCATGAGCGACTTTCAATTTGCCGATACGGAGCGCAGCAAAATCTATCATGACCTGATGGCTATTGCCAAGAAAATCGACCAGCTGCTGCTCGTAAACAGCGCCGGCGGCGAAGTGCTGATGGAGCAGTTCACGGATATGAGCCGCGTCGATAAAACAAGAAGCTCGGTCTTTGTGGATGTTATAAACCAAGCGATCACGCTTAGCGAGAATAAGCGCGACACCGAGAAGATCCTGCTTGTCGGCTCGCAGGCGAAATTCAACCCATTAACGCCGAACGTGAAGTCGGCCGCACTGGAGTCCACGAACAATGCCTTTGACGATGATATCAATTCGGCGTGGTGGCAGGTACTGAAGACCAGCGGCCCGGGCACGGTTCGCGGCGAGCTCGTCGTGAAGCTGGCGACCGACACAGAGCTGACCGAGATCGAGTATGTGGCGCATCACGGCAAGCCGGTTCTGATTCAGGTGGAGACGTCTACGGACGGCACGACATTCAGCCCGCTCCCAGGAAAGAACAACCAAAAAACAGTGGTAGATTCGGACGTCTGGAGTTTTCCGAAGATGACTGTAAGGGCCATCAAATTCGTCTATGAGAAGAAAGAGCATGACGATAATTCAGCTGGCGTCTATAACTATTACTTCGGGGCCAAGAACATCTCGGCATACTGCAAGAGTTACCTGGGATCTGGCACCCTCATCACGAATCCATTCGTGTTCGAGACGCAGAATCTGAATATGGTCAGCCTCAAGGCGAGCCACGACATTCCGTACAATACCTCGATCGATTACGCCGTGGCCCTCATGCAGGATAGGCAGGATTTCAGCGAGCTTGTCTGGTATCCGATCAGCTCCCAGGACGATAGCGCGCCGAAGTACGCCAAGGTTGTGGAGTTCAATATGCGGGGCGTGAAGTACGTGGAGTTCAACAAGAGCGAGGCGACCGGCCAGATCATCAACGGCATGCAAGTCTTCAAGCTGGCGAATGATTCCGGAGACGGCACGCTGCCTGAGAGCTTCGATGCGATCCACAATCCACTGCTGCTCCGCGGGATCAACCAGTGGCGCCGCGAGCGGACGTATGTAAAATTCGACGGCACGGTCCCGCTGAACAGCACCTGGCAGGAGCAGCTGACAAACCGGCCGGATCAGGTCATCACAGACTACCTGCCGATCGGTAACACGCTGAGTCTGCGCCGTAGTAACGGCGGACCAAACGACAACTTCTACCGGTTCACAGCCTGCATCTATTCCGAGGAGAACCGCGTCGAGCCGCTCAGCTTGGCGGTGATTCAGACTGTAGCCGATACCCGAAAACGACTCGGCGCATTTGCCGTTTATGTCAACAGCGAGCGCATGGTGCCGACCAATGAAGAAGTCACGATGACGCTGAAGGTCGGCTGGAATGAAATTCAGATCTTGTATCACTGGGGCGACATGCAGCTGCGCCGTGACTTCACGCAGAGCGAGCTGCCGAACGAAACCTACCTGGGCAAGTTCAACTTCATGAAGGAGACAAAGGTTCGCGCGGATCTGGCGCCCATGACTTACGTGGACACGCACTCTCTGTACCACAATATCTCGCCGAACAATCACGACTACTTCAGCATCAGCGAAAGTCAGGTCGTCTTAAACTACAAGCCGCAGAACTGCATCTTCCAGCTCTCCTATGAGGTGGACACTGAAGACGCGGCGAACAATCAAATCGTGCTTCAGGCCGTGTTCAATCGGAGCGAAGATACGCCGTATCTGACGCCGAAGATCACAGCCCTGCAGCTCGTTGGGGGATGAGGTGGCAAGGCATGGCGAGCATACAGAAAGCTCTTATTTATTTAGATGATGCCAACAATTTCCCGGTGGAAGTAGACTTCACCGATATTCAAGGAAGCACCGGGATCGTCGCCGGGGATGGCTCGACGATCATCCCGCAGATTAAAAGTGCAGACAATCTTACGCTGCGCTTTGTCAACTTCGCACCTCCGCCATCGAGCCCCGGCTCTAAGTTCGGAGGCATTCTAGCGATTGCCTACGTCTATGATAACGGCGCGAAGTCCTGGGTGAAAGACGTCACGCGCACCGGCCCGAACGCATCCAATCTAACGGTCGCGATCGGCAGCTGGGTGGACGGAAAGACGTATGCGCAGGCCAAGGCAGACTCGCACTATGCGAAGCCGTACATTGGCTATGCGGACGCGACAGACTATGCCGAATACCGCATCGAGGATTACACTGCGCCTACCGCGCCGCCGGATCCGCCAGTCATACATCCCATTACGGTGAACATCATCGAGAGCACGTTGAACATCAAGAAGGGTGACACGGCCACGCTGCACGGCGAGATCACGACGGAAGCCGGGATCGTTTCCTACGGCTGGTCAGCAGACAGCGCCGCGGTGCAGCAGTCAGCCGGCATGACCCAGGCCGTCTATGAGTTCCCGCAACCAGGCACGTACACGGTGAACCTGCAGGCGCTGAACAGCGACAACCAGACTGGACAGGATACGGCCATCGTGAACGTCCGCGACTTATATCCGATCAGCGTCGATATCGTCGAGGACAGCCAACAGCTGCTCAAAGGCAGCAGCTTGCAGCTCCATGCCAGCGTGACGACGGTCGGCATCATCACCGCGCGCGCGTGGACCTTCCCCTACGGTGTGGACGTGCAATCGCAGAACGAGAGCACGGCAATCCTCTCCTTCAACCGAATCGGCACGTATGAGATCAAATTCGGCGCTCGCAACGAAGATGCTCAGGAAGCCTACGACTCCATTGTCATCACGGTTGTTGAGGCACCGAAGAAGGAAATCGATCAGGCCTTGCTCCTGGACCTTGGCACACAGCAGATTGAAGTCAATCCATCTGTGACGCTAAACGATTACGCGGTGAACAAGGACAACATTAAGCTTCGGTTTCGAAATAGTGGGGAGTCGACGTGGACGACGGAAAGCTTCTCGATCGATGTCGGCCGGGAGAGCTTCAAGTTCCAGGACGGGACGACGACGCACAGCAACACGCTGACGCGCGGGCCCGGCGCCGACTATACCCTGCAGGCGCTCATTCAAGACTTCAAGGACACGAACAAGTACACGATTGTCATCAAGTGCGTCGTTCAGGATGACCAAGGGCAGAGCCTAACTCGCTTCTACGAGCTGAAGTGGTTCGCGCAGCAGAAACCGGAGTACCCGCTCGAAATCTATAACCCGGCTGAGAACGCAACAAAGCTGCCGAACACGATGAAGCGCAACAGTCGCTACCGTGGTCAGCGGGAATCGGAGAAGGTGCTCAGTGATCATCAGGAGCAAATCTATGACATCCGCCAGCAATACGTGGACATCGGCAGCTTTACGGAGTTGCAGCAATCGTTAATAGAATCGTGGTTTCGCGGGGAAAACGAAGCTCCTGCAGAAAATATTACGATTGCTCAAACAAAAACCTTCTCAGCTTTTGTAGATCAGACTGCATATCCGCTGAACCCCGGCACCCCGGAAAGCCAGTATACAGGCCTTGTGATACAATTAAATGGAGAAAGAGTAGCCGACGGCCAGTTCCATATTTCTGACGGTTACCTCATAATCGAACGTAATGCATTACAAAACGGAATAATGTTGGTTTCTTATACAGTCACCCTCAGCGTGGAAGAACAGAAGATGTCAGGGATCTTTGATCTGAAATCTCGCATGCAGATGATGGATGAACGTCTCGGAGAGATGGAAAGGAGATATGGTCGCTATGAGAATGCCTACCAGTAAAGGAGGAGGGGCCCGCTTTCGCGGCCCCACTTCTTCCCAAGCCTACAACCAGAATGAAGACGACAAATACTTGGAGATGGTGGAGCTGTATCGACAGAGTAACCAAAATCTCCAGAGTCTCACGGAGGCGCATCAGATCGTGCTCGCGGAGAACACGGCGCTCGGCAACTACATCATGATGCTCGAGCGCCGAATGGGCGACCTCGAAACGAAGCTGCTGAACATGGAGGCTTCTGCGCCGTATGATCCGATCTTCTTTAAGACCGGCTTCATCCATGACATGACGGCAGCCTATCCGAATATCTCCCAAGAGAACGGCGACACATCGCTGCGATGCGATATCGACATGCAGAACCGCTGCGCGCTGGTTCCGCTGATTCACCTCATCCCGAAGACGCATACGGTCAACGAGAAGACGGGCGAAGTCGTCATTCCAAGTGAGCTTGAATTGAAGGTCGGCCGGACCAACACAAAGGGCACGGTAGTAGACAACAACCTGCTGAACTGCTTCAACGGGGATAATGAATCTTACTGGCAGCGGACGGTCACTTACAACTTCGCCGACTGCCCGGATCAAGAGGACGTCATCATTGAGCTTACGCTTCCGAGCCATCTCGTGAACAACTTGAACATCAATGAGATTACGATCCATCCGCATCCGGAGCGGGGCGTACAAATCAAGAATGTCGAGATCCAGTACCAGAATGCCTGGCAGCAGATTGACGGCTTCCTTCAGCAGGATCTGGCTGCCATCAGCAGCTACGAATATTCGCCGCGCAAGCGCTGGGTATTCAGCAGCGTGCCGGTGCAGAAGATTCGGGTCACGCTCGTCCAGAAGAATCCCCTTGATATAAATGGGAAGAAGGTCTTCATCTTGGGCGCACAAGAGATCGGCGTCTTCCTCTCATTATTCGAGCCGGGAGGTGGTATCATCCTGACACCTTTCGAGATGGATGGCCTGTACAATATTGAATCCGTCGAGCACGTCTTCTTGAATCGCACGGCATTCGGAATTGATCTGGATCATGATCTTGAAGGACGAGTTCTGGAATACGACATCTTGAAAGAAATGGATGACGGCATGCTGACACCCATCCGTAACACCGAATGGTCCGGCCAGTCTGCTGTGCGGCTGTGGGTCAGAACGAAACTGATCCCTTACAATGGCGTAAACCCTTGTCTGCACGCAGTAAAGATCAATTATTCCAGATAGAAGGGAGGCAGGTTCAATGCAGCGTTTTATCACCAACAAACCCTTTGATGTCGAAAGCATCGTCACGCCCGTAAAGCTAGTCATCGCTGCGCTCGGTGCCCTTATCGGATCAGGGGCTGAAGTTATTTACGGGAGTGGGGAGGACCGAATGTCCTTAATCGGAATCTATGCATTTTTCATCTTTATGGATTGGATCAGCGGTGTCGCAGCTTCCAAAAAGGACGGCAGCTATGCTTCTGAATACGGGATCAATGGTATTCTCCGGACGATCTTCATCCTATGTTTCCCGGCAGCAGCTAATATGCTGGATTTCGTCTTTCACACTCCAGGCGTCTTCTTTTACGGCGTCACATCCGGCCTTATCTTTCATACCTGGAACAGCTTAACCGCAAACTCCGTCCGCGCCGGATGGGAGAAATGGATACCGAAAGCCATCATCAAGAGCGTTCAGTCGGAAATCAACGCGAAGCAAAAACGCGCGACTTCATCGCGCACCAGAAGTAAAAAGGAGAGTGGAGACGATGAGCAAGAAGCTTAAATCTATCCTGCAGTACCTGACCGTTACGCCGGGCATCCTGATCCTGGTCCTGGAACTGGTCAAAGCTTTCGAGGTCGATGGCAATGGCGACGCGAAGAAGCAAGCCGTGCTCGATTCGGTTGCCGGCGCTTATGACGAGCTGGCTAAAGTCATGACGATGGAAGTATCCAAGGAGTACGTTATGGCGATCGCCGAACGCTGCATCGATATTGCCGTCAAATTCTACAACTTGGTCGGCATCTTCAAGTCCGCAGAAGCGAAGGCTTAAAACGAAAATCAGAGTAAACACGAGGGATCTTGAGTAATCTCAAGAAACCTCGTGTTTTTTCGTGTCTAAGCTTGCCATAGCGACTCCCGCATGTTACTATTATAATGTAATGCATTACATTATTATCCTTGAACTATGTTGCAACTTGCGGCATAATAAAACAGCGAGGAGATGAAAGCATGCAAGTCATTGAAAAATATCTGCCGTCGCTAGAGCAGATTAGCAGCATGAGAAAATCGCTGAAGGCTTGTAAGGACGAATGGCTCGAAACGAAGCCAGGCGGCCGCAACAAGCCGGACAGCAAATACATGGGGGTCAACACGGTCCGCCAGATTCTCGATCATACGGTAGACGGAGTTACATATTGGGATTCCGGCCTGCTTCATCAGTGGCGGGAGGAAGTATACCGCAACGAGAAGAACACCACGAACTGGACGTTCGACGGCTACGTGTATCACGTCAAAGGCTATCTGTTCATCCCGGGCCTCGGATACCGCGAGCAGTACGGATGTAAGATCGCGATTGGCGGCAAGGACAATCAGGACTCGGCGTACAAAGCCGCGGCGTCCAACTGTCTCGTTAAATGCGCCTCGATGTTCGGTGTCGGCGAAGAAATCTACTCGAAGATTAAAGTCGATATGGAAGACGATCAGCAGTATAGCCAGATGCAGCAAGATCCGAATTACCAGTTCGGTCAGCCACAGGGCGGGTACCAGCAGCAACAGCAAGGCCAGCAGCAATGGGGCAACCAGCAACAGCAGCAAGGCTATGGCGGTCAGCAACAACAAGGATGGGGCCAGCAAGGCGGATACCAGCAGCAGCAGGGCGGCTGGGATCAATCTGGTTATGGTGGACAGAACTCGGGAAACGTAGTGCCCTTTCCTAACCAACAGCAAAATGGTTGGGGAGGGCAACAGCAGCAACAATCCTGGGCAGTAGACGTGAATCAGCAGGCCAACGGAAACTTCGAGATGAATCCGAATGACTTCCCGTTCAACCCGCATAACGAAGGCACACCGGAAGCTGCGCAGTGGGACAAACAGAACATGCCGCAGCAGCCAAACACCGCGCAGGAGCAGGGCTACCAAGCACAGCCGCAGGCAAGCGCACAGCCGCAAGGGGACGTGCAGCCGCAAGGGAACGTACAGCCGCAGGGTTATCAGGCACAGCCGCAAGCTACGCAGTATGGTCCTCCTGCACAAGCGGAGCAAGCCGCGCCGGCCGACCAAGGCCCAAGCGCCATCCCGACTGAATGGAATCAAGCGGAGATCATGCGGACGCATACGCATCGTCAGCGGCTGAAGCTCGCAACAGACGACCAGCTTAATCCGTATATCCGCGATTTCCTCAAGAGTGAAACGGCCACGCTGCAGGATCTGACACCAGACTCCCTCAAGGGGTTTAACGATTTCCTTGAGAAGTTCACGGCATAGGGGGCCAGCAGATGGAGGAACAAATCTATCAGCTCGCCGAATGGTTCGTGTTCCAGGCCGTGCAAGCAATCGGCACCGATGAAGCCATGCTTGCACGGCTGCAGCGCGCGACAGCTTCGATTCGCAAGGCGACGGAGGCGGGATGGACAATCCATGATCTGCAATTCGAGATCAGCGAGTTCGCCCGCATTCATCCCGAGCTCGTAAAGAGGGTGTATCACCTGGAGGAGATCATCGGAAACAAGAAGCCGCCGAATAATTTGATCGAGCCGGATGTGTTTTATTATCACAACGTCCTGCGCAACGTACCGCCGGCGCCGCGCATCAGTATCAAGGATGGCGTCGTGAAGCGGATCGAGGAGAGCTTCTACCTGGAAATCAAGAAGCGCTTCACGATGGACGAACTGCAGGAGTATTGGTACAAGACGAACGGTATCACGCCGAACGACCATATGCGCCGGCAGGACGAGGGCAAGTTCAAGTACCTGCTTGGCATCTATAACATCGACGAGTTGCTGTTTGCCATTGACGTGGCCCGCTCCATGCGGGCGGAGATGCAGCTGCTCCCGCTTCGCAATGCGTTCGATCTCGAGCGCTACATGGACGATGCGCGGAAGTTCATCGAGGGCAAGAAGAACGTTCACATTCAGGAAGGGATCAACAAGATCGTCCGGAAGGAGGAATAACGAGTGGATCAAGTTTTTATCGAATGCGGCGCCGATCTGCCTTGGAATCGGGATCCGAAGTTTCAATTCACCCGCAAGCACTTCATGCCGGTCGAATACGCAGAGCAATTTCGCAAGCAGTACAACAATGCTGGCGTATACGAAACCGTGATGCGCTACATCAACCCCATCTGGATGCACAACTCCCGGGGTAAGTGGATCATCAATGCGCCGGACTCACTGAAATACGGAGACTTCTATTTGGACTTCGACTATCCGCTGGAAAGCGACGACGACTTCGATAAGATCCGCTCGGACGTCCAGACGGCCATACGTTATCTCAAGGTTATCCTGTCGGTTGATCCTACGCAGATCAACCTGTTCTTCTCTGGCAGCAAGGGCATTCATTTGACGGTGGATGCCCAGGTGCTCGGCCTGACGCCACATGTTTCACTGAACAAAATCTATAAGGATATCGCCACCGATATCGCCAAATACACGCTCTTTAAAACGCTGGACGTGAAAATTTATGACGACAAGCGGATGTTCCGGATGATCAACACCTGGAACTACAAGGGGCAGCGCTTTAAGATTCCGATAACCTACGAAGAACTGTGCAAGCTTTCGCTCGAGGAGATCCGCTTCCTGGCCCAGTTTCCGAGGGAGATCCAGAAGCCGACAACGATCACAAGTCCAAAAGCAAAGCTCGCCTTGGATAAATATATCGAGAAATGGTCGCAGGCGGCGACGCGCCGCAAAGAGTTCTCCGGCAAGCTCATGAAACTGGAGAAGCTGCCGGCCTGCATCAGTACCATGTTTGAGAAGATCTTTCGTGAGACGATCGATGAACGAAACAACTCTGCTACGGCCCTGACTAGCTTCTTAATGCAGCGCGGGACGGAGCGGGAAGAGGCACTCGCCCGCATGGTGCAATGGGGAGAGGAAAACTGCGTTCCACCGCTTCGGAGCAACGACATCGAAGTCGTCGTCAACTCAGTTTATGACGGGCAATACCGCTATGGCTGCGAAACCTATCACAGGCTGAGCGGTGTATGCGAGGGCGAAACCTGTCCGCTGTTCCGGAAGCCGGCAGCCAAACCAACACGCAGATAAAGCAGAGAGGAGATAGCCATGTCAGAATCAATCAACTTCGCAGATATCATGCGCCAGGTCAACGAGCAGATGCAAACCGACACCTCCATATTCGGAGCCGAGGAAAGCAACCCGCTCAAGCTGAAGGTCCTCAATCATGAGGCCATCTTTGGCCGGCCGCTGTCGCCGCTGGAGCAGCGGATGTTTCAGAACATCCAGAACATGGACGCTTACTCCTGGAGCCGAGGCAGCCGTGGTGGACTCCGCAGCCGCTTCCCGCAGTTCGATGAAGGACTCGAGGGCGGTATACAGCCAGGCCTGATCCTGTTTGCCGCCGCGCCGAACGTTGGTAAGTCTGCGTTTATGCTCCAGCTCAGCAAGGACGTCGCGGAATGCAATGATAACGTATACGTGTCCTACCACTCCCTTGATGACTCGAACAACGAGCTCATGCCGCGTTACATCGCCTGTGACCAACAGATCACGATCGCCCAGGCGAAGACGCCGGAGCGCTTTGCCGAGGATCCGAAGATCATGGAGAAGCGTAACGAGGGCATGAAGAACATGTACCGTCGGATGGACCGTTTCGGCATGTTTGATTCCAATTACACGACGTCGCTCGAAGGGCTGGAGGAGCATCTCAAGATGGTGCTGATGACCAAGCCTGAAGGCACGAAGATCGTCATCGCCATTGACTCCTTCAACGATATCACCGTCGAGAGCATCAACTTCAACAACAACGATGCCCGCAACGAACATGTCGCCAAGACGATTAAGAGCTGGTCCACGCAATACAATGCGACGGTCATGTGCACGGCTCACTTGCGTAAAACCAACGGGCGCCGGCCAACAGTCGATGACCTCAAGGATACGATTACGCTGCAGTATGAAGCCACGCTGATCGTGCTTATGTTCAACGAGGTTGGCGTGAAGGAAGAAAATGCGCAGATTTACTGGCTGCAGGAAGACAGCGATGCGAAGATGCCGGTTATCGAGGCGAAGTTCGGAAAGAACAAACATTCCTCCTTCAAGGGAACGAAGTTCTACGAGTTCATCCCGGACTTCTCGTACAGCGTCGAATCGACGCCAGAGGCCGGCCGCCGCTATGCTTCGCTCATATATCAAGGATAGGAGTGTTTAACGTGGATGAAATCAAGATTCAATCGACCACGCCGCAGGAGCAGCAAGCATTCTTGCGGGACTTCGTTGCCCGCATGACGGTCAACAAGCTGCGCGTGGAAACGCTGCTCGGCAAAATCCGGGGTAACGCGAATGATCTCAGGGAGAATACGATCGACGAAAACGAATTGATCCTGACCATGCTCGACAAGTACGGCGGTGACACGGCGCACCCGCAGATCGTTCAAGCCACCAAGCGCTTGGAGCAGAACCAGGGTTACCTGGCCACAATGGAAGCGAACATCGCGGAGCTGGAAACAACGCACAGCGATACGATCACCGACCTGCAGACGCATCTGAAGGAGCTGGCCGACATCGAAATGTCGATCGGTAACTTCATTGCCCATATCTTCGCGCTGCGTGACAACGTGAAGATAGACAAGGACGACGCATCGGTGCTGCACTTCGAGCCCACCGGCAGCGTCGAGATCGCCATTGCAACAAGCCGCGACAGCTGGAAGGACAGCTCGCAGCTGACCTTGACTAAGAAGGAGGGATAACTCGTGCAATACTCATATTTCTTTGATGCCGACAAGACGCATCGGTTGGAGTTTACGATGACGGTTCTGAACTACACGCCGGACACCGTGAACGATCAAGTCATCGTGCTGCTTGGGGCAACTGTCACGGAGATCATCGACAATGAAGAAGTGGCGAAGCAAACGAAGCTTGGCACATTCCATTTCGATCCAGAGAGCCAGAGTCTGGACGTCAACCGTATTCGGATTGCAGAACAGAACAAATGGATCTTCGAGATCACCAACAACAAGAAGCCGGACGAAGCGATTGTCATGGGCCTCATTACGACCACGACCACCGGCAATCCGATTGGCCTTGATATCGAAAGCATCAACACGGGATTCAATGCCGACCTGCGCGCGAACAATCTGGCCATCCTGGAAGCAACCTATGTGCCGCCAGTGCTTGATCAATTGATCCTCGAGGCGTATTTCGCCACGGCGGAATGGCCGAAAGGCTTTACGACGAACTCGGGCATCTACGATAGTATGCGCCAGATGTATCAGCTGCAAGACTTCACGCAGCGCATCGAGATCGCAGACAGTACCAAGTTCGCCATCCAGCTGAACGCCGCACCGCTCTCGCTGCCGGCAGCTAATAATGATATCTTCGGCATCCGGGTCGATGGTGTAGGCAATTTCACGCTCATGAAGGGGCACATCAAATTTGTGCAAGAAGGCGCCGATCCGGTCTTGGATGCTGTGCTCGTTGCACTTGATAAGCAGGTTGCCCCGGCCGACTTCTACGGCTTCAACAGCTTCCTGGCTCCATCCAAACTGCTGATTGAAGGCGATGGCATCAGCAACTTGACGTTCACGTATGCCGGCAAAGTCCTGCATGCGACGTATAATCCGATGAAGCCGGTCGTCTCCATGCAGATGAACAGCTATGAAGGCGTTCCAGTCAACTTGGACAACATGCTTGTAACGTATTACAAATAAGGGGAGAGATTGAAGATGTTAATCGGAATCCATAAGACGGTAGCAGAGCTGCAGGAAATCATCGAGGGTCAAATCACGGCCAACAAAATGGCCTTGAAAGAAGTGGAGCGGGAGTATACCGACCTGCAGATGGACATGCGCGCCAACCCGCCGCGCCGTGCGACCGAGAACAATCCGGTCGAGGATAACCGCCCGGCGCGCAACCTCGAGCTCCAGAAGAAGATCACGGAGCTGCAGAACCAGAACGAATGGCTCGCCGGCAAGCTAGACGAGGCGGAAGTGGCGATTGAGAAAGACATGAAGCTGGCCGACAAAAAGGTTTACCTGACGCTGAATGACTGCATCATGCTTGGCATCGAGCTCGGCGACGAATCCCAGGAGGCCGATGCCGAATGAGTATGTCCGAAGCTGATCTGTTCTGGACACAGAAGTTGCACAAGGCGCAGACGGAAGGCCTCACGAACTCGGAGCGTCATGAGATCCGGGAGCGCTACCTGGCCGAGCAGGTAAAGACCAATACATTCAAGATGGACAAGCGAACCGTTCTCGGCAAAGAGGACATGATGAACCTGCCGCGACACAAAGTCCATGGTTATTGCTCTGCGTTTCAGGAGTGCCCGCTCTGCTACAAATGCCGTAACTATGATTCATCCCATCAAGCTTGCCGCGATTGCGTCCTGACGGAAGAGAAGCTGCATTGCAACACACAGCTGCATAACGAGAGAGTCCTGAACGTGATGATCAAGCGCGAGCGCATTGATCTGGACGGCACTGACTTCCGCATCTTCTTCGTCATGCAGGAGGATGGTAGCGGCCATATCGCCAGGATCATCCTGCCGGGCGGCAGCGTCGTGCTGTACAACCAAGAGCAGGACACAATCGACTTCGAGCCCATGCGACCGTATATGGGCAGGCAGTTCGAGTATTTCGTCAACGGCGAGAGTCAAGGCAAGGGCACGTTCAAAGGTTATACAGAAGTCAACGGGATCAAGGCGATCCAGATAGAGGGGGATTTAAGGTGAAAATTGAGGGCGGAAAGTTTTATCAGAACAGCAAAGGCCTGATCCGGTATGTCGAAGGCTTCGAGACGAAGAAAAAACGCTGGGGAAACTGGGAAGAGGTTGTCTACTATCCAGTATCTCTAACTGGCAAGCACGGCGCTAAAAGGACGTGCGCCTTGAGCACGATGTCTGGTTGGGCGAAGCGGGAGTGGGATCCGGAAGCAGCCAACTACATCAGCCCGCTCCGCGAGAAAGCAGCCACGCTGCTTGCTAATCCTTCGCTGCTGAACAAGGAGTCAGCGCGCATCCTCGTCGATCATCTGGTCGCGGCAGCCAAGGAGGAGCTCCGCCGAGAGCTTGGTCTGGAGACAGGGCATGGCCAAGAAGAGTAATAGCTTCGGCGACATGGGTGACTTCACCAAGATTATGTTTTCGCAGGCGCAGCGCCAGCTGGATGATCCATGCTGGTGCCGCTACTGCGGGGCTGACATCAAGCAGCCAGGGCAGAACAGCACCAAGGACAATATGAGCAATCGTTGGCATAACGATTGGGAGATCGAGAACAACGCACATATGAAGTGCCATGGGGCACGGGGGAGAAGATAATCATGACAGACATTCATGCAGCCGTAGTCACATTTCGCTCGGAGCTCGAGAAGATCGAAAGCCCGGACGTTCGCACGTTCACGCAAAACGTCCTCTCGGCAACCAGCGATTCTTTCTATAACGACGAGCAAGTTGTAACGCATACCAAACAAGTATTCAAGGTCCTGGCTGCCTTCTTGGACAAGGATTTCACGAAGGGCATGCTGCGCGACATCATGCTGGCCAGCGTCCTGTTGTCCGACATCTGCCTGAACAGCTTGGAGGACGAGCTGAAATACTTGCATCCGATCGTCGTGAAGGAGTTCATCAGCCAAGTTGATATGGAAACAGATTTGCCACAGCCGGTCATGGAAGGCCTGATTGCAATGATCGAGAGCCATGAATGGGAACAATCGCCGTCGAAGGCGCTGGAGCCGAAGCCGGGCACGCCGAACTTCCTCACGGCGCTGGCGAACCGCATCGTCCGTTTCGACTTCGTTGCAATTACGATCTAGGAGGTAAACCCATGAAGACGACTGAAAACGTTTATGTAAAAGGGTCTGCGGAAGCGATGAAGCTCCGCAAGCAGTTGCAAAAGGAAGGGTGGGTGTCGGGTCATTATTTGACAAGGCACGGACACTCTCCGGACCAGCTGCGCAAAATGGCCAAGGCTGGCCAGCTGTCGGCTAAGATCCTATGTAATCTCGGTACGACCACGTATTGGTACAATGCGGCGGAAGTGGCGCAATTGAAGCCGATGGCGTAAGTTTGACACAGGCCCCAACATCTTGTGTTGGGGTTTTTTCTTTGTCAAGATCTTGAATCAAATAAAGTTTAGGAATAAAATGATTCTTATCCAATAATGTAATGCCTTACAAACGAGGTGAAGAATGTTAATCGCCTATAGCAGTTTCACAGGTAAGGTGGACAAGTTCGTTCGTAAGCTCGGGCTGCCGATTCTACGAATCCAAGCAGATACGAGCATCGACGAACCTTTCGTCATGGTCACGTATACATGCGGGAGCGGGGAAGTGCCTGAGCACGTCATGCGCTTTCTGGTCAACAACCGCCAGCACCTCCGCGGTGTGGCTGCGAGCGGCAGTAGAAATTGGCCACTCTTTGCCTATGCTGCAGACCGGATATCTGACCGGTTTGGCGTGCCACTGCTTCACAAGTTTGAACTTGCAGGCCGTCCTAGTGACGTACAATATCTGTTAGAGAGGGTGAAAGATCTTGAGTTACATTGAATCAAACAACATGATTCTACAGAAGGATGAAGACGGTTTCTATCAACTCGAGCACGACCAGGCGGCTATCGCTCAGTTCCAAGAGGAAGTCGATTCCAAAATGCGTAAGTTCAAGTCTCCGGAAGCACGCTTCAATTGGATGGTAAGGAATCGATACTACTATCGAGAGCTCCTGAAAGAATACACGATGGCTCAGATCATGGAAATCCATAACCTGGCCCGGTCATTCAATTTTGCCTTCCAGAGCTTTATGGCCATCAGTAAATTCTATCAGGACTACGCGCTCATGACCAACAACAAGAAACAATACCTCGAAAGCTACGAGGATCACAATACGATCGTGTCGCTGTATTATGCAGCCGGCAACATGGACCGTGCCCGCCGCTACATTCGGACGCTCATGAGACAGCATTACCAGCCGGCTACACCTTCCTACATGAACGCTGGCCGCGCTCGCCGGGGCGAACTGGTTAGCTGCTTCCTGCTTATCATGGACGACTCGCTGAACAGCATCAACTACGTGCTGAACTGCTGCGGCCAGCTCTCCAAAGTCGGCGGCGGCGTCTCCGTCAACCTGTCCAATCTCCGTGCCATGTCCGACCCGATCCAAGGCTACGAGGGCGCCGCGAAGGGCATCATGGTCGTCGCGAAGCTGATGGAGGATACATTCTCCGCCTGGGATCAAATGGGCCAGCGAAACGGCAGCGGCGCCGGCTACGTGTCAATCTTCCATCTGGATGCCGATCTTTTGCTGCATAGCAAGAAGCACAACGCTGACGAAAAGGTTCGCCTGAAGAAGCTTTCGACCGGCCTGATCGTACCTCACGTCTTCTTTGATCTGGCGGAGCGGGGCGATGACTTCTACCAGTTCAGCCCGTATGACATCAAGCAGGAATACGGCATTCAAATGAGCGACATGGACTTCGACAAGATGTATGACGAGATCCTGGCCAACCCGAACGTGCGCAAGAGCGAGCCGAAGAATGCACAGGAATACCTCAACGAGATCGCCAAGCAGCAGGTTGAAACCGGCTACCCGTATCTTATGTTCCAGACGAACGCAAATAAGTTCCATCCGCTTCGCCAGCTCGGTAATGTCTCGTTCTCGAATCTCTGCACCGAAATCATGCAGCTGATCGAAGTGTCCGACATCAAGGACTGGGGCAAGAAGCACACGATCCGCCGCGACATCAACTGCGTGCTCGGCTCGCTGAATGCCTACAACATCATGAATGACGAATCGATCGAGGAAGCGGTCTACGATGGCGTCGATATGCTGACCGACGTGGTGCGCAAGTCGAACGTAAAGAATGCTCCTGGCGTTAATCTGGCGAACCGCACGATGCACAGCATTGGTCTTGGCCTCATGAACCTGCATGGCTATCTGGCCAGTGAGCTCATTCCTTACGAGAGCGACTTCGCGCTTGAATATGTGACCGCACTGTACAATGCGCTGAACTATTATAGCTTGAAGCGGTCGATGGAAATCGCAATCGAGCTGGGCGAAACGTTCGAAGGCTTCGAGAAAAGCGATTACGCAGACGGCAGCTACTTCGATCATTACCTGACGAACGATTACCGGCCGACATCGGACCGCGTTAAGGCACTGTTCGGGTCGCAGCATCTGCCGGGGCCGGAAGACTGGACGTGGCTCAAGGGCGAAGTCAAGACGCATGGCATCTGGCACTCGTACCGCCTCGCCGGCGCGCCGACGCAATCGATCTCCTACGTGCAGAACAGTACCCAAGGATTCATGCCGATTACAGACCAGGTGGAAACGCGGACTTACGAGAAATCGAAGACGTACTATCCGATGCCATACCTTTCGAAGCGCACGAATTTCTCATACAAGAGCGCCTATAAGATGGACATGTTCAACCTGATTGACCTGGTGGCCGCCGCGCAGGTTCACGTAGACCAAGCCATCAGCTGTATCCTGTTCGTGGACTCGGATATTCCTACAAACGAACTTTCAATGTATCTCGTATACGCAGCAAAGAAAGGCTTGAAGTCCGTGTATTACGTGCGGACGCGCGAGTTGGCCAAAGAGGAGTGTGAGTCCTGTGCCGTCTAATCCGGAACTAATCGATGACAGCCAAATGATCCTGCACGCCGTGAACTGGAACCGCAAAATCGACGAGTTCACGGAGTATTTCTGGGAGCAAAACAACCGGCAGAACTGGATCGATACCGAGTTCGTGCCGTCCGACGATATCAAGGTTTGGAAGCAGATGGACAAGGCGCTTCAGACAGCTTATGCCTTCGCATTGGCGGGCCTTACATTTCTGGATACGATCCAAGCAAATGTGGGCATGTCGCAGCTGGCCATCCATCTGAAAGAGCTGAAGCGCAAGTCGGTCGCCGGCTTCATGGCCATGATGGAGCACATGCATGCCAAGTCGTACTCGACCATCTTCACGACGCTGATCACCGATGGCTCGTACATCGACTGGCTGCTCGAAGACTGGGTGCGCAGTCATCCGCTGCTGCAGAAGAAAGCCCGGATCATCCAGAGCATCTACCTGAGCATCAAGAACGACGAAGACCTGTTTATGGCTATGGTCGCTTCGGTGTTCCTGGAAAGCTATCTGTTCTACTCCGGCTTCTTCCTGCCATTGTTCCTCGCCGGCGGCGGCGTCGATGGCAAAGCGATGCTGACCAACTCCGCGGAGATCATCAACTTGATCCTGCGGGACGAAGCGATCCACGGCAACTTTGTCGGCATGCTTGCGCAGGAACTGTTCGAGAGCTTCGATGCCGAAACGCAGGGACGCCTGCAGACAAAGATGTTCACGCTGCTCGAGGAACTGCACGAGATCGAGATGGCTTACACCGAAGAAATCTACGCCGAGATCGGCCTCGCGGATCAAGTCAAAGCCTACGTCCGCTACAATGCGAACCGCGCGCTGCAGAACATGGGCTTCGACGATTACTTCCCGGAGGAGCCGGTCAACGTCATCGTCATGAATGCGACATCCAAGATTGCCGAGTTCATCACGCATGACTTCTTCTCGCAGAAGGGCGTGTACAAGAAAGCAAACGTGCAGCCGATCACGCAAGCGGACTGGGATCGTGTAAACGCGCGCCTTCAAGTACGGGCGCATTTAAACAGGGGGATGTAACAACGATGAGCGAACTGATTCAAGCTTATACCGCAAGCATGGACGAGCGTGGTTTGGACCTGGCCTTCAATCAAGTGAAGGCCTTCCACCAGGCATTCAACCATCCAGTGGCGAGCCGGCCTACGATGATGGAACAAGCGCGCGCGGAGAACCGCATGCACTGGTGCCAAGAAGAAATCCAAGAGTTCCTGGATTCGGATAACGTCGTCGATCAAGCAGACGCCATGATTGATCTGATGTACTTCGCGCTCGGCACGCTGGTCGAGCTCGGCGTGAAGCCGCAGGCGCTGATGGACATCGTGCAGCATGCCAATATGTCCAAGCTCTGGCCGGACGGCAAGCCGCACTACCGCGAGGGCGACGGCAAGATCCAAAAGCCGGCGGGCTGGGAAGATCCATATCCGAAGCTGAAAGCCGCAATTGAATCTATGTAATCATCAGGGGGATGAGAGAGATGAAGCATTTGCTGGCAGCTGCTTTGCTCGTGGTCGGTGTGCTCTATACGAGCACGCCGGCGATCGAGGCTGAACCAATTAAATTACCGGGGAGAAGTGAACATGCAAAACATCCTACTGGGCGCAGATAATCCGCAAGGCGAAAAGCTAGAAGAGGTTCTCGCGCAGCTCCAATTCGAGATCCTGGGCAAGACGAAGAAGATCGTGCGTGACGATTCTGAGCCCGCTGCACAGGTCAAGCGAAACAACTATGAGATCCTGCGCCTGCTGAATCAGGCTGAAGAGCTACAGCGAATGTCGATGGCGCTGCTTGAAAAGGTCGGACCGAACCAAGGGCCAACCGGCGCGCCGCGCATCGGCGTCCAGCATATCGGAGACTAGACGATGGAGCTGCTTGCGGGATACCTTAACGCCCACAAGATACCTGATCGGACCTATAAGCCATTCACTTATAGGTTAAAGTCTGGCCAAGAGGTTAAAGTCTCTTGGTCAGCACCAGATCAGCCTCAAATTGATGGGCTCAACAATTTGCTTTTAGCCTACATACAACGAGACGAGATCAGACAACGAGTGCTGCAACAGGGAATCCCTCTATTTGCTTAGGAAGGAGCGACCAAATGAGCTACGCCTATTCTATCCAGCACCTGAAACGAGCGCTTGGGTCGCTTCTGATCCTGAAGAAAACCAGGACACGCACCAAGATCAATCTGAATGCACGGATCCGTGAATTAGAAGAAGCCATAAAACTGCTAGAGAAGGAGCAAGCCTAATGGAATTATTGCAGTCCTATATTGATGGACATCACTTGCGTTTCTTTGCAGAGATCGCCAAGATTCAAGAACGCGTTTCAAAAACGCCGATTCATGAGCAGCACCGGCGCACCGGTCAATCGATGCGAGGGGACGGCTGGTCGAATCTGATGACGTTGGAACATAAGCCGGCGCCGCACACCGAACTGGTCTACGTTAACGGTGTCATGCAGCGAGCGGGGGCCGACTACGATGTGCATGACAGGTCGGTCGTGTTGCGGGAAACACCGAGTAAGGGAGACGTTATTCAGATTCAGTATTCCTGCCCGATCGAAGTGGACGAAGCGGCGCCGCAGAACGAGGCCAGGGTTTTCTTGGGCGGTCAGGAGGTCGGCCGGGTGCAGAACGTTCGCTTAACGCCGGAGATGCGCGGTCACAATGAATCCCGGATGGGCAGAAGGGGACGGAGATAATGGAGCTCATCAACGCCTACACCCGAAGCCAGATCCAAAGCGGAGCTGACTTCAAAGCCATGATCGACAACTTTCTGGCCGTACAGTCCGAGGAGTTTCGTTATGCCAAGAATACGCTTCACGCGCGGCTCGAGATGGCGAAGAAGCTAAAGGATCTGCTTGACGTACACTTCCACACGTACCTGCCGTCCCTACATTTCTTCGATGTCGTCTGTTACGGAGACGACAGTATGGTCAGCATTATGTGGAGCATCATGAATGCGCGCGGCATCTTCGTGCCGGTGCATGAAATCTTTGGAGGCGATGACGATGGAAATTACCGTTGAGCAGCTGTATGACTTTAAAGCCTGCCCGCTTCGGTACAAGTTCATCGAGATCGATAAGATGCCGGTTAAGCTCTCGCAGAATGACGGGCTCCGCGAAGCGATCAAGACAACGATCAGCTATTTTTATCTGAACCTGCATCAAGGCAAGTTGGTTTCGATGGAAGACCTGAAAGCGAAATTCGGCAGCATCTGGTACGACAAGAACAAGATCTACGACATCCAATTTGATGATAAGCAGGCACAGCGCAAGAAGGAACTTGCCGCCATCGAGATGCTGGCTATTTTTCACCGGCAGCAGAAGTTTAATCCCGACAAGGTGATTGCGGTCAACGTAGACTTCCGCGTGCCAATCGGCGATGACTTCTTTGTCCGCGGAAATATCCCGGTCATCCGGGAGACGACGCGTGGGCTGGAGATCGCCAACTTCAAGACGAGCCCGCAGCGCCCGGACGACTTCTGGCAGCGGACGGATATGGACCTTACGCTCCAAGCGATTGGTTTCCACTCCATGTTTAAGAAGGAGCCAGACTCCATCTGTCTGCAGCATTTGAAGACGGGCGTGCCATATTACACGGAGCGCCGGCAGAAGGATTACCAGCGCCTGTATAAATCGGTGCGCATGATGAAGAAAACGATCGACGAGGAATGGTTCTATCCACGGGAGAGCTATCATTGCGACAGCTGTCCGGCCAAGAGCTTCTGCATGGAGTGGCGCTGATGGATCTGATTGTTGAATACATGAAAGAGCATTACCGGGATTCCCCAGCTTATCAGACATACCTGAACCGCTTGAAAATTAATCAATACAAAAACCGATCAGAACGATATTTAGAGGAGCGTGCCAATGATGAGCATTACACAATCGACAAGACAAGAAAGCTACAAGGTAATTCTTGAGACGCTGGGGCAGCGTCAAGCCGCCGTCTACCATGAACTGGAGTTGCTTGGCGACACAGGCGCAACAGCTGGCGAGCTGGCGCTGATCATGCATGAGAAGGAGTATTTCCCGAAGCCCGAACGTAACTTCGTTCACCCGCGGCTTACGGAGCTTCACCTAGCGGGCGTCGTCGAAGTGTGCGGCAAGCGCAAGTGCGGTGTCACCGGCCGGACCTGTGGGATCTACCGCGTCGCATTGGATGACGGAGAGCAGGCGTACTACGCCGAGCCGGCACCTGAATCCGAGCAGCTGACACTGTTTTAGTAGACCACGATGAGAATGAGTTTGGGAGGTCAATAACATGCGCAAAGACTGGGATTCCTATTGGATTGATATTGCGAAGAAAGTCGCCGATCGAGGCACCTGTAATCGACTGCAGGTCGGCTGTATCATCGTGAAGAATAACCGCCTGATCGCAGCCGGCTACAACGGCAGCATCCATGGCCATGATCATTGCGACGACGTGGGCCATCTGCTAAACGACGAGGGGCGCTGCATCCGGACGCTGCATGCTGAGGAGAACGCTATACTGCATACGAACCGGAGGGACCTGATCGGCGCAACCGCCTACGTAACGCATGAGCCATGTGAGAACTGCACGAAGCGACTGAACCAGGCAGGCGTGAAGCGGGTCGTCTTCTTGAACGCCTATCCGAATAAATGGAATAAGCATTTCAAAGTCGGCATGGAGTGGGTGCATTATTATGGAGCTGATCGAAGCGTATCTTCATCAGACGGACGGGAACATAGCTGAACCTGATGAACATGAAGATCTCGAGCGTGCCACGATGGAAGCATTCGCCGAGAACATCATCAAGAACTGCCGTGCGAAGCTGGAGAAAGAGTGGCACAAACGCGCATACACTTACGATGAGTTCTGCAGGGAAGTCAGACGTGCCGCCTTGGAGCGGGCAGATGAATACACCAGGCTCAGGGAGATGGAGGGCGCAAATACACTCTATCTTGAGGATTTTGTGCGGCGACTTCCGATCCGTCCTATCGGCCGCTTCGAAGGGCCAAGCATCTTTACAGTCGTCATGACCTCCTTGTCGATCCTGGTAATCGGTGGAGCTTTCACTTCCTTTTTCCTGCATCTTCTGGGTAAAGTCTAAGCTGAATAATGGAATGTAATGTGTTACAATTTCATATAAGGATACAGGGTGAAGACACAGGAGGACATTATGAAACAAGCATTCAAGCTGGCGAATCACGAAGTGGTAAGTGTTCATCCGTCAAGCGCAGGCGACGATCTGATCGACTGGGGGCTGAACGACATTGGCGCACCGAACGTGTGGCCTAAGTCTACCGGACTGGATGTCCGGGTTGCAATCCTCGATACCGGCGTGGACTTCCATCATCCGGACTTGAAGGAGAACATCAAGGCTGTTATCGATTTCACGGGCTCATCCTACGGCGGCCGCGACCGCCAGGGGCACGGCTCGCACTGCGCCGGCATCATCGGCGCCGAAGACAACGGGCAGGGTATGATCGGCGTTGCGCCACAGACAGAACTGTACTGCGCCAAGGTGCTCAGCGACAACGGAAGTGGCGGCTTTGACTCGATTATCAAGGGGATCCGTTGGGCGATCGACAAAAAAGTCCATCTCATTTCCATGAGCCTTGGCTGCGCCATGGAACCTCCGCAGGAGCTGCATGATGCGATCAAAGCAGCCGCAGCAGCCGGCATCATCATGGTCGCCGCAACCGGCAACGAAAACCATTACGTGGATTGGCCGGCGATGTATGACGAAGTGATCGCAGTATCGGCGATGGGGCGTAATCACGAAAGGGCGAGCTTCTCGAATTATGGCCTCAAAAATGAAATCATGGCTCCAGGCGTTGATATACTCTCTTGCTATAAAGATGGCGGCTATGCCCGCTTATCGGGAACAAGCATGGCGACACCACTTATGGCTGGCAGCATTGCACTTTATCTCTCGTATCTTTTGAGACGCGGCGAAGTGATCCCGGCTACAGACGCGCTGCATACCAAATTGCTTGCTTCCAGCATCGATCTTGGAGCCCCAGGCAAAGACGCTTACTTCGGCGACGGTGTGATAAATCTGGAGAAATTACTAGCATAATCGAGCTAGAGGGAGAAATCCCTCTTTTTTTATTGGTAGATTATGATATAATGATTCCATAAAGTAATGCATTACATTATTGGGTAGGTGATAAAGATGGGGAAACTATTTGATATCGTCGAAGACATGGGAAAAGGAATCAATCGAGAACAACTTGCACAGAAAGGGGATGCACGCAATGTCCGAGAACAACAAACGGATCGGTCCAAGGAAGAATTACATGGTGGAAAGCCAGCTGAACGACCAGGAAAGCAACAATAAGCTGCTTGTTCTGAATCAGCGTACCGATGGCGGCATCACGACCATCGATCTGATTCTGGAGCCGAACAAGTTCGATCAATTCGGCAGCGAGGTTCGCCTGACGTTCGAGGAATACTGCGAGGTCATTAACAACCTGGTTGAAACCGAGGAGAAGGAATGGCACGAGCTCCGCATGAAGGACCAGATCAACATCACGCGGGACGCGATTATCGAGGCTACCATGATTAAATATGCCGCCGAGGAATTGAAGCTGAACAAGGATCACTACTCCGGCCGCGACATCAACTACGAGAAGCGTTATGACGGCGAAGGCCGGTTCATCGGTGAGGCCGTGATCATCACGTTCACCATGGTCTCCGTGCTTGGCATGACGGTCGTTCGATAGGTGTCTGCGATGACGGATAAGCTGATCCTTCCAATGATGATGTTCGGCAGATACAAGGACTATGTGAAGGAACCGGATCCGGAGAAGCCCGGCAAGTATCGCACGGTCTATGAAAAGAACAAGCGTGGCAAGCTGAAGCCGAAAACAAAATGGATCGTACATAGCGAGGCCAATGGCGATCCCGGCTTCTTCCCATCCGTGAACCATATCTACAACAACACCCGCGGCGGCGGCAAGAAGCTGACCAAAGCTGCAGAGGATCTGTTCAATCGCTGGCAGCTCGCCGCTCGCGATTGGTGTTTCCGCAATCAGTGGGAGATGGCCGTCAAAGAGAAGGTCGTCGTCGAGGTGACCGCCTACTTTCCGAATAAGCAGGTGCGCGATACGAACAACGTGTTCAAGCTGCTGATGGACTCCCTGGAGCATGTCATCTTCGACAATGACTATTATGCGCTCCCGCGCGTCAAGGACTTCCTGATCCTCGATAAGGACTGCGGCATCCGGCCGTACTTCGAGCTCGTCATCTTCAGGAAGGAAGACGAAGCGCAGATCGAACTGGAACGCGCCGAGCAGCTCGTGGGCTTATGAGCGAGGAACTCATCAAACGATATCAGGAAACCGGTGAGAGCGAGCAGCTGGTGACCGAGTATCACGCCTTCATCATGAAGTATTACAAGATGATCACCCAGGGTCTGATCGATTTCGAAAATTACGATACGAGGAAGTTCATCTCCTGCTTCATCAAGGACTCGGAGACGCGCAAGGCGCTGATTCGGGGTAAGTACCAAACAAAGGCCGCTCACGGGGCCGCCCATTATGTCGTCGGCTATCTGCGCCGCACGTTCCGGGATTACGACACGTACAAGCCGTGGGAAAAGCATTATCCCTTCGATGAAATCTACCGAGAGCTTGCGATCATCTTCCTGACCTGCGCCAAGAATTATACAGATCAGGGCAAGAGCTTTAAGCGATATCTGTACCACAGCTACCGGTATTACCTGAAGGATCTGATCAACAGCAAGATCTTCGATGCAAGCAGCAAGAAGTCCGGCTATGTCGATATCTTCGCTGCCGATACCATCGCCCCGATCGACGAGGCCGGCGCGCTGAAGTATGAAGACAATCCGTTCGCCATCACCATGGACGAAGACACGGATCTCGAGCACAACATCCTCTGGATGAATGGCATACATTGTAACGAGCTGTTCCAGGACTTGAATTATACGGAGCGGTTGATCTTGGTAAAAGCATTTCTCGATCAAAAATCCGACAAAGAGATAGCCCAGCTAACAGGCCTCCATCATCGGTCCGTATATCGCATCAAGAAAAGACTCGTGGACTATTACAAGGAGCTATGGGCGAAGGGAGCAATCAAATGGATACGATAACGAATCCTGAAATCATCGCAGTTGTATGCACGACACCTGGACCGGAGGTACATATCACTGACGTGAATCCGGTTTTGCTGGATAAGGTTGTACAAAATGATTACTGGGTCGAAGTCGGCAACGTGGTTTTTCCGTTTGACTGGTACGACTCCATGGAACTGTGCGATGAAACAACTTTGAAGCGGGTTAAAAGGGAGTATAAACTTTAGTTATCTCCCGTTTTCTCTTGATTTCTAGGTTTTACAAGGTTATAATAAATAATGTAATGCATTACATTATTGGAGGTTCAACCGTTGGAATTATTAGAAGCCATGATCAACAGCTATTATAGCGAAAAGCTCAAACATGATACCCGCCCGATGCGGAAGTTTCATCCTTCAACGATCGGTATGTGCCAACGCAGGATCGTGTTCGACATGCTCATGGTTCCTTATAAGCCACATGAATCTCAGCTCGTTCGCATCTTTGAGAATGGTCACAGCATGCACCATCGGTATGAGAAGCTGTTCAAGGATATGGGAATCTTGGTTCAAGCGGAGATGAAGCTGGAGAACGAAGACATCAGCGGCCACACGGACGCGTTGGTCAAGATCCAAAGCTTCATGAATCCGTTTGGCGAGTATTATCTGATCGAGCTTAAGAGCGCCTTCAGCAAAAGCTTCGAGTGGATGCAAAAGAACAACTCGCCGAAAGCCGAGCATAAAGCGCAGCTGACGTTCTATCTGTATCTCGCACAGACCATGCTGAACCTGGACGTCCGAAAAGGCATCATCTTCGTGGAGAACAAAGACACGCAGGAAGTTTGGGAACATCATCTGGACTACGATCCGCGGTTCGGCGAGCAGCTCATGGAAAAAGCTCGGACGCTGATCCAACTGGCGAAAGAACGCCGGCTGCCGGAGATCCCGAAGGGGCACACGCCAAGCTTTTACAAATGCGCGCAGTGCAACTACAACTTCTACTGCCACGGTGACTCCCGTAAAAATGATGGACAAGTTCGGTATCCGATCCCCTTCCAATTCGGCAGTCCGATCTACCAGGACGTGCTGACCATTCTGCACGCGATTCAAAATGGCCTTCCCATCCCTGATGTGATTAAGGGCGACACCAACGGAGATCTGGTGCGCGAAGTGACAGAACGCAATACAACAAATCACAACATGCAAAGGTGGATGGATTTAGATGTACGTTGACGTTGGATTTTCTAACTACGTTGAAGCAAACAAAATCGTGACAATTAGCCGGCCGGATTCTTCTCCGATTCGTCGGATGGCTCAAAAGGCCAAAGAGGAAGGCCGCTACATTGACCTGACGCAAGGCAAGAAAACGCGCTCTGTGATCGTGTCTTCCGACCAAAAGGGAACGATCATCATCGGCTCGGCCGTGCAAACCAGCACGATTATCAGCCGCCTGGACCGGGCAAGAGCGAAGTACGATTCTGCGTCGATCGGTGAAATCAAAACTCTTGAGCTGATCGGTGAGGGCAGCTCGGAGCAATAAAGGAGACGGGCTCATGTGTGTGCATCTTCATGTGCATAGCGAATTTTCGCAGCTGGATGGCTTGTCTCAAGTCACTACGCTTGCGAAGCGGGCCAAAGAACTCGGGAGCATGGCACTAGCTATCACCGACCACGGTGTGTGCGGTGCCATTCCTGGTTTTATAAAGGCCTGCAAGAAAGAGGGCATCAAGCCCATTCCCGGCTGCGAGGCTTATATGACAAAGGATCGCCTGCTGAAAGGCGATTTCATGAAAGAGAAGCGCACCGCCTTGATGGACAAGTATGCCGTCAAGGATAAGCCGCTCAAGCAATTCATCAAGCATATTGAACGCAACCCGCAGGACTTCGAGGTCATGGCCCGTCAGTTGCTGGCGGAACTGCTCATGAAAGAAGACGGTCTTGAAATGGCTGCTCCGGTTGGTGATGGCCAACTCGACCTGTTCAGCATGGCAGAAAACGCCGCTCCGGAAGAGAAGCTCAACACGCTGGATCAATTCCGTGAGGATATCTACGATTACCTGCAGTACGACAACTACCATCTGGTATTGATCGCAATAAATAATAAGGGGCTGGAAGATCTCTATGAAATTGTTTCAGACGCTCATCTTAACGGTTTCTATTCCGATCCTCGCACTGATCTTGCTTTTATTCGTGAACGTAATTTGGGTGCTGATCTCATTGCTACTTCTGCTTGCCTGGGTTCTTGGTTCAGTCGGCTGGCTCTTGCTGGGCGTCTGGAGGATGCTCGAGCATTCATTCAAGAATGCAAAGAAACGTTTCACTCGTTTTACCTCGAAAAGCAAGCAACCCGAATCCCCGACCAGCTTAGATTAAACGCGCTGATTGACCAGCTCGCTGCGGAGACGAACACCCCGAAGATCGTCACGACGGACGTGCATTACGCCTACAAGGAAGACAACGTGACGCATGATGTTCTCGTGGCTGCTTCGATCGGCAAATGCGTGTCTGACGAGGACCGACTCATCTATGCCCACGAGTTCTGGATGAAGGACGAACAGGAGATCCGGGAGATCGTCAACGACGACGAAGCGATCGCCAACACGCACAAAATCGCCGAGCTCGTCAATGTGGACCTGCCAAAGACGCAAGTATTCCCGCGGTATACGATCGAGGAGGGCGACACTGCAGAGCTGCAGCTGGAGAAGCAAGCGTGGAACGAGCTGTTCACCTATGCGCTTAAGAAGCCAATCAACCTAGAGCAATACGCCCGGCAGCTGAAGTATGAGCTGGAGATCATCTGCAAGCAGGGCTTCGCCGATTACTTCCTGATCGTATCGGATTACATCCAGTGGGCGAAGCGCAACGGCTACCGCGTCGGCCCGGGTCGCGGCTCTGCAGCCGGCAGCCTTGTGGCGTACCTGATCAAGATCACAACGCTCGATCCGATTGAATGGAACCTCATGTTCGAGCGCTTCCTGAATCCGGAGCGCGCCGGCTATCCGGACATCGACGTGGACTTCTCCTATGAGGGCGCAAAGGCCGTCCAAGAGTACATGAAACAGAAGTACGGCGCCGATCGCGTCGCGCAGATTGGCACCTATGGCACGTTGGCCGCACGCGCGGTCATCCGGAAGGTCGGCAAGACGCTGGGCTACAGCCTGACCGATCAGGACGTATTTGCAAAGTCGATCCCAGAGAAGCCCGGCATCGAGCTTTCGGAGGCCCATGCTGCTGAGCAGGCCGTTCAGCACTATGCGAATATGTGGCCGCAATGGTGGGAAACTGCGCTGAAGCTCGAAGGTCATGTCAACCAGGAAGGTGTTCATGCCGGCGGCATCGTGCTCTCGCCAATCCCGCTGACCAAGACAGTCCCGCTCCGAAAGGATAAAGAGGGGCTCACGACCACCATGTACGACATGGAATGGATCGAGAAGTTCCTGGTCAAGTTCGACATCCTGAAGCTTGACACACTTGACCTTATTAAACTGACGATGGAAAATGCAGGGCTCATCAATTTCGATATAGACGCAATTGACTTGAACGATCCGAGGATTTACAGCGAGATCTACAATACCTTGAATCTCTCCGGTATCTTCCAGGTCGAATCCGACCTATATCGAAAAATCATTTCGGACATGAAACCGAACAGCGTGCAAGATATTTCGGTTATCGTGGCACTCGGCCGGCCGGGCCCGATGGATCTGATCCCATCCTATGTTCGCCGTAAGTGGGGACAGGAGCGGGTCACGTATCCATTCCCGCAGCTACAGGAAGTGCTCGAAGGTACCTATGGCGTTTGGGTCTATCAAGAGCAGATCATGAAAGCGTCCGTTATTATGGGCGGCTTCACGACTGGCCAATCCGACATGTTGCGTAAAGGGATCTCGAAAAAGAAGCACGACATCATGAACCGCTGGATTGACCTAATGATTTACGGATCCGCGGCGTACAAAGAGATGCAGCAGCAGCGCATCGCGCAATATCCAACGCAGGAAACAATCCCGGTCGATGCCGAAGGCAAGCCGACTGTTTGGGTGGACTACGACTATGCAGAAGAAGCGCCAGATAACATTCCAGGAGCACTTAGCCGCGGCTATGACGAAGCAACGCTGCTCCGCATCAAGGAGCAATGGATCAAGTTCGGTGAATACTGCTTCAACTACGCTCACAGCGCCTGCTACGCCGTACTCTCCGTCCAAACCGCATTTCTTAAGTGTTATTACCCAACCGAGTTTATGGCCGCTCTGCTGACCATTTCGGAGGGCAAGAAGGACAAGAACGGGAATCCAAAGTCGGTAGGCTACATGCATGAATGCGAGGAAATGGGCATCCGTATCCTGCCGCCCGACATCAACCAGTCCAACGCTTCGTGGACACCGATTCCGAATACGGATCCGAACATGAAAGGGAAGGGTCTGATCCGCTACGGCCTCGGTAGTATCGCCGGCATCAGCGGCGACTCTGTGATTGAGATCACCAACAAGCGGCCGTATGACAATCTGGAGCACATGTTGTTCCAAGTGAACCGCTCGAAGGTTAATAAGACGAAGGTTGAGGCGCTAATTAAGTCAGGCTGCTTCGACAGCACGATGAACCCAAACCGCTACCTGCACTGGCGGACGTACATCGGCAGCCGCGGCGAGGCGTATGAGGACATCCCAGCCAAGACGATGAAGCGGGACATTCTCGCCTTCGAGAAAGAATACCTGGGTGCGAGTGTGTCCGTGAAGTCGCGCTGGGAGATGATCCCGGACGGCAAAGAGGATGTCTCGATGACCGGTATCGTACAGAAGGTCGAGCCGTTCAAGGCGAAGAAGACGGGCACCGAACATTGCCGCATCATGATCGAGACGGCCGAGGATGAAGTGAACGTCATGGTCTTCAATAAGCTGTGGAAAGACCATTACGCCGACCTGCAGGTGGGTCGTAAGGTTCAGATCCGCGGCAACAAATCCAAGATGGACCTGCTGGCTGACAAGATCACCTACGTCACGCAGGCCATAGAAAACTGGGAAGTGGATTTCGCTTAATGCTTAGGAAGCGTGGGGCATTTTCGGCTTCCTCCTTGGGAGTACTCCTTTAATATCGCGGCTTTTTTGCCGATGATAGAAGAATAGAAAATGTCAACACTTCACTTTTTGGCCAGCATGAGCGATAATAAGAGAACAAAATACGAACATATGATCTTATTTTATGAGAATGAGGGATGAACCATGAGTATCCTGCTGGTCAATTACGAGCTTGCCGAAACGTTGAAACAATGCGAACAGCGCAGTCCACGCCCGGAGCTGCACTGGTTCATCGAACGGCTTGGTGAGGGGCCGCTCGCGCAAGATTATAGCTGGATGACGTCGCCAACCTGGTGGTTGATCGAGCAATTGAACCGGGAAACTAGCGTCATGAACCAGGCGCTGGCCAATGCGAGCGTGAGCACCGATCCGGATGCCTTCGGACGGGCAATGCAGGACGCAACGGACTCGGGCAAATACTGTGCGTTCATCTCGGACCTCATCGAGATCTCGCGCCATGATGTGCGGCTTGTTTGCTAAAAACATGCCGCCCCTTTTTTGGGGATATTTACGGAGAGGAAGATGGACTTGGAACTGATGGATGCTTATTTAACCAATCAGATCACTCGATTCCGCCTTTGGATTGCCGACACCAATAAGCAGGTCAAAGAAATGAACTGCGAAACCCTGATCCTCAAGCCGCATCCTACATACATGGGCTATCAGCAGGGCGTGATCCAAATCGAAAAGTGGGTATGGGAGTCCGTGGAGCGGGACGCCCCGAAATGGCGGGAGCGGCTGATCATGCTGCTGACTGAGGATGGATACCAGAATGTAAGGGCCTACAAAATTGTGAGTCATGAAATTGTAAACGCCATGCCACCGGCGGAGAAACTCTTTTTTCAATTCGTATGTAAGGAAGATCGGGGTGATGAATAATGGAACTGCTGCAGCAGTATATCTTGGAGCTTGACGTCGAGAAGCGGCATGTCTTTACACATTGGGAAGATGAGCCGCCTGAAGGCTATTACTGGGTCACGATCGCTACGCTTTCGCATGCGCGTCAGCTGATTGGCCGTGTCATCAAGACCACTTTGCATCGGCAGTATGAGCCGACTGCCATGGACGGGGTAGAGCCAGCTGGATTCACGCGCAGCCGCCCGACCGGCGTGGAGTACACCATCGAACTACTGCTGAAAAGCAATCGCGAGATCGATTCTTTTTACATGCTGACCTGGGGCGCGACGTTTACGTTGACGATCAATGGCACCAGCTATGAGGACTCCCGCATCATCGACCAGAATGTCGAGCTGCTGCGGGAGGAGAACTTAATCCGGGCCACAATCGACCTAAATGCGGCAAATATGAAAATCTACAATAGGACTTAAAAAATGGAGAATACTTGTGATATACTAAGATAGAAATTGTAATGCATTACAATATATGTTGGAACCGCTCAGGGACCAAGCAATCCATACATACCGCTGAGCGGCGGTGTGAATCCAATCAAACGAGGTGATAAGTCACATGAGCGACACATTCTTAATGAAGTACAAGATCGAGCCCCAGTACCTTACACATTACGCTGGTGTAGAGGAACAGCGCCGTCAAAAGGTTCTGATTCCGAAAGGGCAGGTTCGATTCGGCGTCAACCACGATACTGGCAATGCAGGATCGACCGCACAAAACAACGTCGATTTTTACGAGCGTACGGCAAAGGGCAACTATCCTGCAGCGCACATCTTCGTGGATGACAAGCACATTATCGAGTGCGTGCCGATGCTGACAGCAGCTCCAGAGAAGGCTTGTCACGTCTTGTATAACGTAAAGACGGACAATGCGATGTTTGGTGAAGACGCGAACGACGGCGCCATTGGCGTGGAGCTTTGCTTCGGCGACGGCATCGACTTCGAAGAAGCCTACAAGCGCTATGTATGGGTGCAAGCCTATGCGGCCTGGAAGCTTAACTTCCCGCCAACTGCATTCGCTGGGCACTTCCAGCTGGATCCCGCCCGCAAGACCGATCCGGTCAATGCTTTGAAGCGGTATGGCAAGACGTATGACCAGCTGCGCAAAGACATCGTACTCGAGTATCACGCATGCTTGAACAAAAACTATGGCAAGGAGGAAGAGGATATGTATGAACCGTTGAAGTACGAAAAATGGCAGTGGGCTATGTTGTTGACCGTCATGACCGATTCGAACAAGAAGGGCCAGATCGATTCGATTTGGGTGGCGAAAGTCAAAGAGGAGAAGCTGACGCCCGCAGACCTGTTGTTCCTGAATACGATTTTGGATGCGCGTATTGACCGCAAAGTAAGCGTGTAATCGACATCAGAAATAGGAGCGATGCGAGTGAGCTTCATCACTAGCAGCGCTCCAGGAGATCAAGAGGGGCGGCCGCAAGGGGGGTTAGGGGAAATCATCTATGAGGTGATCCTTATGGCCAAAAACTTCTACAAATACAAAATCGGCGACATCGTACAGATCGTAGATCCGCTTTCTCCATGCGAGAACAAGATCGGTGTCGTTCGCAAGGCTGACAACCGGCAGCTGCGCTATGAGGTTGAATTGAAGGACGGCTACATCGACACCTTCTGGTACAACCAGATCATAGCGCATCGCCCCAAGGAAGCCATGTGTGCCCTGATTGATCTAGCTCTTTCACTCGGTCCTGCTGCCAAAGACATGTTCGAGGAATGGGTTGTTGAAATGAATCAACGTTTTCCCGAGGAGAGGTAAACGCTGAGCGGCCATAAGACAAGGACCAGGGGTGAACATCTTGAGTAAATGGAGCACGCCACAATACCAGGAGATTCTTTCTTATGCGTACGAGCTCAAAAGCGCTTTTACCTATAAGGAGCTTTGCGAAAAAATCCAAACCAAGTTTGGCGAGAAGGTTGATCACGAAGTGCTTCGTAAGTACCTGAAGCGATATCAGAGCGTTGCAGTCGCGCAGCTGAAGCTGCAGACAGCCATCAGCGAAGATCAATCGAACTTCAGGGCCACAGTGGAAGCCTATGCGGCTACGGTAGACGAGGAGGCCAATGCGGCCATCACCGGAGATCCTGATCCGGATTTCAAGGAATTGATGCAGGCCGCCAAAGAGAAGGCTCGCAAAGAGCGTGACGAGAAGCTGTTGAAGAAGCTGATCAAAGAGCGCGCCCAAACCGAGCTCATCATCGACACGCTGCGGGACTCCATTGCCACCTTGCCTTTCGTAGACATCAAGCAGCCGACGCCGGTCGGCACCGAACGCGCAGAGGAAGAAGCCTTGCTTCTATTCTCGGATGCGCAGATCGGTGAGGAAATTACGCTGGCCGAGACGAATGGCATTGGCGAGTACAACTTCGCCATCTTCCAGGCCCGCTTCGATTATCTGACGAAAGAGGTTCGCCGGATTGCGAAGCGCCAGGGCGTGGACGGAAAGATTAAGAAGCTGCACTTCGGCATGCTGGGCGACAACGTGGATGGCATCAACATCTACCGCGGTCAGGAACATCATCTGGACCTATTCGTTACCGATCAAGTGCTGCTTGGCTGTCAGGAGATCGCCAAAGGCTTGATCGAGATGCTCGACCAGTTCGAGACGATTGAGATCACCGGCATCGTCGGCAACCACGGGCGCATCGGCCGCAAGGGAGAGAACCCGAGCCACATCAACTGGGACTACCTGATGTACCGGTTTCTGGAGATCATGCTCGGCAACTACAAGGAGCGCATCATCTTCAACATCCCGATCAGCAACTGGGTCATTGTGGACATCATGGGCAACAAATTCTTGTTCCTGCATGGCGACACGATCAAAGGATGGAACGGCCTGCCGTACTACGGCATCGACCGTGCCGACTCGCGTCTGACCAAGATGCTTTCGGCACACGGCAAGTATTACAAGTACATGTGCCTGGGCCACCATCACAATCCAGCCGACATCGATTCTCCCGGCGGGGAGAAGATCCTAAACGGCACGATGGTCGGAGGCAGCACCTTCAGCATCAACACGCTGCACACCAGCAGCCGGCCAAGCCAGTGGTTCTTCGGCGTCAATGAGAAGGGCATCACCTGGCGCCATAAGATTTTGCTCGACGAATAAGCCAAAGAAGAGGAGAGGTTTCCATGAATGCAAATCCAGAGAAGATTCAAGAATTGATCGATATGCAAGAAGATCCGAAGGTCAAAGCTGATCTTCAACGCGAATGGAACACGTTTCAAAAGCATTACACCGTTGTCGCCGCGCCGGCCAAGCCGAAAGACAAAGACAAGCGCCGGACCAAAGCTAAAGCTGCCAAACAGGCGCGCAAGCAAAACAGAAAGAAGTGATCCCCGTGAGCCGATACTTGTGGCTTCGAATCCGGATCGTGGTGATCCTCGCTATTTTCTACGCGCTTTATGAATATACCAAACCGGTTTTCGGGTTTATGTGGGTCTTGTTCTTCCTATATGGAGACATCGCTGACATTGACGACGACACCAAAACCTTACTGGAGGAGAAGGATTCATGGAAGAGTTTCTCAATCAGACGCGAGCATTTCTAGGGGTGATCCAAGCGATCATGTCGGAGGAAGAAAAGGAACGCTCCAGCCAAGCGGCAGATGAAATGTATGAGCAGCTGCGCCAAATCACGAACAAGCATGAGCTCAATATCCGCGAGATGCTGAATACGCAGCTCGCCCTCGGCGCCACTGTCCTGCAGCTGGCCATGGATCAAATGGAAGACGTTCGCAATAAGGAGGCCAACTAGATGTTCCCATTCGATCAACTCGATCAATCCGGTATGATCTTGCCGCCGCCACCACCGTGTGAGCATGAAGTCATGATCCACTGTGTCCAAGCCCTGAATCAAGTCAACGAAAACTTGATGCAGCTCTCCGAGACAATTGCGGCCAATGCCGCTTCTATTCGGAAGACGCTTGAAGCAATGATCGCGCCGCCCGCCGAAACAATCGTTACAGCTGAGGCCGAGAAGGGCAAGAGTCTTGCCGGCGTGATGAAGTTCCCGGGCCAGCCGGGCGTCTACGCCGTGCAAATCGATCCGCTCAATCCGCAGGCTGCCTTCGACATCATTGATGATCTTATTAAGAAGAAGTTTGGAGGCGGTCACGGTGGTATCTAATCTTCGCATGAAGATCGTGGCCATCGAGGGACTCGATAAATCTGGTAAGGCGACACAAACCAAGCTGCTCCGAGAAGCCCTGGAGCAGCAAGGCCATAAGGTGGCCACCAGCGAGTTCCACCGCTACGATACGCCGACAGGAAAACTGGTCATGGACTGGCTGACAGGGAAATATGATGTAGATCAGCTGACCATCGAGTTCATCATGGCGGCTGACAAGCAAGCGCAGCAGGGATGGTTCCGAGAGCTTGACGCCATGGGTTATGACATCCTTATTCTGGATCGCTACACACTGAGTCAGCAGGCATACGCCAAAGCGAACAAGGTGCCAGCCTCACTAGTAAACGAGCTGCAACGGCACATGATCGCGCCGGACATCAATATCATCATCGACATCCCGGCCAACATCAGTATGACTCGCAAAGGCAAGCACAATGACGGCCAGAACGACCGGTATGAATCGGATCTCGCCATGCTCATGCGAGTGCGCGAATATTATTTAAATTCATGGAACTGCTTCATCCTTGATGGAGAGATGTCCATTGAACATATTCACGAGAAGATGTACCGTTTTACAACGGCGCTCATGGAAGGAAGATTGGCCTCATATGAAGATCATTGGTGTAGACTTAGATTCAACGCTTAATAACCTCGATGCCGTTTGGCTAGAGCGCTACAATAAAGACTATGGCGATAACCTGACAAAGGCCGACATGATCAGCTGGGACGTCACGCACTACGTGAAGCCAGAGTGTGGCAAGAAGATGTACGACTACCTGCGGGAGCCGGGCTTCTTCCGGAACCTGGGGATACAGCCGCATGCTGCAGAGGTCATGAGCTTCCTACATGAATACTTCGAAGTCTATATCGTCTCGTCGTCCCATCCGAATGTGGTGGCCGACAAGTGGGCTTGGGTGGAGAAGCATCTCCCGTTCATCGACTATCATCATTTCGTTCCGCTTCACCATAAGCACAGATTCGAGATGGATTACCTGATCGATGACGGCCCGCACAACTTCGACCGGTTTAAAGGAACCGGCATCCTGATCGACATGCCGTACAATCAGCACCTGAGAAGCAAGTACAAGCGCTGCACGGACTGGCTGGATGTGAAGGACTACTTCCAGACACTGATCCGGAAGGAGGAGCGCTGGTGAGCTGTGAGCGGCAAGACAAAACTCTCCGGTGACTTGCATAATCCTCCACCATTAGATGGTTAAAAAGAAAAGGCGCTCATCCCTGATAATAGGGGAGAGCGCCATCTTTATGACTTCCAAGCTTGCCAATTTGGCGGGTTATCATACTTATAATTAGATTCACACTTTTTCGAGCAGAAGTATTCAACATAAGCACCGTAGACGTCGGTGACTGGATGGTCATGCGGCAACTCTACTTTGCAATGACCACATGCTTTCGGCGAGTACATCAATCGTCGGATATGAACGCTATGGCATTCGTCAGAACAGAAATCACTGTAGCCAGATTTTTCTTTTGTATATGGACGAAGACACATTTTGCATTGTTTAACCAGGTTCTGCCAACAAGTATAGGAACAAGTTAAATCATATTGATAGATTCTATCAGTAAACTGCTTACATACTGGACAGATGCCTTCATATGCCAAGACTAATCATCCCCTATAAATTCATGATATCATATCTACTACAAATTTTCATTTGGGGCTTGATATTCCAGTGGATGCTGCAGGCGGTCGCGGCGTCGGCGCTCGGCGATGACCTGATCGGTGAAGCCAGACCCAACGGAATCGAGCCTCCGAATAAGGGATTCATTTTGATGACGCGAACGGTCGTGCTTGGTGATCTCCATGTTGACGAAACCAATGACCAGCAGCACGACCATGGTTGCCAACAGAAACACCTTGTTCCTAAACATGATCCAACCTCCAATATGAAACTCTCATTATGTGAAAAATTCACACTCTAATAAAAAGCAAGGTGCTCTCTAGTTACTTTGTACGTTTGCACGCTTGACAACGCACCTTGACTCTGCGACAATTTCCCTGTTAAAACAGTGAACGTCTGTTCGGACTGTGAATTTTTCATACAATGAAAGTATGGAAGTGGGTGGCCATGAAGGACGAATGGAAACGACAATTCGATTCGTATGAGGAAGCGAAGGAATATCTGTATGCACGGGGGCAGGTCTGGTACTTCGGCCGCGAACAGGATTATTACGTGCTCAATTTCGAAGCACATAACGGCCAGCGATTTAATGTAGAGATGCACATGGATGGTTTACTCGTTGTGAGGAGGGCGAAGGGATGGCATTTATGATCGCGCAGCGCGCATTCTTGAAGCTGTACATGATCACGCTCGTGGAGAAACACCGTGGGTATGGGTATCAGATGCTTGAGGAGCTAAAGCAAGATTTCAAATCGCTTGGCTATGAGCCTCCGCAGTCGGAGATCTACCGATCGCTACATGATCTGGTGGAAGACGGGATCCTGTATCGCAGCCGGCACCAAAAGCTCGGCGTGGAATACCAGGAAGTCATCATGTATCACTTCACCGAGGATGGCCATGACAAAGCGCAGCTCTACAAGAAGCAGGTCAAGGAGGATCTCGATCGCTGCCAAGCGCTGCTGCAAAAGGCGGTCCAGGACAACTACTAAGCTGCAGCTCTAGTTGCAATTAAGTACCATGGGGATTGCCATCCAGAACTGGTATAATGGGGACGGGTGAGAAACAATGTTCATTAGTCCTATGTTGCTCCATTATGCTCCAGGAAATGCGCCATTTGAGAAGGAAAACCATATTGCGGAATTAAAGCTGGATGGTATCCGATTAATCGTGTCCAACATGTCTGAATTGAAACTATATACCCGACATCAAAATGATGTCACGTCGCAATTCCCCGAGCTGCATGACGTACCATTTGGGCCCGGCACAATTTTGGACGGCGAACTGATCGTCACCGATTGTGAAGGCAAGCCCGATTTCGAGGCCATGATGAGCAGGTTCCAATCGAAGAAGTCGAATACGAAAACAACGTTTTGCGCCTTCGATATCCTCCGCCATCGCGGGATCGATGTCACTTCATTGCCGCTGGCCAGAAGGAAGGAGCTGCTTGCCGAAGCATTCCAAGACACGCAGCACTATTCCAAGGTCCAGCATATTGAAGGCAACAGCATCGCTTACTTTGAAGCGATCAAGCAGAATGGTCTTGAAGGCATCGTGATCAAGGATATGCAGTCGAAATATAAAGTCGGTCAGCGATCCTGGTCATTCCAAAAGGTCATCAACTGGACATACGCAGATGTCTATATAAGCGGCGTGAAGAAGGATGACTTTGGATGGCTCACGTCTATCCTTGGCGACGATGGCAAGTTCAGACCATCAGGCATCATCGAACTCGGCGTATTGGATGAGCACAAAAAAGCCTTTCGATCTGTGATGAAGAAGCTTGTCTACAAAGAGGATCGCCGTTTCATTCACCTGCAGCCGGTCATCAAGGCGAAGGTGAAGACACGAAACTGGACGAAGAACGGCATGCTGCGTTCACCGGTATTCGTGGAGTTTATTTTATAAATGGCTTTTTTAAATTAGAATGAGTTGATTTACGACCAAAGGAAAGCCGCCCAGTTTAAGGGCGGCTTTATTTAACTATCGTCTCCGTTAATAACGTTTTTCTTCATTATCTTTCTTATTTCGTTTCCATTCAGTTCTACATTCTATACACCAAGCCTGTTTCCAGTTCTGCCCTGTGGCTTGCATTCCGAAATTTTTACGGTTGTCCAACAAATAGCTGCCACATCTTTCACACAACTTATACTTTGGTCTTTTATACACCATTGTTATTTCCCCTCCTCCCAATGATTGGCTCGATTTGTGTTATTATGCTAAGTGAGCTAATCAGCTCCCTCTACTATAGGCTGTGTTTTTTTTGCGACGAATGAAAAAAGGACTGCACGAGGCAGCCCTTTTTTGTTGCACCGGTGTTCGTGGAGTTCCTCGTTTAAAGAAAAGCTAGGTATCCGCACTGGATACCTAGCTTTTTGCTGCGACGAAAGCCTGCTGGCCGTCTTCGCCTTCAGCGCCCAAATCAAGGTTCTCAATCAGGAGATCCTCGAGCAGCCCCATGCGGTCTGTTTCGAGCACTTCTTTCTTCTCCAGGAGTATGCCTTTATGTATGCTGATGAGTTGGCTAACATCAATGTAGCGCTTGAGGACCTTACCGTCCGGCAGTGTGCGCGGAACGTAAATGAAATAGGGGTGATCATCATCGATGATCTTTTGATACCCGGGTTTCTTTTCATCGTCTGGCTTGATCGTGAAGATCGGCGCCACCATGATATACTCGAAATCGTGATGCTGGTTGATCTTATTATTCGATACGATGACGACACGGCGTGGCTTGATCCCAATAACAAGCCTCTGCGGCCTAGCAGCATAAGTTCGTCCAATTTTCTTCGGAGCGAAATCGCCAACTCTCCTAACGACTACGCCAGTCGATGGATCCGCAGGATCTTCCTCAAAAAAATAAAGAGGTCTGTTCGTGTCGGAAGGGGAGTAGAGCATTGCCGCTTCGAACACATGACCTCTTTCGATTTCATGCCAGTTACTTTTGCTCATGTATCTAGTGCTGTTGCGCGATGACAAACTTACTCCTCCTTGCCCCAGCCGTGTGGCTCACTGCCGAATCCCCGTGTGGCCTTGGTCATTTCATTCGCAGCTTTCATTTCCTCGGATGTCATGCTGTCCAGCCGGTTCTTGGTCACGGTACGACGAGCTGGCCGCTTACGAGCTGTGTGCGTTAATGTTTGTGGAGCCATTTTAAACACTCCTCGCTGTTTGCTGCCTAGTTTTTTGTGCATCCTTGCGCCTCGATTCTACTAGAATTAGTAGAAAGTCTTGGCAGATACACCTTTCATTATACTGCAGACGAGTGGCATTGTGAAGAAAATTCAAGAAAAGGGCGGATAAATATAGAAATGAGCCGCGCGCCGGCGGCTCATGGCCCAACAACGAATGACTGCATGCAACCTGCCACCCATTGAGTGAAATGCTGATTATGAGCAGCTCGGTCGATGGTGACGTTCGCCTTCACCATGTTGTCCTCGATCCAGACGAGCTCGATCGTGCCGATTACCTGCGTGCGCTCCGGGTTGAGCACCGGCTTGCCGATCCAAGATTGGATCGCCTCTTGCATCACTTTCTGGTACTCGCCAATCTCCATCAGATTCATTGTGAGCTTCACCGGCTCATTGAGATCAAGCAGTGGTCGCATCAGTATTCACTTCTTCCCAGGATGCTTCAAGGCCTTGCGCCTCGAGCTCCTCAATCTTCGCGTCTCGTTCCATTTCGGTCATGCATTCATAGTCCTTGGTCTGGCCAAGCTCGTTGACCCAATTTACATTATACATGTGATTACACCTCCTTTCGGATGAAGTTCTCCTTGATCGACTCGACCTCTTCATCCGTAAGCGAGATGTAGGTTTCATCCACGTCGATACGGGTAACGAAGAACGTTCCGAAGATCGGCCCGCCGACATATTGATTATTAATCGGCAGCCGAAGCGTATCGCCGTCGAGGTTATATATAAGAACGAACTTGTTACTAATCTGGACCTCGTTTAAATGCCCGTCTACGATATCCTTCATGGCATCAAGGGTATACTCGATTTCTTTGTCCTGGATCGAATCAGGTTCAACGACTAAAATTCTTAGCATACGGTGTGCCTCCTCTGGAGTTCTCCCATTGTAATTTCAGGAACGTCAGCGCATCTTCCGCTTGAATTGACCATTCCCGATCGTACTTTTCTCCTTTGAGCTTACCTTCCTTGATCTGCTTAATCACTGCGGTCGGGCTGATGCCGGCCATAAGCGACAGCTGCTTCGAGTTGATCGGCTCGCCGTTCTCCAGCGCCATGGCGATGAAGGAGCAGCGGACGAAGAACCCGATCTTGGTGCGCTCCCAGCGCTCCCATTCAATCGAGAAGTCACTTGCTTGTGTGAATGGGTTGAACCAAACCAGGTCGCAGATGCTCCGCGTCGTCTCATACATATGTTCTGGCTGGTGGCCTTCGCCGACCAGATAGAGGTACACATGGTAGATCTCAGCAGCAAGAGGGAAGGGGAAGTCCCGGCCTTCAACGTTGATGCGCGTCGGCCGCGGGTAAGCTCCGGGAGAGAAATGGTTGTACTTCATGGAGAGCTCCTCGAAGCCTTTCTCCAGCTCCTCGATAATTTCCTCATAGGCCTTCTCATTCAGATTGCGAACCATTCGCATGTCCCTAACCTCCTTTGGTTAGGTTCAATATACTACACTGAACTTTGAATAGTCAAGATATTCCATAACAAATCTCAAGATATCTGATCTATTCTAATGAAAGCTAAAGGAATCTAATCTATTTGGAGTTGATAAGGCGTAGGAGCAGCAGTGGAAAATTCTATTTTTATATGAACATATTTTCCTATGGATTTTTTCATGCATAATTGCGACAGCGTTCCCAACATTTGAATTGTAAATTATAATCGAATCTAGTAACATTATAGACAAAAGAAAAAGAACCTATCAGCTTGGCGGCGAGAAGGTTCCTTTTCGGGGTTCTGCACAAGGCAGAAGTATGCTTTTTATGCCTTAAATATAGCAGAGTCCCTACTAGATTGTAAAGTGGGGGAGAAGAAATTGGAAAAGAAATTCAAAGGATTCAGCATACCGAACTTCGTTCAAACACCGCCAGAGTTTTTCGATCTGCTGATCTATGACCGCGACATCAACTGCGCCGAAATGCGGCTGCTCGGGTTTATGATCCGGGCCACTTATGGCTGGCAGCGCAAAGGTTACTCATTGGAGTTCTCATTGTCCGATCTGCAGGAGTATCTCGGCTTCGGCCGGACAACCGCCACGAGAACAATCAAGGCCCTTATGGACCGCGGCTACATGGAGCGCATCAAAGTCGAAGGTACTGACCGATACAAATACCGCCTCGTTTTATCGAAGGAAGACGAACAGCAGCTCGATGTGTCCTGGGATTCCACATTTAATTGGAAGAAGGTCTTCGAGGAGCCGGACAAAAAGCCGAAGCTGGCGCTGGTTGGCCAGTCCCAAGGTGATACCAGGGAGTCCCATGATGACACTAGCCAGTCTCATGTTGAGACTACCCAGTCTCATGATGAAACCACCCAGTCCCATGATGAGACTACCCAGTCCCAAGATGGGACCACCCAGTCTCATGACGAGACTGCCCAGTCTCACGGTGAAACCACCCAGTCTCCTAATGAGACCGAAAGTGGTCCCGTGACGATACCAGGCCAGTCCCATGATGATACCGATATCGGTACCACGGTGAAACCACCTGAGAGCCCACAAACCCAGGCAGGACAAGGGGTTGGCGACTCTCTAAAGATAGTAAATAAAGTAGAAGATATAGATAACATAGATACATATAATAATAATAAAGATAGAATAATAGAGGAGGAGGAGGAAGATATCTGCGCTTCGCTATGTAAACAATTTTTTCAAGTCGAAGTCGTCAACAAACTCCGCCTCCCACAAAGGGTTATCGATCTGATCTACGAGCAACTCGAGTGGGACACCTACACGCCTGCTGCTTTTGAGAAGGTGTGCATCAAGTTCCGTAACGGCATGAAGCTTGGCAAGATTAACATCAACCCGATCGAGTGGCTCAAGAGCACAGCAGCAAACGAGGAAATTATTTATTATAATGAATTTACGAATGTGAGGTGA